TGATGATAAATTTGTTAAATATAAAACTGATAAAGAAATTTCTTTGTGGTTTCAAGAAGAAATAGAGCTTAATAGAATAAATTTATATTCCATTGATATAGAAAAGTATTTAGATGGCACTATTACACGGCTTTTAGAAGAAAATGCAGAATTAATTTCTAATCATAATAATAATTTATTATATGAATACGAATCTAATTAAACTGTCAAACGATTTATTCTCTTTTAATAATAGTTGCCATCTTGATATAATAAAAGAAGAATATAATCTTAAAGGAACTATCAATTCTCTTTTTAATTCTATTCTACCGCAAGAAAATTTAAAATATTCTTTTTCTTAGAGAGAATCGTTTTATAATAACATTTTAAAACAACTAGAATTAAAATATACTGAAAAAGAAAATATTATTATATTGTTATTTTGTTTGCTTCGTTCTTATGGTAGTGCACTTGAAGAACAAATGGATAATATAATTAAAAAATATTAGATTATTCAAAATTATAAAAGTACTATAAAATATTTAAATTATATTAAATATCAAGTAGAATTTCAAATATTCTGTTTTATAGTACTTTCTTCTGAAAAAGAATATCCTCAAGAATTTATCTCTTTTATAAAAGAACAAGTAGATAAAGGTAATATTATTTTTAAAAATTATTGTTAAACTAGGAGGGATTCTATGGGCTTGCTTGCTGGAGATAGTATTTCTCCTTCTGATTTTATAACTCTTAAAGAAAAAATTAAAAATATTATGCTTAATAAAAGAGTTTACTACGGTTCATTAGTAGAATACGGTGGAAAAGAATATGATTATGAAAACGATCCAACTACTAATGGAATAATTTACGCTGAGCACCAAAATAAAATTGTTATTCCAATGCGCGCTATAACTACTAATAATGTAGACGCTATAGCAGAAAAAAATGATAAAATCATTTCTTTGCAAAATATAAGTACTATAATCGACGCTTTTGATGCAAAAAAAGCCACTTCTTCAGTTAAAGATTGTCAAAACTATTGCAGTGGATTGTGTGTAACTTAGTGTAGTACTGGTTGCACTGGTTGTAGCAATGATTGCGCAAAAAATTGTGGATCAAATTGTAGCGGTGGATGTGAAGGATGCGAAGGATGCAGTGGTTGTGGTGGAGCATGTTCAAGTGGATGCACTAGTGAATGCGGTGGCAGCTGCCGTGGATGCACTCATTCTTGTACTGGAGGATGTACTTCTGACAATTGTACTAATGGCTGTTTTACTAATTGCTATTCAACATGCTATGGCAAAGCGGTAACAGTTTAATTTAATAATATTATTACAATTAAGAGGTTAAATATTATGGCAAATAAAGAAATGCAAGCTTCTGATTTTATAGAATTAAAAGAAGCTATTAAAAATGAACTTCAAAATAGAAGAAAATATTCTCCAAATTTATCAGGAAAAGCAAAAGATTTCCCTGATGGAGACCCAGTAAAAAATGGAAAAGTTCTGGCGCAACATTAGAATACAATTGTAGATTAGATAAAAGAAATTACTACAACAAATGTTGATGAAAGAGCAGTTGCGAAAAAAAATAAAGTTCTTTCTTTAAACAATTTGAAAACTATTATAAATGGATTAATAGCTTACCCTATTTATAATAATCGTCAAGGCGGATATTGTACTAATAGTACCTGTGCTGGATTATGTTTTAATACTTGTGGTAATACTTGTGATGATTCTTGCACTGGAACTTGTACTGGCACTTGTACTGGAGAATGTAAAGGTGGCTGTGGTAGCGGTTGTTCTAGCACCTGCACTGGTGGTTGCTCAGGTGGTTGCAGTGGATGTGGAGGTTGTGACAACACTTGTACTAGTAGCTGTGGAGGAAAAAGATGCGGCTCATGTAGTGGTACATGTAAAAGTAGTTGCGCGCCTGATAATTGTACAAATAGTTGTATAGTTGTATGCCAAATTACATGTAAAAATAATGGAGGGCCATATAATTCCTAATTATAAAATTTGACAAATCTCAAAATTTCATATATAATATAAACATAAATAAACGGTCTTGAAAAAGACTTTGAGGAAAAGGAGTAATTAAAACATATGACTATGTTAAATGCATTAAAAGGAAACTACAATATCTCTCGTACTGAAAATGGTGGTGTTACTCATAAGTCCACCCTTAATGGTGTACTTGACCTATTTGCTATGGGTGCGGCATATCGTAAGCGCACGGATGAAGATTGTATTCTTCTATTTAAGAAGGCATATGATATGAGTCCTAAGTATGCTCTTAAGTGTCTATTCTATATTCGTGACGTACGTGGCGGCCAGGGCGAACGCCGTTTCTTCCGCACTTGTATGAAGTGGCTTGCACAGCATGACCCTGTTGCTGTAAAGCGCAACATGAGCTATTTTAGCGAATATGGTCGTTGGGATGATTTGTATTGTCTTGTTGGAACTTGTCTTGAAAAGGAAGCTTTTGCTATTCTTCGTGACCAGCTTCTACTTGATATGACTTGTGAAACTCCTTCTTTGTGCGCAAAGTGGGTAAAGAGCGAAAATACTTCTTCTCATGAATCTCGTTATCTTGCTTCTAAAACTCGCGCTGCACTTGACATGGACCACAAGCATTATCGTAAAATGCTTTCTATCCTGCGCGCTCGCATTAATGTTCTTGAACGTCTAATGTCTGCTAACAAGTGGGAAGAAATCAAGTTCGATAAGATTCCTTCTAAGGCAGGTTTGATTTACAAGAATGCTTTTGCTCGTCGTGATATCATTAAGGAAAAGTATGCTAAGTTTGCTAAGGATACTACCACCAAGGTAAACGCCGCGACTCTTTATCCTTATGAAGTTGTTGAGAAGGCAATCAATAATTCTCGTTATTATTATAATGATACCGACCGCGCCATGATTAATAAGTATTGGGAGAACCTTACTGATTACTTCAATGGTGCCACTTTCAATGCAATCGCTATGGTTGATACTAGTGGTAGTATGATGGGCACTCCTATGAACGTTGCCATTTCTCTTGGTCTGTATTGTGCTGAGCGCATGAAGGGTCCTTTCCACAATCATTACATTTCCTTCAGCTCTCGTCCTCAGTTGATTGAGTGCCAGGGTATTGATTTTGTGGACAAGGTAAAGAGAATTTATTCTACCAACCTTTGCGAAAATACTAACATTGAAGCCGCGTTTGATATGCTTTTAGATACTGCTATTCGCAATCGTATTCCTCAGCATGAAATGCCGCAGAATGTTATTGTAATTTCCGACATGGAATTTGACGCCGCAACTAGTGATACTATGGGATGGTTCTATGGAAGCAGTCGCCGACATAATGGTAGCTCAATGAACTCTGCAAATGCCGAAACCGTAATGGAAGGTGTAGCTCGTAAGTGGGCGCAGCATGGTTATGAATGTCCTCATGTTATCTACTGGAATGTAAACGCGCGAAATGATAATATTCCCGCACTTGGTGTTGGACGTATTTCTTTCGTAAGCGGTTTCTCTCCTAGCATCTTTAGCACCATTATGAGTGGCAAGGATGGAATTGACCTAATGCTTGATAAACTAAATAGTCAGCGTTATGCTCCTATTGAATAATAATACGCCCTGCGAAAGCAGGGCTTTTTCGTGTATAAAGAGGTAATTTATATGGCAAAAAATAAAAGAGGGTATATATCTGAGTTTTACCAATATCCGTTAAGCGGCGGCCCTTTTGTATATTATCAATCCTTACTTTCTAAACCTTCTTATGGAGCTAAACTTGTAGCTCGTTCTGCTTAGAAATATTTATTTGGAGCATCAAATATTCTTAACAGAGAAAACTATCATCAAAGAATAAGTCAAGCACTTAATATTCTCAAAGCAAACGCAGATGAAGAAGCTCGCAAAGAAGCCCTATATATGGCCACATTGGCTAAAAAATTAGATAAATACGGCGTTGTTGATTTACCAGATATAACAGAAGACCCTTACGGTTTTATTGTAAAATTAAATGAATTTTTACGAGGAGCAGAATCATTTAAGCAAGAACTCTTAAAAGAAAGAGAGCGTATTCATACTTATCGCACAGCTATAAATAGATATGGTTCCGCGAAAGAAGTAGCAAAAGTAATTAAAAACGGCGGCGACCAAGATTTTACTTCTGAATAGTTAGCTGATGCTTTACATAATATTTCTAACACCATAGAAGGCCGCAAAGGACAATCAAGTTCTTTTACAACATATTCTTCTTCTATTCGTGATAATTCTTTAGCAGGTAAAATAGCAGAGGCAGTAATAAGTCGTTTAATTCAACTTCATGGTCCTGAATTAATATAGGCTAATGGAAACCAATTTGTATTAAATGGTAGACAGGCTTATGCTATGACCACATTAATTGTAAATGAAATAGAACGCAAAATTATAGCAAGTGGTGGACAAATTACACAAAAAACTGTTGATAATATTAGAAAATCTATTTTTGATAAAAATGATTCTTCTAGTATAAAACAATATGATAACATTATAAATAAATACATGGAAGCTAGTGAATTTCACGCCGAATCTCTTAATTCCTTCACTGATGCTGTTGTAAATAATGACAAATATAAGAAAATGCTAGGTCCAAAAGGTAAATATGGTCGCGGTATTTTAAACAAACGTATTCGTCCTTTGAAAGAACTTATTTCAAAACAAAAAGTTTCAGAACAAGAAAAGAAAGATATGAATATCGCATTAGAACAATTTAGTCGTGAATGGGCGGCCGCGGCATACGCTGCGCAACCTAAAGTTTATTTTACTGCAGAAGCTGATTTGGGAACTTTGTTTAAAAAACATGGCGAGGTTTTATTTTCTGGTGGCTATGCTAAAGATGATATTGGCTCAATTGTTGTTTCTTACGAATTTGGAGATGACAAAAAAACCAATTAGGCATTAAGTCATTTGGAAACAAAAATTAAACAAATTAACAGAAATGCTATGAAAAGTATGCGTTATAAAGAAGGTACTGCAAATGAATTTCTTAATAATGCTTTATATACTTTAGAAAGTTTAGAAGAAATGCAACAAGCTTATGAAGAAACTGCCGCTGAGCTTGAAATGAGTATTGAAGAACTAAAAGAATTAGTACATACTTTTACTATACATGGTAACGTAAAAAGCTATGATACCATTGACGCAAAAACAGGTGCGTTTAGCGGCGGTAGTATTGGTAAAAATATTACAGAGCAACTCACCAATTTTGCCAACCTTGTTAGTATTGCTGGTTTTGGAGGCGCTTATACAGACTATGATCAAGAATGGTTACTTACCGCAATAATTAACACTGGTGAAGGATTACTTGGTAGAGGAAATAGAGAAGGGTTAGAAAAATATCTTTCGGCTTTTGCAGGAATGTTACTATTTGATGATGCCTATCTTACTATTAGTGCTGGTGCAAATTAGTTAGTTAATTCTCTTGGCGGAACAACAGTAGATAAAATCCATTTGTATTCTCTTAATGGAACTATTGTACCTTGCTCTTTCGTTCTTTATGAAACCTATAAAAATTTAACCAAAGAATTAGCCGCTATTGGAAATGATTTCAGTGGAGAGCATGGAATAAAAGCAACTATTAAAGCGCGTGGTGCTATTGGCGGCCCTTTTACTAAACCAGAAGACTGGGCTGCGGAACGTGATGCAGCAATAGCCGCCGCAGACATATAGATTCAATTTATGGGGCATTTTCTTGGTTTCTTAGATAATCTTGCCCATGCTATGAATCCAGGTTAATAATTTGACTTTTTCTAAATTTTATTATATAATAAAAAAAAATAATAAAGGAGAATTCAAATGAAATTTGAAAACACTGACGTTTGGGGCTTTGAACATGCCCTACGCGGAATGAGGAACCCAAAGGATAGTTGGCATTTAAGTGATAGCAAATATGATGAAAATGCTCCTTATGGTTACGCCATTGGTCCTAAAGATATGAAACTCGCCAAAGCTCTTATTCATGGCGGTCCAGAGCATCGCAAGTTTTTGAGACAGATTTTTGTTTCTGTAGATATTACTGCTCCACTTTATTGGTGGAAAGAATTTGATACATACAAAGTTGGTACAACTGCCAATTCTTGTAGCACGATGCATAAGATTACTTCCAAACCAATTACATTAGAAAGTTTTGAAATTGATGATTTAATCAATTGGGATAAGGCTGATAATCTTTGTAAGTATTATTCAAATGATGACAACTTTGCTGAAATGACATCGCTTGTAGATTGGCTAGAAAATCTCCGTCTTTCTTATCTTGAATGGAAAGAAAAAGAAAAGAATGCTCAAGATAAGGAAGAACAAGAACGTTGTGAGTATAATGCCTATCTCATTTGGAAGGAACTTATCCGCTGGCTACCTGAAGGTTGGTTGCAGAAGCGTACTGTAACTATGACCTATGAAAATCTTCATGCAATATGTTCTAAATCTCAGCGCTACTTCCATAAGCTAAATGAATGGAGCGGCCGCCGCAATAGTGAATTAGAAAATTTCATTGAATGGGTAAGAGAAGAAATTCCTTATTCGGAAGATTTTATTCTTTATCATGAAATTGAAGATGAAATTAAAAAACGTAATGAAAATGTTGAATATGCTAAAACTTTCTTGTCTGGCTGTGTACCAATTATAATTTTTGTTGGTCGTAATAACAATACTTTTATAGAACATCATATTGCTCCGCCAAAACAGATTGAATTTGATATTTGGTTAGAAGCTATGACGGAAGTGGCTGATAAAAATATTAACGACAAAGAGAAAGAGTACCTCTTTATGATAATGAAAGATAGCGAACTTATAATTGGATACAAAAAAAATGAGGAAGCCTAATGGCTTCCTCTTTTTTATTTTATAGAAGAATGTTGGGAGCTGGAGTTTCAGCTTCGCCTTCTAATTCAGCTTTTGCTAATTCATCTAACATAATATTAATATATTCATTCGCGGCCAAATTATCTTTGGACTTAGTAGTATATTCATTGCTTAAACGATCAAATTCTGCTTTGCGTTCTTTCTTCAAGTTGTTAATATAAGAAGTAATAGAAGGTTCGACTGGCAAAGAAGCATAAGCAGCCAAATTGGGCATATTACTAGATAATTCTTTAATAGCAAAAACTTTTAGCTCTTTCATTTCAGCAGTTTGAGCGGGGAAACGACAAAGATCAGCTAAAAGATTACCATAAATTGACATAAGATTTTCTAATCTATTAATATCAGCATAATGCTTTTCCTTGACTTCTCCATAATGCCCATCGCGCTTTTCTTTTTGCTGTTCGGGAGTTAGAGAATCCATTTCCTGATAAAGATCTAAAGCTTCGTCAGTATCGTTGTTTAGCTTTTCTAATTCAGCACTAATATCAATAGTACTTTGAATAGGAGCAATTTCTTCTGGAGCGAGTTTCTTTAAAGGAGCAGCATTCCATGCACAAAGTTTTAAAAACTCTTTCCAGTCAATATCAGGATTATTGTTTAAATAATCTGTGTATTTAGACATTATTTTCACCTCAAATAATTGTTTTGTATATATTAATTGCTAAAAGCAATTATAAACGAATTAAATTAAATTACTTTTATCCAAATTCTTCCATTAACTTTTTTACCATTCCATTCTTCATAAGTAGGAACAGCGCTAACGTATCCAATAATACATTCGGGATAATGTAAAACTTCATCTTTGGTCATAATACTTACCGTACCATTTGGTCCAGTACATACTGGCGCGCCAGCATAATATTCACTGCGATCCTCATTTGGGTATGCTAATACACGACCGCAAAGAGCGATAGGAGTTTTTGCTACATTAGTTTCGCCAATAAGCATACCATAAGTATCAGATACAATATTACCACCTAACATTAAACGTTCGGTAGAAATGGAAAGAGTATCATCACCATTTTCCACAACTACACGTCCAGCAGCAACAGATTTTGTTTCACGAGCTTCAGCATAATCGTTATAAGCGGCGCCAATTAAAATTTTATTTTTTGCATCAAGATACACATCATTGCTATAATAAACTTTTGTAATAGTCCCATTTTTAATGTCACTATTTAAAACGCCTAAAATTGGCAATTTAGAATCAGTCGTATTTTCTTTTATTTCAATTTTCGTCTACTAATTTCTTAAATCTGTTATCGCTTTAGCAATAGTATTACTAGTACCTAAATCTTTAGAAGTAAGCGGAATCTAATCTCCTGCAAGTTTTATCTACTTCCAAGTTCCATTTGCTGATAAGAAATAGAAAAAATCTGTAGCTCCCATTTGAATATCAGTAGGTTTTTTTACCAAACCCATTTCAGCCGCGTTGGGAAAATGTTTTAAGTATTTAGAAAGTCTTGCTTCAATACCATTTTCAGGGTCATTTACTTTAATATCTAATTCATCTAATTGAATTTGAGTGCTTTCTAAAGCAGCATCTAAATTTTTAATCAGTGTTCTTCCGCCTTCATCTACTAAAAAGAATTGTCTGCTTTCTTTACCATAAGTGCTCGTAAAACCTAAACTGCTAATTCCCTATATTTTTTCTTGTACAGAATCTGTTAAGAATAAAATATCAAAAATAGAACTTCCTTCAAAGTTTAACAACCCAATTTTATCTTCTTCAATTAAACTTTCTTTTATTTCTGTTAAAGTAAAGTAATTTTTATCCTATACAACTGTGTCAACAATTTGTTCTATCATAGCATTAGAATCAGCATTTACAACTGTATAAGCAAAATTCATATCAGGCAAAGTTACTAAATGAGAATTAGTTGTTCCAATGGCAATTTGATACCATTTTTCCATAACCTCTTTTGGCAAATGTATTGGTGTTAAATCACCCCATTTACTTTCTCCATCGCCAACTCTTACTTCAGTTAGTCCTTCTTCTATTGCAAACTCTCCTGCAAATAATGTAGGATTTTCTTTATCAAAAATAATTTTAGGTGCTAATCTTGTTTCTACAAGAATATTCATTGACATTCTTATCACCTCACTTATTATGTGATAGAAAAAGAAAGAGAATAAATGAATTATTCCCTTTCTATAAAATTTTTATTTAACTTTAATCCAAATTCTTCCATCAACTTCCACATTTCCTGTTCCCCAAACTTTATATTCGGGAATTTCAGAAACAAAGCCAACAATACAATCTGGATTATTTATCATTTCTTCTCGTGTCATACGAGAAACTGTTCCATTTGGCCCACTACAAACTGCTTCACCAGGCCGGAAGTCATAACGATTTTCGTAAGTATATACTAACGCGCGACCAGCGCAAGCAATAGGAGTTTTATATTTATGTTGTATTCTTGTTTTTAACGTTGTTGTTGCCATATATTAACCTACCCCCCCCCGCTTTTTGCAGAAGGAACAATATCTATATTAACATACATAAATCCAAATTCTTCCATTTACTTGTATATCATCTTCGCCCCAAATGTTATAGTTTGGTATTTCAGAAACGATACCTACAATTCTATCTGGGTAATTTACAATTTCTTCTCTTGTCATACGAGAAATAGTTCCATTGGGACCAGAACAAACACAATCACCAATAGAATATATTTCGCGTTCTTCATATGGAATAGCAAGTACGCGACCACATACAGCTGTTGGAGTTTTACATTTTTCTGTCTAACCAATTGCAAAACCAAATGTATCAGAAACAATCTTACAGGCAGGTTGTAAACGTTGGGTAGTTTTCTTCATAATTCCATCATGGTCATCACAAATACAATTTCCAGGAACAGCTTTTTCAGAACTACGATATTCTGCATAATCATTATAAACTGCACCATAAATAGTTTTACCATAAACTGTTCCAGCAACTCCCAAACCACCAGAAATTTTAACCGCACCAGTGGTTGTAGAAGTAGAAGCAGTTGTATTTGAAAAAGTTGTAACGCCTGTAACTGTGCCACCAGCTAAAGGAAGATAAGCTGTACTATTATATGCATTACTTCCTAAACCTTTAACTGCTACTTCTTTATCTGTTCCATTCGTATTTACTATAATTGTACCATTAGAGCCGCCAGTAGAAACTGCACGGACACCAGAATTATAAAATGTTGTACCACTTAATCCAACGCCATTATTCGCACTATACGTAGTATCTGTAAACACCGCATTTGCAGGAACAGTTTTATTCAAAGTATACGTAGTAGCAACAGGTACTCCATTACTAAAATAAACTGGCTAAATGGCTGAACCAGCATCAGCATTTAATTTATTTGCTGAAGTCGCAGCTCCACCGGCAGAAGAAGAACCAGCATAATTATGAGTATGGTTTTTATCTGCTTTTCCAGCTGCAACAGTATTTAAAGCATCAATAGCATCATTATTAGCATCAATTAAATCACCAAGTTCTTTTAATGTATCGTATGCCGCTCCAGCGCCATTAAGTAATTCGTTCTTAACTGCAACCGCAGCACCTGCTGCGTCATAAGCATTACTATCAGTATAAGCGGCACTGCCCAAACCTTTAACAGCTACGTTAGTTGTAGTTCCATTGGTATTTACGGAAATAGTACCATTGGTTGTACCAGTTGAAATATTAAGAACACCTTCCCAAGGAACAGTTACATAAGCTTGATTATTAGCATCTAATTTTAAAGCATAATTTTTATTATTTTCTGCATAACCTGTTTTAATTAAACCAAGTATACTATCAGAAGCAACTGGTTTCCCAATAATGCGATCCCATACTAAATATTTAGATATATGCGCCTATGATGAATACCAAGTTGGCAAGCCAGAAGTAAAAATAAGTATATCATCTTCGTTACCACCATCATAAGGAGCATAAAAAGTTACGTTTTTATCTACTTTTATGCCATTAATATTTATTTCAAGTAATGTTGGCATAGTACAAATCTAATTGTAAGCTTTGGTTAATCTACCGTATGAATCAACAGTAAATTGAGGAATAGTAAAAGTGCTTTCTGAAGATAAAGAAAGATTTTCTAATTGCCCATAGATACCAGCAATAACACCAGTTTCAGAAGTTTTATTATCTATATATTCTACCAATTCATCAAATTTAGTATCAATAGAACCAATGGAATCTCCCAAAGTTAATTCCGCGGCGGTTAATATTCTTTGAACATCACCAGATAAATTATCTTTTGCAATAGTATTTTTTGCTATATATTCATTAGTTATTGAACCAGGAACAAATGAAGCGCTAATTATCTTTGTATTTTCGTCTACATTAACCTAAATCTAAGAAGCATTCATTTCATGGGTATAAGTATCTATTAAAAAACTAGCATCTATTAAAACTGGAGCAGTGATATTTTTCACATTTAATTGTAATTCAGCCTACTTTCCACTTCTTACAATTCTACCATCAGTAAGATAACACTCTAAAGGGACATCTACCATTCCAAATACTTCTCCTTTTTGAGAAAAAGTATATTGAGTTTTATCCGCATTAGAAGTTAAAGAAACTGCATAATTTCTTTCAATTTCTCCAATTTCTTCTTCTATATTTTCAATTGAAGTTTGATGTTTCTAAATTTCAGTATCATGCTTTTTATCTTGAGATTCTCTTGCTTCTGTTTCAGTACTAATTAAATTTTTTAATTGACTTTCTAAATTAGTTATTTTTTCATTAAGATTATTATCTTCATTTACGTAATTAGTAGCAATAGTATCAACAGCATCTTCAAGAGCTGTCTAACCACTAGTTCTTGTTGCTATCTCAGCATTTAACGAACTTTGCAAAGAAGATAGAGAAACACCTTCACTTTCACCAGAAAGACTATTAATTTGAGTCTACAAATTTTCAATTGCCAGCTTTCTGATATCTTCTTCATCTTTTATCGCACCACTATTAGTATTTATTTTATCATTTAATTCATTATACTAATCAGTCGCATCACTTGCTAAAAGATAAAGACTCTTTTTCTAAAAGCACATTATATCTTTATCGTCTAAACCTTTAACATAAATTTCATTGCCTGCTACAGAAATAGTACCATTTGTTTTACCAGCTGTTATATTTATAGCTCCTGACATTTCATTTATAAAAGGTAGATCTTTTAAAGTTTTAACACCATCGCCAATTTTTATTAATTGATAAGAAACCGGTGGCATTTCTATCGCGGCGGCATCTGCTTCATTTAAAATATCATATATAATTACTTCTCCCTCATAAGGAATAAAAGTTTCTTCTTTGGTTCTCCAATTAGCCCAAGAGTCATTACGCAACTTGATTCTAACATTATAATATTTATTAAACTATTCGGACACAATTCTCACCTCTTTTGGCATTAGTTCCTATAATAGAAGAAGTAAAATAACTTTATCGTCACATTAAAAATTTCTAAAACATAATTTGACAAATATAAAAATTTCAATTATAATATATATGAAATTGAAGAAAAGGAATTGATAATATGCATTATGTATTTACAGATATTCACGGCGACATGAAATCTTGGAACGCTGTAAAAGAACAATTTGGTCAGCCTGAAAACATGCTTATTTTTCTCGGTGATGCTTGTGACCGCGGCCCTGACGGCTATGAAATTATGAAAGATATCTACAATATGGACAATACTTGCTATCTCAAAGGTAACCATGAAGATATGTTTATTAAGGCCGCGAAAGAAATATTAAAATGGAAAAGTGAAAATTGTCTTTCAACTGAAGAAATTCAAAGAATGGATATATATGAAATCTGCTATAATAATGATGATGTAAGTCTTCATCTTTATAATGGCGGCGCCGCGACCATTAATGCTTGGATTAAAGATGGTATGCCAAGAAATATTATAAATCTTCTTGCTCAGTTGCCAGTTCGTTGCGAAGTGGATAATTATGATATGTGTCACGCCGGCGTTCAATGGGAATTGTGGCAAGAAAATCTTGATAAAGAATCTCAAGAATTTAAAGAAGAATGTCTTTGGAATCGTAAACATTTTAATTATGACTGGGAAAAAGATAGGATTCTAATTCACGGTCATACTCCAACGGTTTCTGGACATTTTAGATTTTTAACTGATATGAATCATAAGCGTAAGCACGTTCCAATTCAATACGCTAATAATACAAAAATTAATCTTGATACCCGTTCTATTGAAGTAGATTTTCTCTGGGTATATTGTCTTGAAACAAAAGAATTTATAAAGGTGGAAAAGAAGAATGAAGCGTAAGCGAGAACGTAAATGGTATTATATTTATGGTAATTTGTCCGAACGTTTTTATGATGAATATCATCATAAAATGAATACACTTGGATGGCTAATGAATCATCCTAATGAGTCTTATAATTTTCAAACTTGCTATCCTCTTGAAAATGATGAATATGCTTTAAAAACTAAACATTATATTCATATTCTTCATAGAGTTGTTTTAGATTATTTTGAAGAAATTCCTGATGAACTTTTTGAATTAAATATTAGCACAATGACAAATACCGAAGGTAAGATTTATCTTTATTTTAAACTTAAAGCCAAACAGAAAGATGAGGAGATTATTTATGCCAACATGGAAAGTAGCACCACTAAATGTAACGAAAGAAATAAATCTGAAGTCACAAGTGAAACTGCACTATGATTTCGTAAACAAGGATTGTAATAAAAATGGCACCACCTTAGTAACCACTCTTCTTCAAGGTTCCCAAAACTATAATATGGATGACGAAGAAAGCGATGTAGATACCAAGTCTCTTGTTGTACCCAATTTTGGACAATTAGTACTTGGTGCCAAACGTGAAAGCAAAACTCTTGTTATGCCGAATGATGAACATGCTGATGTAAAAGACGTACAGGAAATGATGCTATGTTGGAGAAAACAGAATGTAAATTTTGTTGAAGTTCTTTATACTCCTTATTGTCATAGTAATGAAGATTACGCTTGGTTTATAAACACCCTTCGCGCTATGCGTGATGATATTTCTCACTACAGTCGTTGGTATACGCTGATGGCTACATGCGGGCATATGACTGAAAAGTATGAAAAACTTCATCGCGGTGGTGTCGCCCGTGCTGATGTTGTTGCTAAATTTGGATATGACCCAAAACAACTTTGCCATCAACTTCGTTTGAAAGATTTTATGGAAAAATACTTTGCTGACTATGACTACAAAGATTGCCTCAAACCTACTGACTCTGAATATTTGCGAGCAGTAAAACGAGGAAAGTATGACGTATATACTGCTGAGGCTCTTGCCGTAGAAACTAATCAGTGGATGCTAAAATTTCGTGAAAATTGGATGAATAAACTTGGCAGGCCCGACCACAATGAAAAAGTTGGCAAACAACTTGATGAACTTACTGTTGCTTTGTACAGGGAAGTGATGATGAATGAAGTCTAATATTAATCGTATATTTATTCGTGGCGATACGCATGGTAATTATGATTGGTTAAGAAAGTGGTGCAATGATAATAACACAACTACTGATGATATCCTCATTATTCTTGGCGATAATACCCTTCGTTTTGAAGGCGCCCTTACGGCGCGCGAGCAGGCTCGTAAATCGTTTGTTCGTAATATGCCTATCACTATATTTTGTGTTCGCGGTAATCATGACCGTCCTTTTTGTAATCAATGGCAACTTGATTGCGAACTTGTAAATTGTCCTTTTCTTGATGATAAAAATCCACCTATGTGGCATGATATAGAATATTCAAATATTTGGTATTTTATGGATTATGGAGTTTATTATATTAAGAACAAAAGTTTTTTGATTGTTGGCGGCGCTTATAGTGTAGACAAAGATTGGCGCATATTCAATCATTGGACTTGGTATCCAGAAGAGCAATTAACAGTAGATGAATGGCTTGATTTATTTGATTTAACTTATGATCGTGGTTTCAATTATGTTTTAACGCACACTTGTCCTTATGATTGGCGACCAACTGATTTGTTTATGAAATCTGTTGACCAATCCAAAGTAGACAGCACCACTGAAGAGCAGCTTCAATATCTCTCTTCAATTATCAGCTGGGAGCATTGGTATTGGGGACATTTTCACGGAGACCGTGATTATGGCGATGGTCGTAGAATGTTTTATAATGATATTGTTCAAATTTTGTAAAGGAGAATACTTTAATGACACCTATTATTCCTCCCATTTGGTTGTATCTGTTTGAAGTGCTTGAAAGTCTTGATAGTTTACTATTAGCTATTAATATTATTGGCATTGCTGCTATTATCGTTTACGCAATTTTCGCTCTTTGCTATACCATATCAGAAGTAGAAGCCCCTCCGATGCCCAAGAAGTGGATTTGTATTCTTATTTGTTTGATGCTTGTTTTTTCAATCATTGCTAATATTCTAATTCCTTCTCAAGAAACCATGATTTATATGGCAGGTCTATCATTTGTCACACTCGATAATGTAGAATACGGCGCAGAAGTTGTAAAAAATGTATTTGACTATGTTATTACCGCTCTCGGCATGGGAGAAAATTTGACAAATTAAAAAAATTCATATATAATATTCTTATCAAAGATAAGGAGCAAACCAATGGCTACTAAAACAATTCTTACACAGGAGCAGTTGGATTTGCTCCTTTCTACTTATAAAGAAAAAGGAACTTTTGCTGCCGCGGGACGTGCTGTTGGAATTAGTTCGGCCGTAGCAAAACGAATCGTAAGTGAACATCAAAACGATGCTCCCGCAGAAGATATTCCTACTATATATACTGGTCCAATCCCAAAAGAAAACCCTACAAGAAGCGATATTTGGAATACTTTTAAAAAAGACGAAGAATGGTGGAAGAGATATGGCGAATAAATACTATAATGTAGATAAAAGTCCTTATCATACTAATTGTTATTTTGTAACAACTAGCGAAGAAGTTTGTAAAATTACTTCTGTTCTTCCCAAAGATAATCCTTTTAGTTATAATATGCTTCAAATTGCTTTATTTGGACTTGAACCAGATGATTTTCTTAAATACATTCAAATTAAATATAATGCTAAAATTTTAAAGAAAACTAAATGTATTTGGAAGTCTATCACTTTTACTAATCTTGCTGACGCTTGGGCTTTTGCCAAAGAACTTGACAAGCGCTTCACCTATTGTGTTGAAAATAATTTCTTCAAGGAGATAAATAATGCCTGCTAAATATATTCCTTCAGAAGAAGAATTAAAACTAATTATGTCATATTATACTGAAGCCGGCACTTATTCAGAAGTTTCTCGTAGAACTGGTTTGAGTCTTCCGGTTGTAAAACGCATAGTTGATGAAAATAAAACTTCATATGTTAATAAAAGAGTGAATTGTCTAGTCTATGATGATGCTATTCCAGAAGAATCAAAAGAAAATATAAAATTTAATTTTAATGAAGAAATAGAAAAATTTTATAAGGAAGTATTGCTAAATGGCGGAATATTATAAAGTAGAAAAAAATCCTATAAATTCAAAATATTATCTCGCGCCGACTGCTCATTTACTTCAAACATATGAACCTAGACAATATCCATTCTGTTATACCAGTTTAATTATAGAGTGCTACAATTTCTCTCCTCGTGATTTTTATAAATATCTTATTTCAAAATATGATGCTAAAATTAGCGTAGAAAAAATCTTCCCTTATTTTAAAACTTATTTTACTGAAAAAAGAAAAGCAGAAGAATTTTGCAAAGAGGTTAATGAACGTATAAGAGAGCAGCAGTTAGCGTAAGAAAAAATCTTCTATACAACTAAATCGTCTCCCTACCTTATTTTTGAAGGAGGTGAGACCTTTGGAGAAAATTAAGGGATTTTTCAGAGGATTGGCTAATTTGTTTAAAAATATGTCTGATATAGTTGAATACTCTGAAACACAAAAGAGAACAGAAGCTTCTCTCGCGGCGATAAATAAGAATTTAGAAGCCATGAATAAAGTTATGGAAAGTATGGGTAAGAAACTTGATGATGTTTCTGAGCAAACGAAAAATCTTGAAGAAGATATGAAGAAGGTAAAATCTGGTCTTCAAAAAGAACTTTTCAATAGCCTACAAAGCCTTCACGACAAATATTGCCCAGGTACTGGACGCGGATGGGCGACTCGCTTGGAGAAGAATGAAGCAAAAATGTTTTATGATGAAATTCATATGATGGGAAGCAATGGATGGAGTACAAAAACATTTGAAGATATATACAATCTTCCAGAATCTGAAAGAGAAATGTATGGATAGAAATAAGAGGAGAAAATTTTCTCCTCTTTATTTTTTTGACTTTTTCAAAAATTTAGGTTATAATATATTTGAAGAAAATATATGTATTATTTAGAGGTATTTAATGAAAATTGGTAATAAAGAAATTAAAGAATTATTCTTGCATGGACATATCATGGATTCTGAATATGCAGGTGGAATAATTCTTGATGAAGGAAATGAATCAATTGATTTTTATTTTAAAACTAAGGAAGAAATGGAAGCGGTTAAAAGTCTATTAGATCAATTTCTAAATATTTATAGAAAAGAGGAAGAACTTAATGCCAAATAAATCAATCATCCCTTATGAAATTTACACCGATGGTTCCGCCAAAGGAGCCGATGCATCTAATCGTCTTGGAGGTTGGGCTTATGCTATTCTTTTTGACGGAGATATGGTTCGTAAAGATAGTGGTGGTGTACGTGCTACAACAAATCAGCGCATGGAGCTTCAAGCGGTAATTGAAGCCATTAAAGGCGCCCGCGAACTTTCTAAAGATAACCCAGGCGCGATTTATAAAGTCTATAGTGATAGTGCTTATGTTGTAAATTGCTATGCACAAGGTTGGTATGTTGGTTGGGAAGCTAACGGTTGGCGAAATGCTGCGAAAAAAGAAGTTGCTAATCAGGATTTGTGGCAACAGATTTTACCTTACTTTAAGAGTAAAAGTTGGCATTTCTACAAAACTAAAGGTCATGCTAACGATTATTATAATAATTATGTAGATACTATGGCACAAGCCGCAGCTGAAAAAATGAAACATGCTACGAGGTAAATTATGGAAAACAATTTTATTTCTATGATAGATATTTATGAAGTAGATAAAACTTACTATTATTCATATGTATATCGTTGTAAAGATAGGCAACTAATGAAACGTCATCCTCGTGAAGGTCTTACTGTTTGGGAAGACCTTGAAACAGGAAAGTTACTTTATGGAAAAGAAGTTACTAATATTATGGCTTCAGAAGCAACTCGTTTCTTTATTTTTGAATTGCTAGATGAAGAACTCCTTGGTCCAGAGAAAACTACTCAAACAATTGAAGTTGATTATGAAACTTATAGAAATTTCTTAGAAGCAGTTGCTTTAAAAAATAAGAAGGAAGACTTATATGGAAAAAATCTTTTTACTTCACGCTGCCGCGAGGAGCGGTAAAAATACTTGCGCAGAAGCAATGAAGAATTATTATGAGGCTACTTATCATAAACGAGTTTTAATTATTGCTTTTGCCGATTATGTAAAATTCGTATTAAATAAATATTACAACACTCCCGCGGAACGTACAGAAGAATATCGTACTCGCATTCAGCAATTTGCTACCGAACAAGTACGAGCAAGTAATGTAAATTATTGGGCTGATGTTGTTAGCGATTTGCTTCTTGCCATTCAAGAAGATTGGGATATTGTAATTATTCCTGATTGGAGATTTGGCAATGAACGAGTGGCGCTAGTTTCTCGTTTCCACGAATTTGGTATTCCAGTAAAAACTATGTTAATTGACCGTCCTGGCATTGAAGAAGTTGATGGTATGACTGAAGAACAACGTTCTCATTCTTCTGAACGAAATCTTGACAAATATGATAATTTTGATTATAATGTTATAAATGAAACTTCTCAAATGCAAAAAACTATTCAGCAACTAATTGATATTATAGATAAGGAAGAAAATAAAGATGATTAAAATCAACGATGTTTCCGAACTTTTCAATCTTGAGCCTATGAAATATTGGGCGCAATCTTCTACCACTTCCGCTGCGCAACAGCAAGCAAAACTTGAAGCGCTTATTGCTTCTGGCGAATATATTTTTTCCGAGAAAACCGATGGTAATCTTATTCGTATGGTGGCAACTCCCGAACGATTTGCTCTTCAAACTCGCGGCATTAGTAAGAAAACAGGAGAATATGGTGAAATTCAGGAGAAAGTTTTCTTTGCTGACGCGATGATGAATGCCTTTGAAGATACTACTGTTCTTATTGGCGAAGCCTATATTGAAGGCGGTACAGACAAAACTGTCGGCGCTGTTCTTCGTTCTCTTGATGCGCGCGCGAAAAAAGTACAGGTTGGTGATAATATTGTTAAGTTCCGAATCTTTGACTGCTTCTACTATGAAGGAGAAAGTCTCCTTGATAGACCAATTATTGAAAGAATTAAATATCTCTCTGATGCCGTATCAAAAATCAATTCTCCTCTCGTATCTTACGTCAAATACTACAACGCTGATGATAAGACCTTCTCACGACTTGAATCCATTTTTGAGCGTGGTGGCGAAGGCATTGTTATGTACAAGAAAACAATGACTCCTGTTGAAGGACGCACACCGGCGTGGCAGACAGTAAAAGTAAAGCAAACACTTGGACAGGACGCCGATTGTTTTATTTTTGGAACTAAGCCTCCAAAAATGGAATATGAAGGTAAGGAAATTTCTACTTGGCCTTATTGGATGAATACAAAGACAAATGAAAAGCTTGAAGGAAATCATTATGCTGAATTTGTAAACGGCGGTACTGTCGCTCCCATTACTAAACCTTTCTATAATGATTGGCCTGGTTCTATCGCCGCCGCGGTTTGGGATGAAAATGGTGAAGCGAAAATTCTTTGTTATTGTTCTAATTTGACTGATGAGTTTTGTTCTGAACTTCGTGATAATTACGATGAATATCATCTCCATCCTATTCGTGTTCAGGGAATGCTTGTGTCGGAAGATAGATTTGGTAATACGAGTATTCGTCATCCTAAGTTTATGGGACTAAGAGATGATATTGCCGTTGAAGATTGCACCTTTAAAAAAATTGTTGGAGAAGAATAATGAATTATATTTTAAATACTAAAACCAAAAAGGTAGAAATTTATTGGGATAATAATAATGAATATCAAGCAATTATAAATTTTTTATCTCAATGTATTTTAACAGAAGAAAAAAATCCATATATTATTAAGGCTAACGAACTATCACCAAATACTATTACTTGGAATACAAATAATTTACCAAACAATATTACTTTTACTGGTAATGCTCTTGAAGGAGTTACTGGAGTTACTACTATACTTGATAGTACAGCAGAAACCGCTCTTAGTTCTGGTTTAGTTGATGCCACACTAGCGGATATCAATTTTACTGCTACGGCAGATGATATTGCTACAGCGTTAAAAGCAGAACCCAAAGAATAGTATTGGCTAAATGGTAATCCCATAAATTCTATATAGTAGAAAACAGAATAATACCTCCTTGCGTTGTTGAGGTTATAAAAACGCCGCGATGTGGACTGCGTAAATGGTCCGGTTAGTGCTAGCCAACAACCTTGAAAAAATTAGCGCCGTTGATATAACGTCAACTGTGTTCCTACGCACAGTATAATTGTTAGTAGGGGAGGAGAAGAACCTGATATGAGGGCTGAAACACATATCTTTAGCAGAAATGCGGTCATCAGCCTACAGGGAATAAATTTGACAAAAAGTAAAAATTGAAGTAAAATATTTAATAAATAAAATATTGCTGTTTCGTAGCCCGCTTCGCGGTCTACTCCACAGCCCGTCGTGCTTCGCAACGACGGAAGGAAGGAAAATGGAAAATGTAAAATATGTTATGCTTTGTTGGGATGAAGATTTGAAAAATAATTCTTTTATAATATTTCTCTCTGATACTATTAGGAGAAATAATGGAATAGTTCACTCTTTTTTAAAGAAAGAACCGGGCTATGGTGATAAATATTTTGCTCGAGCAGACTATAGAAGAAAATACCCAGAAGCAAAAATTATTGATGTGATGTAACCGCACTAACATCCGCAGTGCTTTACATATAACTTTATTACTTGGAGGACTAAGATTTTGCCTGAATATATTTCTTTTGAAGAACTCGTAGAAGAGTTAGGTAAAACTAGGTTAGACCCAAAAGACTATTAGTATTATGATAGTCTATTAAATCATAGGACTATTCTTTTCAATAATGTTGTTGCTGACAAAATTGTAGAAGAAGTTATTTTGCCATTGAAACGATTTGAAGAAGATAGTGATATGGATAAGGTAACTTTAATTATTTCTACTCCCGGCGGTAGTTTAGCCGACGGTTTGATTTTAAATAATATTATTGATAATTATCGTAAGCCTTTGGAAATTATTGTTTATGGTTATAGTTGTTCCATGGGAACCTTATTTTTATGTGCCGGCAACAAAAATCCAAATGTAACTAAAAAATGCTATCCGTTTTCTTTTTTCTTATTCCATCCTGGCCGGCTTAATTTAGATGATAATTCCGCCGCCGCTATGGATTATATTGAATATCAAAAGAAAACTGACGCGGCGATTCGTGAATACATCATCAATGGAACCAATATAACTGCCGAAGAATATGATAAGCACGCTCGTGTTGAATGGTATCTAACTGCGAGCGAAGCAAAAGAAAAAGGCTTAATTGATGTTATTATTGGGGAAGATGATTTAAATGACGAAGAATAAACAAACAATTTATTTCTACGATACTAGTGCTTTACTCTCTGGTGCTTACAAAGATATGGAATATGGAATCTCTTATATTAGCAGTATTGTTCTTGACGAGTTGGAACATATTAAAACTTCCGCCGCCAAAGATAATGATGTGAAATATAAGGCTCGCAAACTTATTCGTTTCCTAATGGATAATGACGGAGAATGGGAGCATGAAATTTTCCCACAACGTGCAATTGATAAGGTAATGAAGAAATATTCTTTCTTAACAAATAAAAATGACAGTTATCTTATTGCTGAGGCTTTACTTTTAACAAAAAAATATCATGTTGTTTTTATTACTCAGGATGCTTGTCAATACTTAATTATCAAAGATAAATTTCCACAAATAAAACCAGAGTACTATATTTCCCAAGAAAATACCAATGAACTATTTACTGGATGGCGACATTATGAATTAAATGATGCCGTTCTAACTTCAGTTTATAACAACCAAAATGGCAATGTTCTTGGAGCCAAAGAAAATCAATATTGTGTTCTAAAACAAAACAACGAAATTATTGATGTTGTTGTATGGCGTAATGGCAAGTATGAAGCCTTACATGACCGTGAATTAAAGAATGCTTATATTGGTGAAAAAATTAAGGCTCGTAATATAGAACAGCGTATGGCAATTGACTTACTTCTAAATCAAGATATTAAAGTTAAGTTACTTGTCGGTGGTTGGGGAAGCGGTAAAACTCTACTTGCTTTAACTTATGCTTTTGAACAAATCGGGCGAGGTAAATACGATAAATTAGTGTTTGTTCGTAATAATATCATTACGGCAAATACCAAAGATGTTGGTTATCTCCCTGGCGATTTACGCGATAAAACAAAAATTTGGGCAATGTGCTTAGCCGACCATATTGGCGGCGAGATGATGCTTGACCAAATGCTTGATGAAGGTATAGTTGAAGTATTCCCAATTTCTCACATTCGCGGTCGTAGTATTAATAGAAGTATTGTTCTTTGTGATGAAGGTGAGAACCTAACAAAAGAGCATGTTCAATTATTACTAAGTCGTATTGAGAATGGTAGTGAGATTATTTTCTGCGGAGATATTAAGCAAGTTGATGCTAAAATCTTTGAAGCAAACAATGGTATAAATTGTACAATTAATGTTCTACAAGATGAATCTCTTTTCGGTATGGTAAAACTTGTTAAGTCAGAACGCGGTGAGGTTCCAAAACTAGCCGACAAATTTGACTAATATTGGGCGCGTAAGCGCCCTTTATTTTTTTGACAAAAATAAAATTTTGTTGTATAATTTATATGTAATGAAAGGAGAATAGCTATGCCTTTTAAACATGTTTATTATGAATGTACTTGTTGTGATACAATATATGAACGTGAAATTGATGCTCTAATGTGTGAAGAGCGTCATCTTCTTGACGGAAAAGATGATAATTATTCTCGCTATGATTTACTAAGAATTTACAATCTAATTGAAAGTCGCAATGCTGAGCCTTGTGATTACTGTAAGCACGCTTATTATGTTTATGGTTGTGAGCAGGAATGTAAATATAGGAACGTTGGTATGTGTCAAATTTACGGACTTGGTAAAGGCAGTAAATTTTCTCCTAAGGCAGAAGATATTGTGAAAAAATTTGTTATTCATAAAGAAGAAAAGGAGAACTTAAATGATACCGGTATCAAATGGTAATTCTATTTATTATTTTAATAATGGTTCTTATGAACGTGTTTGGAAGGCCGAATCTCTTGCTGAAGAAATTGTTAATACAATTAATTATTACAAAAATGTCGCCTCTGAATGTCGTGAAGAAGCAAATAAAACTCATGAAGAAGTAATGGCAGAAGTGCGCGATGAAATGCGCCGGAAGGATGAAGAAATTGCTCGTATGCCTTTTCGCTTTACAGATGTAGAAAGCAAAAGGTTTGATACCTTTACCCACAAGCACTATGAAAAAGGATGCGGTAATTTTCATGAGGGATTTAGTATTTCTTTTGTGGGAACTGGTGTTGGTATGGTTTATAAAGTAAAATGTAATAATTGTGGTGAAGAAGAAGATATCACAGACCTTGAGAGTTGGTAAAAATTTGACATAATAAAAATTTTATGTTATAATATATTTATAAATGATGAAAAGAGGTTGATAAGTTTGGAATACGGAATAAACTCTATTGAAAGCCTAACTTTCCGAGAAGGTGTTCGTAAGCGTATTCAAATGTATCTCGGCTCGGATGATATTGAAGGAACTTATCAAGCCTTCAAAGAAATCCTAAATAACTCTACTGATGAGGCCCTTGCCGGATACGGTAAGAAAATTGAAATCACTGTTGATGAAGATGCTAATGCTATTACTGTCCGCGACTATGGACGTGGTGTTCCCTTTGGAAAGAGGGAGGATGGCGAGAATGTTTTGGTATCTATTTACACCAAAAGTCATACTGGTGGTAAGTTTAATAAAGATGCTTACAAAAATTCCTCGGGTTTGAATGGCGTAGGTGGTTCTTGTGTATGTCTTTCTTCTAAGAATTTTATTGTAAAATCCTATCGCAAAGGTTTTATGGCAACTGCTTCTTTTGAAGATGGTCTGCTTACCAATTATGAAGAGGCTACCACTAATAAAAAAGATGGCACAGAAGTATTTTTTATTCCAGACCCAGAAGTCTTTTCTAATGGTGAGATTGGGTTTAGTTATGAACGTATTTGCGAAGATGTAAAAGATATTTCTTATCTTTATCCTGGTATTGAATTTATTATTACTGGCATTTTTGATGGCGAGGTTGTAGATAAGAAAACTTATTGTGCTAAGAATGGTATTGTTGATTTTGTAAAAGACAATAACAATTCTCCTCTTCATAAATCTATTATCACTGCTACTGTATCTGATGAAATTGATATTGTAGAAATTGCTTTTCAATGGGGTCGCGGAAAAGAAGAAGGTTATGTTTTCGTAAATGGTTTGCGTTGTCCAGAAGGTGGTTCACCTATTACTGGCGCAAAGGCTTCTATTACTAAGACTTTTAATAACCTTGCTGATGAAAAATTTGATGGCGATAAGATTCGTGAAGGCTTGTTTTATGTAATCAATTGTAAGGTTGCTAATCCTTCTTTCGCCAATCAGACAAAGAGTAAAATCAACAATGCTAATCTTCGCACGCTGGCTTCTAATGCTTTTAATAATGCTCTGAAAGAAATGAAGGAAGAATATCCTGGTGATTTCGACTCAATTGTAGAATTAATGAAGAAAATCGCCAAAGCAGACGCCGCCGCAGAAAAGGCTCGTGAAGCTATTCTAAATCACGAAAAAAAAGAAGCATCTGCTCGCCGCCGTAAAGTAGCAATGCCTGATAAGTTCAAGGATTGCGAAAAGCATGGACAGGATAGCATGCTAATTATCACCGAGGGTAATAGCGCTTTGGGACGTCTTATCGCCGCCCGTAATATTGAGAATGAAGCACTTTATGCCGTTCGTGGTAAAGTGAAAAATCTATTGAAACATCCTCTTGCCGAATGTTTGGAGAATCAGGAAGTAAGCGATATTATTGTTGCTCTTGGTTGTGGTATTCAAGAAAAATATAATTCTAAGAAATTAAATTACGGTAAGGTTGCGATTGCAAGCGATGCTGATACTGACGGTAAGAACATTATGTGTCTAATTGCAACCATGTTCTTTGTTCTTATGCCGGAGTTTATCACTGAAGGTCGTTTATGTTGGTTGCAGGCTCCGTTGTATAAGTTGTCTAAGGGCAAGCAGGCAGTGTTTGCTTATAATGATAAGGAACTTCGTGAACTTGAAGAAACCCATAAGGGTTGGGAACGTACACGTTTTAAAGGTCTTGGTGAGTTGAGTGCCGAAGATGTAAAGGATTCTATGCTTCATCCTGATAATCGCCGTTTGGAAGTTCTTACTATCGAGGACTTTGAAGAGGCCGCGGAAAGTCTGAATATGCTGATGGGTACAAAAGTTGACCCGAGAAGAGAATTCTTGTTTGAGAATGTCGATTTTAGTGTTTTGAATGGATAAAGAAGTAATTGAGGAAATCAATGTGGAATGGGATATGGAATCATATCCCTTCCCAGTTATTATTATTAAAACTGCTCCAAAAGATGAAGAAGCAAATGGTTGGATGACTACAACGTACCGGTCATATAAATATAAAAGTAATGAACGAAGAAATATTACCTAATGGTTATAAAGTAAAAAATATTCCTGGTTTTAAAAGAGTAACTCAAAAAGAATTTGCTAATTATATTGACACTTATCCTAAGTCTTATGATATAGGATTTCAAGGTGCAATGATAGATTACGCGCAATCAAATATAATATATTTTGATTTAAAAACTCAAGAGACTTTTGCTATATTTATTCCAACCGCTTCTAAAGGTTATGATAAATATAATGAATGTTGTCTTTGATATATTAAAATTTGACTTTTGAAAGGATTATTATGGAAAAACAATATAAATTTTCTACTTTGGAAGAATTAGAAAAAAATTATAAAGTTGGTTCCGTTTTTTCCCAAAGAATTGAACATCATATTAATACAAATGTTTATTATAGCCAAAACGATTTAAGAGTTTATAGAAAATATAATGATAAAGTTGAAGTCGTAGATGAATTTACTTGTTTGTGCTATAAAACAGTTATTAAAAAAATTATTGTAGATGGCTATCTTTATGATGGTACTTATTGGTATCCGGCTAAGGTTGGTCATGATGGCTGGTATCAACTTGATGAATTTGACCTATTTGATAAAGAAGAGATAACTTTTGATACTACTGATGGTCTTGCCGACAAACAAAAAATTGACAAAATCAAAATTTTATAATATAATATAAATAATAAAAAGAAAGGAGTAAGCATAGTGATATACGAAACAGATTTTAAAAGTACAATTGAATCGGCATTCCTTGAATATGGTGCTTCTGTCGCACAGGAACGATCTATTCCAGACGTTCGTGATGGACTAAAAATTGGTTTGCGACAGGGCTTGTATTCCCAGTATCACGATAAACTTACTCATAAACATAAATTTCAGAAGGCTCAGAAGTCAGTTGCCGCGGCAATGTCGTTATGTTATGTACACGGTGATGCCGCGATGTACGATGCTTTTATTCGTTCAGCAAAACCCTGGGCATACCGTTATCCTTTGGAAGAAGCACAAGGTTCCTATGGTTCTCCATGTTCTCCGGATGATCATTCTGCTCAGCGATACGTTGAAATGCGAAGTGGAGAGTTGGCTGATTACTTCTTTGATGGTTTAAAGAAAAATGCTATTGCTGAATGGTATGATAACTATGATGATACAGAAAAGATTCCTTCTGTATTTCCTTCCATTGGATTTTGGAATCTTGTAAATGGTTGTAGTGGTATTGCAGTAGCGATGGCTACCTCTGTGCCGCAGTTCAATTTGCGAGAAGTAAATAGCGCGCTTGTAAAATTGATTGAAAATCCTAATTGCGATTTCAGTGAGATTTATTGCGCTCCGGATTTTGCAACTGGTGGTACAATTACGAATGCCGCGGAAGTTCGTAAAAGTCTTGAAAATGGTAAGGGTTCTTCTATTCGTTTGCGTGCCAATTTAGAGTACGATGCGAAGCAGAATATGATTAAGGCAACAGAACTTCCATATAGTGTATATACTAACACTATTATGGAACAGTTGGAAAAACTTACGAATGAAGATGAAAATTATGGTATTGACCGAGTAGTAGATCATACGAAAGAATACGCCGACATTCGTATCTATCTTTCCAAAACCGCAAATCCTTCTGTAATGATGAAGAAACTTTACAAGGATACTTCTCTTGAAAACTGGTTTAGTATCAACATGATTATGCTTGACCATGGTCGCTTTCCTCGTGTATTTGGTTGGAAAGATGCTTGTCAGGCTTATATTGAACACATTCGTGAATGTAAGACCAGAGAACTTCAATATGAATACGATAGTCTAATGTATAGGAATCATATTCTTGAAGGCTTACTTATCGCCATCGCACACATTGACGATGTTATTGCATTAATTAGAAATAGTGAAAGTGCGAATGATGCTAAGTATAAATTGATGAATACCTATAAATTAGATGAGGACCAAGCTAAAGCAATTTTGGATATTAAACTTCAGCGATTGGCAAAATTAGAAGCGGTCAAAATTAATGACGAACTGGAAAAAAATAGCGTAGAAATTGACCGACTTCACCACATATTAAACACACCCCTAGAACTAAATAAGATTCTTATCCAGTGTCTAAATGAAGTCGCAGCAAAGTTCGGTGACAATCGCCGTACGAAAGTTGCTAATATCATTGAGGCGGAAGAAGAGGAAGTAGAAGAGTATCCTGTTATGGTACGAGTAGTTGATGGAAATATTTCTATCACTAAAAAGCGTCTAAGTGGCAAAATTATGGATACTACAAATCTTGGAACTATTATTGGTTTTTCCAATGATGGTAAGATGTATAAAGGTAAAGTAAGTGATATTACCGAAAAACCTTTAAAACTTTCTCAATTCTTTAAAGTTTCAAACATCATTGATGTAAGGTGTGTGGAAGAATTAAATAAGTATTCGTTTATTTACTTTGGAACTCAGGGTGGTTATATCAAAAAGTCCAATGTAAAAGATTATAATTTTGGTGGTCGTAATGGCACCAAGTGTCTAAAACTGCGGGCGGATGATAAGGTAGTAAATGTGCTTCTTTCTAATGATGAAGGTAATCTTTGTTATTGGGTTGATTTAAACAAACCTTTTATCAAAGTCGTAAAACCTATTAAGCCTACTGGTATTGCCACTATGGGAACTCAAGTAGAAAAAGAACGGAAAATCCTAACAATAGGAGAAGAAATTACAGTATGATTAGTGAACAGTATCGTGAACTATTTGCCTTGGTAGCCCGCAATGGTGCTATCAATGGCGAAAAAGCAATGGATGTATTGAAGAAAAATGACGCCGATGCTGATATTAAGGCGACGGCGGAAATGACTGATAAGTTCCGTGCTCTTGAAGATAAGATTCGTAATGGCGAAGAACTTAGTGGTCTTGATTATGTTTATCTTTACGCTGGCGCTACCATTAGCCGTGAAATCCTTGCTAAAAATATCAATACTTGGGCAGCAATTGTCAATGAGTATGATACGAATCTAATCCCTAAACTGTTTGAAATCGCCAAAGAAACTGATGCTGAAAAGCAGGCGAAACTTGTTGAGGAAAATTTCTCGCAAGAAAAAGTTGACAGTAACGAAAATTAATGTTATAATATAACAAAGAAATATCCATTGGAGAATATTATTATGACAGAGAACTCTCAAAAGGTATTAGATTATTTACAGAAACATCCAGAAAAAGAATTTACAAAGCATGAACTTGTAGAAAAGTTGGATATTTCTATGGCAGCCGTTACTGGTTCAGTAAATGGTTTGCTACGAAAAGGCTTAGCAGAAGAGCGTTTGGAAGTATTCAAACCTCTAAATGCTGGCGGAAAACCCACTGAAATTCGTTGGGTAAAAATTAATGAAGCTGGGCTGAAATTTGACCCAGTAGAAGAAGAGCGTAAAATCGCTCGGGAAAAGGCGGAAGCAACCGCTTTAAGAAAACAAGCACGAGCCCAAGCCAAGTTGGAACGTGCCAAACGAAATGCAGTTTTATAATGATTAAAAAAGGAGAATGAATTAAATTATGTCTAAGTCTATTAATGTACAGTCTAATAATGCAGTAACTATTACCGGTAAGCTAAATGATGTTGTAGTTCGTGAGGGTACTTCCAAGAACGGTGGCAAACCTTATCGTGCTGGTACGGTAACTATTCGTGTAGAGCAGACCTATGGTGGCAAGGGTGAAATCAGTGAAATCCCTGTTCAGTTTATTGCCATGAAGTTTAAGAAGGATGGTACTTCTAATCCTGCTTATGAAAGTGTAGGTCAGCTAACTTCTCAGTTTAAGTCTATTCAGAATTATGGTTATGATGAAGCTTCTCGTATTCGTGTAGCGGGTAAGAGCGGTAACATCAGTGAAAATATGTTTGTCGGTCGCGATGGAGAACAGGTAGTTTCTTCTTGGCGCATCAACTCTTCTTTCTTCAATGAAGTTCGTGGCGGCGAAGCTCCTGGCAATGCCGATTGCGCCACTTTCAATATGGACATTTTTATTATGGCCATGACTCGTGAAATGACTGCTGAAGGTGAAGAGACTGGTCGTCTAAAGATTCGTGGCGGCGTAATTCAGTATGGTGGAAAGCTAGATTGTCTTGACTTCTATGTAGAAGACCCCACTGCCGTTGATTACATTGAGCGTAATTGGAATATGAATGATACTGTAAATGTTGTCGGTCGTATTCGTTATACTTCTGAAACCGTTACTAATTATCATTCCGACAACGCATGGGGCGAAGCAATTCCTCAGACTACTACTAAGGTAAAGCGTGAACTAATTATCACTCATGGTTCTGACGAACCCTTTGATGAGGATATGGCTTATGCTCCTGAAGATATTCAGGTAGTAAACGCTGATCGCAATAACCGTAAGGAACAGCTAAAGATGGAAGCCCGTAGTAAGGCTACCCAGAAGGCTGCGAAGCCCGCTGTTGAAACTGGCAACTATGGTTGGGAAGAATAATCTTCCCAACCTTTTACCCGAAAGGTGTGGTATTGTATTATAAAGTAGGAGATAAATAATTATGGCTGGAATTGATATTTTTAACATTGAACCTTCAAAAATTTCTAGAGACCTAAAGGGTAAGTACATTCTAATTTACGGTGCTCCCAAGACTGGTAAGTCTACTTTTGGTAGTAAACTTCCTCGTAGTTTGTTCCTTCAGTTTGAACAGGGTACTAACGCCCTAGATGGTATTCGTGGTGTCCCCATTTTTAAGTGGACTGATATGAAGTCAGTTCTTCGTCAGCTTCGCGATCCTCGCGCAAAGGATATGTATGATTCCATTGTAGTTGATACTGCTGGTATTGCTTATAATCTTTGTGAACAGTTTGTGTGTCAGCAGAATGGCGTACAGCAGATTAGTGAAATTCCTTGGGGCGGCGGTTTTAAGCTGGTGAAGAATGAGTTCCAGGAAACTTGGCGTGAGATTTCTTTGCTTGGCTTTGGTATTCTATTCATCGCTCACGAAAAGGAACGTGCTACTGAAATGCGTGATGAGAATGGTGAACAGATTCGCGCCGTAGCTCCTGACCTACCCAGTGCGGCATATAGTATTATCAATGGTCTCGTTGACATCATCGGGTATCTATCCACTCAGATGAATCAGGATGGTTCAACTAACCGCTATCTATATACTCGCGCTACTCCCAATATCTTCGCTGGTTCTCGTTATAAGTATATCGCTCCTCGTATTTCTTTCAATCAGGACGGTTATACTGAACTAGTAAATGCTATTGGTGATGCCATTGATAAGCAGGTAAATGTAGATGGCGCTCAGGCAACTGACAAGACTATTCTTCCTAATTATACCGCTCGTCCTTTTGGCGAAACAATGAATGAAGCCCGTGAATTGTGGCAGAAGATTATTGAAGTAAAGAGCGACGCTGGCAAGGAAGAAATGAAGAATGCTATTCGTAGAATCTTTGGTCAGGATATCCAGTTGTCTAAGGCAACTGAAGAACAGCAGGACCTTGTTGAGCTTGTAATTGAAGAGTTTAAGACAATCCTATAAATAAATTACATAGGCTCGGGTTCTTCCCGAGCCTTTATTTTTGACATAAATAAAAATTTGTGATATAATATTTTTAGAAAGGCGGTTAAAATATGATTGTCTGTAAAGAGTGTAAACAAACCATAACGCATAATAATTATTATTATGTAGATATGACAAATGAATATTTATGTTCCGATAAATGTCGGCTTTCTTATGCTAAGAAAGAAAAAGAAAAAGAAGATAAAGAATATTTGTATGAAACAATAGAAAGAATATTCAATATTTCTTATCCTAATGTTCAGCAAATGACAGAACTAAAACGTTTTAGAGAAAAAGAAGGAATGACACATAAACAAATTTCTTCTATTCTTCACTATATTTATGACGTAAAACAACTAGCACCATATGGATATTCTCTTACATTGGTGCCGCGATATAAAGAAGAGGCAAAAGCGTGGTATTTGGAAAACCAGCGAAGAGCCCATCAGGCACAAGAAGTTGCTAAAAAAACTCCTGCGATTGGTCGTAGGATTGAAAAGATAAATACAACTCGTGATAAAAAACGAGGAATACTTGAAATAAACCCAGAAGATGTGTAAAGGAGCGGATTGGTATTGGAACTAAATAATCAAGATTTGTATTGTCAGGTACTTGGCAGTATAATGAGAGAACCAATTCTTTTACACAATGTTCCGTCTAAAATTACTTTGGATGATTTTCATAATGAAAATAAAGTTTGTAGAGCAATTTTCTTTGCGGTAAATGGTATTGCAAATGAAGAAGTCAGAAATATTGATTGTAATATGATTATGACTTATTTGGAACAATATCCATCTATTAAGAAAAGTTTTGGCTCAAACGGTCCCAGCGTAGTTGAGAATTGTCTTGAACGTGGGCATCCCGAAAGTTTCCAAATTTATTACAATCAGTTAAAGAAAACATCCCTTCTTCGTGATTTGTTGAATCATGGCTATAATGTAGAACCTTATGATTTTACAAGTTGTCAGGCGGGCAGTCGTAAAGAATTTGAAACGATTCAGCGATTTGAAGAAGCAACAGAAGCAGATATTCTTGGATATGTAGAAAAACAGTTTACTGACCTACAAGCAAGACATACTGTAGCTTCTGTTTCACAAGAATATATGGGCGATGGAATTGATGAACTAATTGCTTCATTAGGTGAATTTTCAGACCAGGGCGCTGAACTTCAGGGGCATATGTTTAATTCTATTGTTCGCGGCGCTCGTTTAGGTACGATGTATATTCGTTCTGCGGGTACTGGTATTGGTAAGTCAAGATCAAGTGTATTTGATGCTTGCGGTTTGATTTTCCCTATTATTTTTGATACAAAGAAAAATAGTTTTGTATATATGAAAGATGTTGTTCCTCAGAAAGTTTTGTATATTATGACAGAACAGGTGCCGCGAGAAATTAGAACTATGATTCTTGCGTATGTTTCTGGTATTGAGGAAAACAGAATTGTTAGTAATATTTTAACTCCTGCGGAAAGGCAAAGACTTATGATTGCTGCAGAAATTATTAAATATTATAGTAAATATTTGATTTTTGAAGAAATTAACGACCCGAACTTGAATAACGTTCAGGCTACGATTAAGAAACACGTTCTTCTTGATGATGTTCATTACGTGTTTTATGACTATATTTTTTCTTCGCCGTCATTGATTAATCAATTTAGTCATGCCGGTATTCGTGAAGATGTTGCTCTAATGTTGTTGGCAAACCAGTTAAAAGAAATTGCGAAAACCTATAATGTTTTCATTATGACAAGTACACAGTTGAATGGTGATGGTTTAGCAACAGATGGTAAGCGCCGAGACCAGCGTATGATTCGTGGTTCGAAAGCCGTTGTAGATAAGGCTGATATTGGTTGTATTATTGCTCGTGTTGAACCAACAGATTTGGAACAAGTTTCTGAATCAGCAAATCGTTGTGGCAAAGCGCCGACTCATGTAACAGATATTTATAAAATTCGTAGCGGACGTTTTAAAGGTACTCGTATTTGGTCTTATTATAATCTTGGTAATGGACGAAGAGAAGATTTGTTTATTACCGATGACAATAATCATGAGATTACTTTTGAATCTTATGAACTTATTTACCCAAACTCTAATTTCTCAGAAGAATGGAGTTTGGAAAAAGTGAAAGCATATTTAGAAAGGAAAGATGAGTTCTAATGTGTTTTGAAGCAAGTTTCTATGATGATATAGCAATTAAAAATGGCTTAGGCGGCCATAGTCTAGTTGAAAAACTTACTATGAAAAATGTGGTTACTTTTCTTGAAAGTCTCGGTGTTGAAGATATAGATGAACAAGATGGATATCTTGTTTGTCCTACTATTTGTCACAACCCGCTTGATGAAGCAGAAAGTATGAAACTTTATTATTATGATAAAGATAGGCATTTTCATTGTTATACAGAATGTAGTGAAAACTTTAATATTATTGAGCTGTATAGACGTTATATGGCTATCAATCATTATGAAGTTACTTATTTTGAAGCGGAAGATTACATTCGTCAGTTTGTAACTGATACAGATTTAGAAATAGAAACTTATCATAAAAAGGAAAAAGAAGAAAAAACAGAAAAAATTGATTTCATAGATTTACCTGAATATAAACCTTATGTAATGGATTGCTTTATTCCATATCGTCATCCACTTTGGTTGCGGGATGGAATTAGCGGTGAATCAATGGATAAATTTAATATTCGTTTTTCTCTTTCTCAAAATAAAATTATAATCCCCCATTATGACTTAGAGGGTAAATTGGTCGGTATTCGCGGAAGAGCAATTGAAGAAGAAGATATACAAAAAGGCAAATATCAGCCGGTTCTTTTAGGTGAACAATTATATCGCCATCCTCTCGGTTTCAATTTGTATGGAATAAATGAAAATAAAAAAGCAATACAAATGACAAAACGAGCAATCCTTTTTGAAGGAGAGAAAAGTGTGTTGTTATCTAATAGCTATTATGGAAACTTCAGTACAGCAGTAGCAACATGCGGTTCCCAGTTGAATCGTTTTCAAATCAACTTGCTCGTTAAGAAATTGGGGGTTACAGAAATTACACTGGCTTTTGACAAAGAATATGATAAACCTTATAGTGAAGAAGGAAAAAAATATCGTCAGAAGCTTATTGATAAATGTAAAAAATATCAAGGTCTTGCAACCTTTTATTATATTTTTGACGAACACGGGCTTTTGAATAAAAAAGACAGCCCAATTGATAGAGGATTAAAAACTTTTGAAACCTTATTTAATAAAAGAATAAAAATTGTATGAATGGAGAGATTATTTTCAAATGAAATATAGACTATTACACGAACTACCTCATGACCCTCAAACTTGCCTAGGATGGCTACTAGATGCCCGTGGCGTTGAAGATATAGAAGGATATGTTTATCCCTCTAAAGAATATGAATTAAGTCCTTATCTACTTGATAATATTGATGATGCCGCCCATTCACTACTATGGCATTTGAAGAATGATAATGCTATTCTATTAGTTGTTGATAGTGATGCTGACGGTTTTTGCAGTTCTGCCATGATGTATAATTATATGAAGCATTTCTTTCCAAATGCTACAATTGATTATATTTGTCATGAACACAAGGCTCATGGATTAGACGATATTATTAATCAAGTTCTTGAAAGTGATTATGATTTAATTATTTGTCCTGATGCTTCAAGTTTTGATATTGAAGAACATAAACAATTGAAAGAAAATGGCAAAGAAGTTTTAGTTATTGACCACCATGATGCGCCCGAATATAGTAAGTATGCTATTGTAGTAAATAATCAACTTTCAGAAAAGTATACTAATAAAGGATTGTGTGGCGCTGGTGTTGTTTACAAGTTCCTTCAAGTAATGGATAAATATCTTGAGTCAGAACATGGAAAAGAATATATTGACCTATGCGCGCTTGCTAATATTGCCGATTGTATGTCTCCAACAAATTTGGAAACGCGATATTATATTACAGAAGGCTTAAAAGAAGAAAATATTAAGAATGGTGGCTTTAAGGCTTTTATTAAAGCACAAGAATTTTCTCTAAGTAAAGCCGGTGGAAAAGGCATGGATTATATGAAGGTGGCTTTTTATATTGCGCCACTAATCAATGCTATTACTCGTGTTGGTACAATGGATGAAAAAAATATGCTTTTTGAAGCCTTTATTCATCCTGATGATTTGGTTCAAAGTGGTAAGCGAGGAGCCAAGCAAGGTGATATGGAAAAGATCGCTGTTGAAACTGCACGTCTTGCTACCAACGCTCGCTCTCGCCAGAATAGAATTAAAGATAAGGCAGAGGAACTTTTGGATTACAGGATTCATAAGTTTGATTTGCTTGAAAATAAAATTATTGTAATTGAAGTATTTGAAGAAGATAAAATCCCACAGGAACTTACTGGTTTGCTTGCTACACAATTTGTAAGTAAATATGGTCGTCCTTGTATTGTTGTTAGAAAGAATGATAACGGTTTCTTACAGGGTTCTCTGCGCGGCAATGAGAATTTTGAAGAAGTTCCAGATTTTAAATCTTTCTTGCTAGATAGCGGAATTATGGAATATGTAGAAGGACACCCGAATGCCGCCGGTGTATCTGTTCATGAAAAGAATCTAGACAGCTTATTAACATATGCTAATACTCAGATTTCAGACAAAGGTTTGGAAAACGTTTATTCAGTAGATTACATTTTTACCGAAGATGAAAATTTCTCTAACTTGGCTCTAAACCTTGCTAGTGATGGAAGCCTTTGGGGAAATGACGTATATGAACCAAAAGTTGTTGTTGAAAATGTTCCAGTAAAAAATCTTTTTATTATGGGAGCAGATAAAAGTAGTGCCAAATGGACACACAATGGAGTTGAGTATGTTCGTTTCAAGGATACTGATTTTATTGACGAAATTCAACAATATGACCGCTGTGAAATTACTGTTTATGGCACAATTGCGGTAAACGAATGGGCTGGTAAGAAAACTCCACAAATTAGAATTGAAGATTGGTCAATTCGTGATACTTCTGATGATTTTTGACAAAATTGAAATTTTATAATATAATATAAAAAATAAGAAAGTGAGGAAGATAAGATTGAGTAATAAATCATACCCAGGAAGTTTACATAATCATACAGATTTTAGCAACCTGAGGCTTCGTGATAGTATAAACAAGGTATCTTCTCTCATTGATTATGCTATTGAATTAGGGCACTCATGTGTTGCGATTACCGACCATGAGTGCCTTAGTAGTTATATTCAAGTTGAAGAATACTATGAAAAAGTAAAAGATAAAATTAAAGTCATTCGTGGTAATGAAATTTATCTTACTCGTAATGGTCTAAACGCGAATAATTTCAATAAAGAACGCGGCGATGATTATTACCACTTTATTCTTTTGGCAAAAGACGCTGAAGGATATAAGCAACTTTGTGAACTTTCTACAAGGGCTTGGTTGCGGTCTTATGTATCTCGTCGTTTGCGTCGTGTACCGACTTATTATAAGGATTTGAAAGATATTGTTGCTATAAATCCTGGCCATTTAGTAGCCAGCACGGCTTGTCTTGGCGGTCAGTTACCGAAGTTTCTTTTAAAATATTATAATACTGGTGATGAGAAGTATTGGGAAACTGCGGTAAATTGGTGTAAGTATATGGTTAATATTTTTGGTGAAGGCAACTTCTATCTGGAGATGCAACCTTCTAAAAATAGAGAACAAGAAATCGTAAACTTACATATTTGTCGCCTACATGATGAATTGAGTTTGCCGATAATTATCACGACTGATAGTCATTATCTTAAGAAAGAAGATGCTATTATTCATGAAAAGTATCTTAATTCTCAGGATGGCGACCGCGAAGTAAAGGCTTTCTATGAAACAACTTATATGATGGGAACGGAAGAACTTGAAAGTTTTTTTCCGTATCTTACTCGTCCTTATCTTGATGAGGCTTATGAAAATATTAATCATATTGCTTCAATGTGTGAAGATTTTTCAATCAAGCGACCGCTTCGTATTCCTTGCTTGCCTTGGAAAAGTTATAATGTAAGAAATACTATTGAAGTAGAAAAATACGTTTCTTATATGCCTGCTTTAGAAAACTTTGTAAAGTCATCTTACAAGGAAGATAATGAACTTGTTTTTGCTGTAATTGATGGTATTATAAATCATTCTGACCTTCAGAATAAAGAGGCATATGAAGCATTAAACCAATGCTTGGAAATGACTTGGGTTTCAAGTGAAGTAAATAAAGCACGATGGAGCGCTTATTATCTTAATCTTCAGAAGATTATTGAGGAATGTTGGAATGCAGGAACTATTGTTGGTCCAGCTCGCGGTTCTGGTGGCGGTTTTCTTTTGTTGTATTGCTTGGATATTATCCAAATGAATGCACTTCGTGAAAAAACCACTATGTATCCTTGGCGTTTCTTGAATCCCGAACGTGTTAGTGTTCTTGATATTGACTTTGACGTTTCAGGTTTGAAGCGAAAAAATGTATTGGACCATCTTCGTAAAACTTATGGTGAAGATAGAGTTTGTAACGTTCTTACTCTAAGAACTGAAAAATCTAAGAGTGCTATTCTAACCGCGGCGCGTGGTTTGGATATGACGCCGGAAGAAGGTCAGTATCTTTCTTCACTAGTTGGAGCAGAACGTGGTCAGTTGTTTACTTTGAAGCAGATGTATTATGGCGATGAAGAAAACGAAATGAAACCCAATGCGACTTTCGTTGAAGAAATGAATCGTCATCCTCAACTTTGGGAAATTGCTCAGAAGATTGAAGGACTTATCTGCGGCGCCGGTATTCATGCTGGCGGCGTAGTATTTAATGATGAACCGTTTACAGAAACTGCTTCACTTATGCGAGCGCCTGATGGTACTGTAATTAGTGGTTTTGAACTTCATGACCTTGAGAAGTGTAGTCTTATTAAGTATGACGCACTTTCTGTTGAAGGTATGGACCGTATTCAGGTTTGCCTTGAATTACTTATCAAATATGGTTTTATCAAAGAAGAAAAAACTTTAAAAGATACATATGAAAAAGTAATTGGTGTATATAACATTGAACGTGATGACCCATCAATGTGGGAAAAAGTTTGGAATCATGAGATTGTTAGTTTGTTCCAGATGGAACAGTCTTCTGGTATTCAAGGTATCGCAGCAACAAAGCCGCAGAACGTTGACGACTTGGCGGCGTTAAATTCTGTTATTCGTCTAATGGCGCAAGAAAAAGGCGCGGAAACTCCTATTGAAAAATATGCTCGTTTTCGTAAGAACTTGAATGCTTGGGAAACTGAAATGATTAAGGCTGGTCTAACTGAGCAGGAACGTCAACTTTTACATAAAGAACTTGATGCTTCTTCTGGTTTGTGTATCGCACAGGAACAGTTTATGATGTTAGTTCAGATTCCTGAAATTGGTGGTTTTGGATTGCAGTGGGCTGACCGTTTGAGAAAGTCTATTGCTAAGAAGAATCCCAAGGAATATGAAAAACTCACTGCTGAGTTCTTTGAAAACATGAAAAATAAAAATCTTTCTGTAAATCTTTGTAATTATGTTTGGAATACTCTAATTGCGATGAACCGTGGTTATGGTTTCAATCAGGCTCATACATTAGGCTATTCTCTTGTGGCTCTACAAGAAATGAATTTGGCTTGTAAATATCCTATCATTTTCTGGAACACAGCAAATCTTATCGTAGACAGCGCGGGCGTTCAAGAAACTGAAGAAGGCGATGAAGAAACTTTAGTAGTTGAACTTGAAGATGAAGAAGTTGAGGAAATCGTTGATATTTATGAGCCGGAAGATTGGGAAGAATATGATTATGAAGATTTGCCCGATAGAACCGCGAAAAAGAAAAAGAAAAATAAGAGTATTGACTTTGGTAAAATTGCTATGGCAATCGGTAAGTTCCAAACAGCCGGCATAAAAGTTTTACCTCCAGACATTAATAAGTCTGACTTTAGTTTTACTCCGGATGTTGAATCTAATTCAATTGCGAGTGGACTTCGTAATATTACTCGTATTTCAGCGGATTTAGTTGAAAGAATTATTGCAAATCGTCCATATTCTTCTATTGAAGATTTTAGGTCTAAAGTAAAAGTAAATAAAACACAAATGTTTAATCTGTTAAAGTGCGGCGCTTTTGACTGTATTTATCCTGATAGAATGAAAGCAATTAAAGAATTTGCTTCATCTTTGGCAGACGTAAAATCAAACTTAACATTGGCGAATGTTCCTATGTTAATGAAGTATGGTATTCTTGAAGAAGCAGAAGAATACACTGAAATTTTTATGTATAATAAATTCTTAAGAAAGCATCTTACAGAAGATAAAAATTACATAGAAATGGCTCCCAAAGCATTAGAGTATTATTGCGATAGATTTGATCCAGATGTATTAATTGGCGATGGTTCTCTTCTTCCAGTTAAGGCTTGGGAAAAACAGTATAAAAAAGCAATTGAACCTCTTGGAGCGTTCATTAAAGAAAACAAAGAGTTTTTACTTGAAGAACTTAATACTGCTCTAATTAAAGAACAATTGGAAGAATATTCTAATGCTTCTTTATCTCGTTATGAAATTGAATCTATGTCTTTCTATTATCATGAACATGAATTAAAAAATATGGATAGAATTAAATATGATTTAGTTGACTTTAATTCTTTACCATTTGAACCGGAAGTTGAAAGAACTTTCCCTGCGAAAGATGGTAATGGAGAAATTAAACTTTATCGTTTATATCATATTTGTGGAACTGTTCTTGATAAAAATAAGATGAAAGGTAATGTAAGTTTGCTAACTCCTGATGGAGTTGTAAACGTAAAAGTTTGGAAAAATCAATTCGCTAAATATGACAAACAGATTTCTGAAGTTGGTTTAGACGGCAAGAAGCATGTGATGGAACGCAGTTGGTTCCAGCGAGGAAATCTATTGTATATTCAGGGTATTCGTCGCGGCGATAGTTTTATTCCAAAAACATATAAAGGTAGCCTTCATAGGATTCCTATTATGAAGATTACCAAGATTGATGGTAAAGATATTGAATTTACCAATTTGAGGTATGATGAAGTATGATAGGAATTTATGATTATGATTTTATAACTCGCGCTCATGGAAGGGGGTTGCCGCCTCCTTCCATTGAAGCGATGAAGATGGCAACTTATTTGAAGCGATATGAAAAGAAACCTTACCGTTTACTTACTTCTTTAGAACAAATATTAAATTGTGAAAAAGTTTATTTCTTTACAAATCAGATTGTAGAGGAAATTCCTACGGAAGTTTTCTTTTATGATAATGTTGAGTTTTATGGAGAATATATGAGTGAAGTCTTATCACCTTTAATTCAACATATGGCTCCTGACGTATCTCTTTATAAAGAAGAAATACAAAAAAGAATCGCCGAAGATAAAGTTGGCTCAGCGAAAGCATTATCATTTTTAGATTCAATTTATTATCAAGCGAAAATAAACGGAGAAACATTACCAGTGCCGCCGATGTCATCTAAAAAGAAAATCTATATTTATGATAAAGATTTTCTTGGCTATGAAGATTGTTGGGAAATATTGGATAAAATTATTGAGAGGCGGCCAAGTACAATTCATATGACAGAGATGATACAATGTCATACGATGAAACAGTTTCTTTTTCTTCGTGAAGAATATGAAAAAGTAAGTCGAGCGAATAAAATTGCCTTGGATTATTTTGTTCCTCTTCATCAATTAGAAGTATATTTTGGAAAATACAAAATGAAACTTCTTGGTGAAATTACAAAAAATTCTAGTGTTTATATTTACTTAGGAAAATGTTACGGCGCCCAAGCGTATAACAATACTTTTTATGTAAAAAATATACTTTACTGTTTAAATCTTCTTTTCAGTTATTACTCAAGAAATATTCCAATTATGGCAGAAATATATTATCCTAAATTTGAAGAAGATAATCCATATATTGAAATCTATAAAGCAATAAAATCTTGGGCTAATAATGAAGATTGGGATATTATATTACAAGATTCTTTTAGAACGAAACTTCAAAAAGAAAAACTAGAACAACTTTTAGATAAACATCCAATTATGAAACCATTCTTCTCTTATTCTAAAAATAAATTAAAAGATACTAGAGGAATATGGAGGATTATATAATGACTAATTTTGAAATTAAAACTGAGATTGAACAACTTGAAGCAAGAAAAAGAGAACTACAAATGTCTTCTTTTGAATTGAATGTTGAGGCTTTAGATATCAATGCGCGCATCGCCCATCTTCGCAATGAATGCACTCATACTGATGCTGACGGTACTTTTGCTATTAACAAACATGAACGTTGTAAGTATTGCGGGCGGAATATGCACAAGTGATTATACTCTATCATATCAATTCACATCAATGTAAAACAGTTAAACAAAAACTTATTGAAAAGAAATTACAATACAAAGAAATAACCGATGTAGACGAAATACTAAAATCCCATATATTTCAGGTTCCTACTCTTGTAGTAGAAGAGCAAGAATACGGATTTATTCAAGCGTTGAAATGGTTGAATAAGGTGGGAAAAATATGAATATTACAGTTATTAAACGTAGTGGAATCAAAACTGAATTTAATGGTGAAAAAATTATCTTAGCAATTACTAAAGCATACGATGGGGAAGAAACTCCAAAATACGCTTTTTCAATTGTAAAAAAAATTGAAAAATATGCCAAGAAAAATGGTAATATTATTCATGTAGAAGATATTCAAAATTTAATTGAAATTCATCTAATGAAACGCGATAAGAAAACTGCTCGTGAATTTATTAGATATAGATATAAGCGAGAAGTTGCTCGCAATAGTTCTACTGAGTTTATTGATGCAATGACAGATAAGCTCATGGCGAAGAACGTAGAAAATTCTAACGCTAATGTAGATGAACATTCTTTTGGCGGGCGCGTTGGCGAAGCTTCTAATGAAATGATGAAGCAGTATGCTCTTGACCATTGTATGAGTGAGCTTTCAAGAAAGAATCATCTAAATAATGAAATTTATATTCATGACTTGTCTGCTTATGCAGTAGGCATGCATAACTGTCTATCTATGCCGCTAGATGATTTACTTGCCAAAGGTTTCAATACTCGTCAAGTAGACATTCGTCCTGCCGGCAGTATCAATACTGCTTTTCAACTTGTAGCCGTTCTTTTCCAATTGCAGAGTCTTATGCAGTTTGGCGGCGTAAGTGCAACACACTTGGATTGGACAATGGTTCCATATATTCGCAGAAGTTTTTATAAGCATTATAAAGACGGAATTAAATACTTTGAAAATGAAAGTATTGATGTAAATGATTATCAAATCAAAGTAGAACATACTAGTATTGACGATGCTTTCTATCGTAAAGAAGCGAATCCTCAAGTTTATGAATATGCAATGGATATGACTAAGCGAGAGTTAAATCAAGCCGTTGAAGGTTTTTATCATAATCTTAACTCACTACAAAGTCGTAGTGGAAATCAGCTTCCGTTCAGTTCCATTAATTATGGCACTTGTACTCTTATTGAAGGACGTATGACTATTGAAGCAATTCTTGGCGGTAGTTTAAAGGGTGTTGGAAAATTCCATCGTACAAGTGTATTCCCTTGTGGTATTTTCCAGTGTATGAAGGGTGTCAATCAGGAAACTAATGAACCTAATTATGACATGTTCCGTTTAGCGCTAAAATCTACAGCAAAACGTTTATATCCAAATTATGCTAATTGTGATTGGAGTGGCAATGCTGGTTATGATAGAAATGACCCTCGTACATATTTTAGTACCATGGGATGCCGCACAGCCAATGGTTGGGATATCAATGGATTTGGTCAGTTAAAAGATGGCCGCGGCAATATTTGTCCTGTAACAATTATTTTACCAACTTTAGCAATGCAAGCACGTGAGCTTTGGGAGGAAGATGGTGGCAATGAAGATAGCCTAGAAGATGTTTTCCTTAATATGCTATACTATAAAATTGGCGAAGCAAAAGATATGCTCATTGAACGTTTTGAATATATTTGCTCTCAGCCGGCGTCCTCAGCGAAATTCATGTATGAGAATAACACAATGGCAGGTTACGTGCCAGAAGAAGGAATTCGGTCTGCTTTAAAGCATGGCACACTTGCACTTGGGCAGTTAGGTTTAGCAGAAACATTACAAATTCTTGTAGGATATGACCATACAGAAAAGACTGGTATGGACTTAGCCAAGAAGATTGAACAAATGTTTAAAGAACGTTGCGCTGAATTTAAAGAGAAATATAAACTGAATTTTGGCGTGTATTATACTCCCGCCGAGTCCCTTTGTTATACAGCAATGAAAAAGTTCCAGCAGAAATATGGAATTATTCCTAATGTTTCTGACCGCGAATATTTCACCAACAGTATTCATGTTCCAGTCTGGAAAGAACTATCTCCATTTGAAAAAATTGATATTGAAAGCCAACTAACTGGTTATTCTTCTGCTGGTTGTATTACTTATGTAGAAATGCCAAGTGGAGTAAAGAATAATGTTGATGCTCTAGAACAGATAGTTAAATATGCTATGAATAAAGATATTCCTTATTTTGCTATCAATGTTCCAGTTGATACATGTCTAAACTGTGGCTACAGTGATGAAATTAACGATAAATGTCCCGAATGCGGTAGTTCTAATATTCAGCGTCTTCGTCGTGTAACTGGTTATTTAACAAATGACTACAAAACTGCTTTTAATTACGGTAAGCAAAAGGAAACAGAAGACCGTGTAAAGCACGCTCATTAAGGTGATATTATGTTAGGAAAGATAGCAGGTATTTACTATAATGACACTGCCGCGGCTCCCGGCTTTTGTGTTTCAGTATATGTAAGCGGTTGTGATTTACATTGTAAGGGTTGCCATAATCCTCAAGCTCAAAGCTTTGATTATGGCGAAGAACTTACAGAGGAATTAATTCAAAAAATTATTTTAGCCTTGAATGCGAATGGAGTAATGAGAAAGTTATGTATTCTTGGTGGCGAACCTTTACATCCAATGAATGTTCCAATGACTGAATATCTAATTAAAAGATGTAAAGAAGTATTTCATAATCTTGAAATTTATATTTGGTCTGGATATGATTATGAAATATTAAAAAATAGAAAGGAATGTAATTATATTTTAAATACTGCAACTTGCCTTATTGATGGTTTATTTATTGAAGAGTTGCGAGATACTACCCTTCCAATGCGTGGCAGTAGCAACCAAAATATAATTATGCTAAAAGAAAATGAATAAAAAATCCTTTGCCGGCGGTCTTTGTATTGGGCTTGCGGCGTTGGCTAATATGCTGGCGCCGCACCCAGTTATTGGTGCTTTTTTGTTTTGCTTTGGCTTATTTGCTATTTTAGCAAATGATTTTAAATTATGTACTGGTATGTTCGGTAATTGTAAATCCTTCAAAGATTGGCTAAATGCTTTAGGTGTTTTAGTCGGTAATTATTGGGGAGCATCGCTAATTGCTATTTTTGCTTTATTGTGCGGATGGGAATTACCGAAAGTAGTCGTATATAATGCCAATCTATGGACGGTATTGTACAAGTCTATTTTATGTGGTGCTATGATTCACATTGGAGTAAAGTCGTATAAAAATGGTCACCCGTTAGTTATGTTCCTTTCAGTAGCATTATTTGTATTGTGCGGAATGGAACATTGTGTAGCCAATACTTTTTTACTTCTTTTCAGTTCTACTTCTGGTTTCTTACCAGCATATGGAATCAATATTATCGGTAATGCCGTTGGTGCGAAAATAATGGACTATTTTCTCTCTTAAAATTTTAAAGTCAAATTTTTTAAAAAAATTTGACTTTTTCTTTTTTTTGTTTTATAATAAAATAAATCAAAAAGGAGAATAAGAACATGACAACTACTTGGATTATTGTAATACTATGTTTTGCTCTTGTTTTATTCTATTTCTACACTCAAGGTCGCGAAGATAAATATAAGGAAAGTTATGGCGACCTAGAGCGTCTACGCGCAGAAAGGTTGGATTTAGAGGAATAGAATAATCTAAAAAGAGAAACTAATGAAGAACTAAAAAAAGAGTATGCAAATTGGAAGGATTTACTTAATTGTATAGATAATGATATCCAAGGCGCGAATAATAAATTAAGCCATTTAAATGATATCATTTCATAGAAAGAAATTCTTATAGAGTAGAAGCAATCTTTGATTGATAATGGTATTGGAAAGTTAGAAGAAGAAAAGAAAAATAGTATGGCGATGCGTTTAGTTCAGGAGCAAAAACGTTTAGATGAGCTATTAGAAGAAACTCGGAAAGTTTCTGAACGAAGTATTGCTGAATGGACTGAAAAAGCAGAAGATGCTCGTAATAAATATCTTTCAGTAATGGAAACTTTGCGGGCAGAAGAATCTATTCAAGAAACGCACATGCTTCAAATTCCGCAGAATATTCGTGATGATATTTCATATTTAATTGAAACAGTAGTACCTCGTTTGAATAATAAAGAACTTATTAATAAACTTATTTGGTCTGAGTATATTCAAAATACTACTAAAGATATGCTAGAAGCTATTCTTCCAAGTAAAGAATGTTCTGGTATTTATAAAATTACTAATGTTGAAACGAAGAAAAGTTACATTGGTCGTTCAACAAATGTTTATAAACGACTTCAAGACCACATTAAAAGTTCTTGTGGAATTGCTACAATTGCTGATTAGAAAGTTCATCATGCTATGCGAGATGAAGGATTATGGAATTTCCAATTTGAATTGTTAGAAGAATGCGATAAATCCAAATTAGGAGAGCGCGAAAAATATTATATTGAATTTTTTCAAACTCAAAAATATGGTTATAATGCTGTCGCCGGAAGTGCATTTAAGGAGTAATTAATGGAAATTAACGAAATTATCCCAATAGAAAAACGTAGTAGATTATGTGTTCATTGTGATGATAAGTGTAAAACTACTTATCTAATTGCCGAACCTCGTATGGGTAAAACAACCGAAACAATTCGTCAAGCGGTTTTTCGTCGCTGTCATATCCTTTCTAAAGAATATGATTATTTCCGTTCAGTTGGTATGAAGCATGTTTCAGAAACTACTGGAAGTGAAATTGGTTTTTTAGGTATTAGAGATTTACTTTACAGCGATAAAAACTATTTTGAAGGAAAGCAAAAACTAAATTTATGTGTTGATGGAGCAAAAGGAATATTAGAAGAATTACTATCTGAACGTTTTGGAGTTCCAGTAGAAATTCAATATATGTCAATTGAAGCACCGAGGAATAATTAATGAGAGATAAAGAATTTTTTGATGAAAATATTGAGGAAACAATAGAATATTTAAAAACATTACCTCGCGCGGATAACGTTCCTATTCCGAATGCTGGTACAGGAGAATGGAAACCAGCATTTGAACCCGCCAAAGAGGATGAAGAACTTCCAAAAGAAATTTGGATTCCCAATCGCCGCGAGCGTCGTTTAATGAAGAAACGTGGCAATAAAATGGAAAAAGCTTTATCTAAGTTTTATCAAAATGCCATTGATGAAGCGAGAGATTATGTAAATACACCCAATTATAAAAACGAAATTTATAAAGCACTTTACGAAAAAACAAAAGCAAGAAATGAAGAATTAGAAAAGGAGATTTCACAAAATGGCATTACAGCTAACGAAGGAAACTAAACATTGGCGAGTAGATAGTGAGGATGAAGCCGTAGATATGATTGCTGAATATAAGGATAATGCTACAAAAGGCGGTTATATCGTGACTAAGAGCGGTTATAAAATTAAGACTAAGAAGTCTAAGGGTGAAATCATTGACCTTTGGGCAGAAGTTGAAATTACATTTTCTTATGAGGTATAATATATATGGACGATTTTATTTCTGATTTACTAAGACAACTTACAGAAAGCCTTGACGATATAATGGCAATTGAAGATGAAAAATTTGCTTTGGCTCAGGATTTAGCTCTTCAAGCCATTACCATGACATTAAGTGGAACTCAGGCTGATTATCAAATTGGTCAGGCAGTTGCGGCAAATAAGGCGGCGGGTATTAGTCGTTCTCAAATGATTGATTATAATGAGCTTCTTAAAGATACTTTATATAATCTAATTCAGAATGGATATAAGACTCGTTATAACAATCCTAATAAACATGAATTCCTTGATAGTTTCTATTCTCTTGTTGAAAAATATACTGATAAAATGATTCAGTTCTGGGATTTAGAAACTCCTGTTGTTTATGTACAGAGGTTACACGAAAACGCTAAACTCCCCTCTTATGCAAGCGCTGGAGACCAGGGTGCTGATATTTATGCCTGTGAAGATATTACTATTCCCGCGAATAGTTTTGGCACAATTGTAAAAACTGGTTTGGCGATGGCTATTCCTTTTGGCTGGGCTATTGCAATTCGTCCTCGTAGTGGTATGAGTCATAAAACTCGTATGCGTATTTCTAATACTCCCGGAACAGTGGATACCAATTATAAGGATGAAATTGGTGTAATTGTTGATAATTTCTCTAATGAAGAATATAAAATTAAAACGGGCGATCGTATTGCTCAGTTTGTTATTGAAAAAAATTATCAAGCCAATTTTACCGAAACTGAAGACGTTCATAGCCATGGCGAAGATCGCGGTGGCGGGTTCGGTCATACTGGTGTATAATGGCTATTAATATATATACTGTATAGGAAGATGCTACCAGCGCGGGCTGGTAGCTAATTTCTACAACATATAAAAACTTAAAAACATCTATGGAATGGTAGTGCCCTAAAGGACATTTAGTTGAAATGACATATGAAGAGTGGCGCAAAACTCACTCTTGTGCTAAATGTAATGAAGCTCATTCTCATGGTGTTTTAAGAAATAAAATTCCTGACAAACCAGCAGGAACCTACCGCGTTCTTTCCCTTGACGCGGCGACAGGAGCAACTGGTTGGTCGTTATATGATAATAAAAAACTTGTCGCCTATGGAACTTTTAATACATAGGAATACGATAAAACGGCTCGTATATACGAAGTATATGAATGGTTAGATGAAATGTTGGTTAAATCTAAATGCGATGCCGTTGGTTTGGAAGGAATTTAGTTACAAAAGAATGTATAGATGTTTTAGACTCTTGCTAATTTATAGGGGGTAATTTTAAATACTTTATATGCCAGAGATATTAAGTATGAAGTTGCTTCTTCAAGCACATGGCGTTCTTTTGTAAATTTAAATAATCACGATTAGCGCGAAAACGCAAAAGCTAAAGCATAGGCTTGGGTATTAATGAATTATCATTTAAAATGTACACAAGATGAAGCCGATGCTATTGTAATGGGAAAATATTTTTCAAATACATTAAAAGAAAAAAAGAAAATTACTTGGGGTGAAGATATTTTATGACCGCTACTATTTATGATATTATTTCTGCAAATCCTGTATTTACCAAGATTCTACAGCATGAATTTACTGGTAAACAGTCCTTTATGATTAGCCGCGTTCTTCGTGCGCTAAATACTGAAACTGAATCTTTTAACAAGACTCGTGAAGAAGTTTTGAAGAAGTATGCTGAAACTGATGATGCTGGTGAAATGATTATTTCTGAAGGAAATGTAAAGATTCGTGACGGCGAAATGGAATCTTTCCAGAAAGAAATTAATGAATTGCTATATGCTGAGTTAGATGTAGATGTTAAGCCTATTCCTGTAGATTGGCTTGATGATGTAAAGCTAACTCCTCAGGAAATGATTGTACTAGAGCCTTTTATTTCTATGGAATAAATAAAAAAATAAAGAGGATGACGAAAGTCATCCTCTTATTTTTTTATGGAATTAATGCTAAAAGTTTTTCTAATTTATCATATGTTAAAGTCTTAGTTGCCCCACTACTATTTCTAAAAGTAATAGAACCATTATTTATTGTAATAGACTTTGCTTTCATTTTTCCTTCTTCAGTAATTGTAAAAGGTGCTTTAGTTGGATTAGAATCTCCTGCCCAAAATCTTATTGGTTTACTTAAAATTGGGTCAACGTATCCATCATTACCACAAATGCCAGCAAAATTACTTGTCTCGCCATCGCTTCCAGCGTATAATCTATCTACAACATGTAAATATCCATCATCATGAACCTATACAGTAAGCGTAGGATTATCTTTATTATCATATGTATAGAAAAATAAACCATGTTCTCCACTAGCATTTTTACCAAAGATAGTTATAGGTTTACCAGTTTTACTTAATAACTATAATCCATTTTTAGAATCAAGTTTCATAGAACCATCAGAAGAAGCCATTTTGAAACCATGCCAATCCAATACCAATTCTTCTTTTCCGTCTAACATATACATTAAACCGTCTTCATTTATTTTAATATAAGAATTATTACTATAAACTGGAGAGCCATTAGAAGAGTCAGATTTATAAGCATATAGTCCTTCACTATTCCACTAAAATGCTGCCTAATCTCCTGACATAATTCTAATTAATCTTGTATCAAGCTGTCCAGTGGTAATTAAATTAGCATTTATGCCCATTGGAGTTATTGCTGTTTCCCAATTGCGTTCATTGGTTTCATCATTAATAGAGCCGGAGCAAAATACTCCACCGCCTCGTACAGCAATTTGTCCATATATGCCATTGTTATAAGGAATAGTATTAGTTAATACAAGACCGCCTGTATCATCTAAATGAAGATTAGAATCACTAAAATTAAAAGCAATATTATTATTATCTAACGTAGACTATAATACAGAAGGCTGTACTTCTCCGGAAGAAGTAAAACTCGCCGCGGCAATGTTATACATATTTTGATTCTATTTCATTGCTTCATTCTAAGCAGAAATAGAAGAAAATAAATCTTCAAATTTTGTTTTATAATTTGAAACTATTACAGTATCTTCTTTAGGCTTGTCTAAAACATAAGTTAAACCAGATATATATCCATATTCTTTATAAACGTCTATAGAATAATCATTGATATGACAAAGTTGGCCAAGTTCTAAAGAATTTATTTCATCGGGAATGTTAGCTACCTAAATTTCATAAGAATATTTAGGTTTGGAACTATCTTTCGCCACCTATTTAGCATCTAAATATAATTGTTCATTAGCTCTTGAAACCTAAAAGATAATATTATAAGTTTCTTCTAATAAATAACTAGGAAAATGTTTGTCAGATACTTTTAATGTAATATAAGGGCGTCCTTTACGCTCAAGAATCTAATAATCTTCATAATTAGTTAATTTTTTAGCATCAGGAGTAACATAAATCTTGAAATTTTCACTTTCAGTATTTACATTACGATAGTCTATAAAAATACGAGGATAAACAATTTTGTATCTATCAGAACCATTTCTAATAGTTAGCATTACATCCTCTTCAATAGTCTCTCCTTTGTCAAAAGAATATTTTACAACTTGGTATCTTTGATAATCTATATCATCGGATGTTAATAGTATTACTGGTATAATATTATTGTTGCTACTATCTTTTAAAAAAGCATATTTAAAACCAGAATTATTATATAAATGACGAGAACTTAAATATTGATTTGATCCTAAAAAAGCTCCTGTTAAATTATAATAATCGGCATACTCTGTTTTGTTTGTATCAAAATCTTTGTTATAAATTAAATCTTTGTATATAGAATTTTGTTTTGGCACTTTAATTTCTAAATAAGGAACGGTGTTTGCTTTATTAGATTTTACCGTATGAATAGTTAATTCAGTGCCCGCGGGATAAATTCCATTATCTGTTCCAGCAGAGGTTGGGGCTTCAAATGTATAATATTTTGCATCTAATAATACATAATATTTTTTATTTTCTGTTATTGTATTTTTATTGACAGTTATCCAAGTATATTCTGGATTCATTAAAGTAATACAAAAATCAGAAACAAGCCGAAGTTTTACTTCATTATTATCCTTATTAGCTTTTTCAGTTGTACCAATTCTTCGTAAAAAATTAGACGGTAGTTCTATAAAAGAATAATAAGTTCGTTTATCATCACTAATATCATCACTTGAAGCATAATAATATTCTTTTTGCTCTTCTTCAAAAAGAATTTCATCAAAAATGATTGTAGTATTATCTACGGTTTCATTTCGCTTGTCTTTCATTATGGCAACATTATGGCCCTCACCAGGATCTTCATAAGATTCTGGCTGCCAATAACCTTCACGTAAAGCTGGGCCTAAAGTACGCTCTAATTTAAAATTTAAAGCTTCTTTTTGAGCCAAAAGAGAAAGCCTGTTGTTATCATTTATTTTTATATCTTTTTTTAAACCTGACCAATTATCTTCGCTACCTTCGTCAGTACCTATTAAAGCTGAATATTCCTCATATTTTGCCCGCTAAGTATCTTCTTTAATCTAAAGGGAATTACAAATAGTTTCATATTTATTTTTTGGAAAGTATTCTAAAGATAAATAAATAACCACACCTTTTGATATATCAGCATCTTTACTTCCAAAATATTTTTCTCTTCCTTCTTCTGTGGCAAAGATATCATTATTTTTAGAAGTAAAAATAGAGTCTGGAAATCCATATTCATCTTTGGTTACATACCAACTATTCCTATTACTACTAGCATTGGAAGGAGCGTTTTGAGCATGTACTAATGGGCGGTTAACTTCCTATTCATCAACTATCATCAATGGAAAAAGAGATTTAGAATCATCATAAGAACTATCTGAATATCCTTTAATAGTGGCAACATTTATACCTTCTAATCTCAAGCTTCCCTATAAAATTTCCATAGAGTCTTTTGGAACAAAAGTAATAAAATAACTATTGCCATTTCCACCTTTTAAAACTGGCTCATTGGATAAAGACTAAGCATATTTTTCATATGTTTTTAATTGTTCTTGAGCGCTTTCCATTGAAGCTTTTGCAGTGGCTTGCAATGCTTCAAGCTCATTTAACTATACAGCTAATTCAGAACCAATTTCTTCAACTGAAATTAATTCTTTATTCAACTTATGAATTTTTATTTTATATGTTTCTATCTCAGCTTTTTGGAAATCATTAATAGAGCCAACTTTATATAAATAATCAAAATTTAAAATAAAGTCATCTAATAACGGATTTAATGAAGTATCTGCTATTGAAACATATCCAGTATCCATAGTTTCAGAGGCAATTGGATTAACATACATTTTAGTATAGACTTCGCTACTATCAATAGTACGAGAAATAGTATTTAAATTATGTTTATAATTTATTACATAAGGCTTATCTGTTTTAATAGCTCTATTAAAAAAAACTACTTTTTTGCCAGTCCAAACCTAATTGGCATCATCCCAATAAGTTCTTTTAAAATGACCATCTGGGTCACAAGCGTATTCATAAGTACAGTAGACTTCAAATGTTTCTGCTAAAGTTTGAGTAATATTATACTTATTACTATTATAACAATCTACATAGCGTGCTTTTTCTCTAAAATTAGTTACCTATATAGGAGATAATTTATTATTTATAATATCCCAATTTTCAACATAAGGATTCTCATAAATAACACTTTCATCTCTTGGCTAATATAAAGGGCCGCTAGTACCGGCATTTATTAAAAGCCAATTTACCATTTCTTTATCTAAATATTTTGCATCTTTGCTATTATAAAAACTGTAACCTTCAATCTAGCCAGCAGTACCACCATCAATAAAAGTATCAGAAAGCTAATCAAAATAACCACGCCAATCCATACGAATTTCATAACACCATGGAGTAAGCCATTTAACAACATATCCATTTTCATCTTTTTCATTGGGAAAAACTTTATCTAACCAATAATCAATAGATGCTAAGGTAGTATCATCTTTAGCAAAATCTTGTTCTAAAACAGTGCTATTTAATTCAATTTTATATCCCTATTTTCCAAGTTCGGCGAAAGCTAAACCATTACAAGTTATTTCTTTATAAACTGAAAAGTTTTTGTCTCTTTTATTTATTATCTTATCAACGATAAAAGGAAACACTTTTACTTCTTCTTCAGAAAACTAAATACTAACTTTTAATACTCTTGTATTTTCAACTAAAATCCCATTCTCAGCGTCTTGCCATCGTGGATTTATAATCCGTTCATTAGGTGTTTCACTTAAATAAAATTTCGGAATTTTACAAGTAAAATTCTAAGTGCCATCATCTTTAATTTCCATTCGTGGCTCAACAACCTATCCCAAAAAAGTGTCTTCATAGGATTGCAAGCAACCAATAAAGTTATCTTGCAATCCAAAGACATCAATTTTATACGGGCGGGCTTTTTGATGTAAATTTATGCTTACACTCAAAATTAACCCCTCCAATCACGCATAAGTATATTTATATTCTAATTTTATATTTTTTACAGCAATTGTTTCATCTATTCCGTGATTAAAACCTAAAATATGATAAGAAGCAATTTTACCTGTAGAAATATCAATGGTGTCTCCACCATCTATTTGTAAGTAGCTAGAAGCAATAATATTGCTACAATTTTCATCCTAAATTTCTTCTAAAACAATTACACTATCACTATTAAGTTGATTAGTTTTATATGTAATATAAGCCTATCCTTTTTCTCCCAAAAAACTTAAAGTATAAGGATAAAAATCTCCAAAAGTACCCTCTGTAGTTATATCTTCTTTGCGAAAACCATCGTTGCACTTCGCAAACATCATTAACATCATAATATTAAAATAACCAAACCAATCTACTTCTATAGGGTCTTTAGTAATGGGATAGGGGTAAACAATTACTTTATTTGTCTTAAAACATCCTGGAAAATCGTCTTCTTCATCATATTCAATATTTTCATAATCTCCAGCATGAAAAATTACTTCCCCATATACATCTTCAGTTACTTTATCTAAAGTTTCTATATGTTTTTTCGTCATTGGATAATTTGTATCATCGCTATCTATTAACATACCCTATTGAATTTTTAATTCATCATCTGTAGCATAATAAAAATTCTAATTTAACTACATTTTCTAAAGAACTCTTATTGCCCAAAGTAATACTTTTCCATTAATTAATTCTTCTTGCAAACGTTCTTGTAATTCAACTAAAGCTCCATGTTCATTTTCTTCATAAAAATGCCAAGCAGCATTAATAGCTTTATTTACATCAGAACTAATTTCTGGTAAACCATATTTAAAAGATTTAATATAACGAGTATTTTTCCCAAAACCATTTTCACTAGATAAAATATTATCTGTAGTTGAAATAGTATTGTAGGGATAAATAGAATTTGTTATAGAATCATAAATTTCATTAAAATAAACTGGCTACCATTGCTTTGTATTTATTGAAGTAATAGAACGCTATAATGTAAATTCTATATTAGCCTCAGAAGCAATTGTAGAAGGATTATAAAAAGGAATAAAAGAAGCTTCATCATAAACAATAGAATTATCAGGCTATTCTTCATATTCAGTCCAACGTTTAATTATTTTTTCATTTTCATCTTTTTCAAATAAAGTTTTTTCTAAAATAACTGGCAGACTAAACCAGCTACCAGTAGCACATTTCACATTTTTAGTCCAGCTATCTCTTGCAGGTATATTATTATGATACATCATGCAAGCCGCGGCCTATCCATTGTCATTCATATTAGCCAAATCAGCTATTTTTCCATCCAATACCTAATAAAAAGAATATGTAAAAGGTCTATCCTATATAAACTAAATTTTACATTCGCCTTTATAAATTCTACTAGGAAAACTTATACCAGCAACTTTAGCTTCTTCCTAAAAAGGAATAAAAGCAAAATCTACTACTGTCTTAATGCGAACATAACAATATCTATCAAACCAAGCATCTTCATAAAATTGCCCATAATGTCCCGGACGAAAATGCCGTTTAAAATCTTCAAATTGACGTTCTGTCATTCCATCTGTTGCCAAAGAATATGTATATGTTTTCGTTTTAAAATTAGTGCCCCAATAATACTAACCCCATACACCATTTACATTTGAAGTCTCATCTTCAAATTCTGGGGAACCAGCGAACTGGTACCGGTCGCCGCTTGTAACGGCGACCAGTCCAAATTCACTAATATGACGTCCAGCAAAACTGAAGTCAATATATTCTTTTCCCCAAGGCATGAGATTACGGGTAAGTTCTTCAACTTGTATACCCATACTCCTTTTACCTCCTATTTACGCCGCGACCAGATGCGCGCGCGGCAATTGAATATATTTTATTTGTTATATCATTATAAAGTTCATCAACATCGTACTGATCATTGAGTTGCTGTACCTGTAGTACAATAGCGCCAGATTCAATATTAATTCCTCGATTTTCAGTTGTGTTATTGATTATGTTAGCTATAGAACTACGAATTGAAGCTCCGAGATTTGAAGCAAAGGAATTAAAAGCATCTTTCAAAGCTTCTCCACGACCGGAAGCCATAGCAAGTCCTTCTTCAAGAATACGATTTTGCTCAGCAGTAAGAATACGTTCTGGTTTAGATTTAGAACCATCAACCCAAGCGGGACCAGTATAATTAATTATACCGCCTTTTGCATATTTATTACCAGAATCTGCCTATTCTTTCATCCAATTTTTAATATGTTCAAATAGTTCTTTTTGCGCTAAATCTAAAGCTTCTTTTGGAGTTTTACCAGAAATAATAGCAGAAGCATAAGTGTCTCCAAATTCTCTTTTCCATTTTTCTTGCTATTCAGTGTCAGCTTTATTAAAGGAATCTTGCAAAGTTTTACCCTCTTTTGTATCCCAAACAGCATTAAAAGATTTATTCCCCTCTTCAGCGTAATACTATCTTTCTCTTTCTGCGGTAAAAATACCAATTTTCTTAGCCCATTCTGTTAACATATCTTCTTGTTGTAAAGCAGATTGTTCAAAGAAATTTGTACTATTGCCTAGCATAAAATCTTGAATTTCAGCATCAGTACCCGACATTACTTCATAAACTTTTTGCCAAATTACACCATTTTCTTGCTGATATTCAAGAAGCTCTTCTTGAATTTTAACTTGCTAATCAAGTAATTTTGCCTGATTCTCATTGGCTTCTCGGATATTTTCCAAAGCATTTTCCTAATTAGAGAAATATTCATCTTTAAACATTCCATCTAATTGTTTTTCTAAATCAGCAATCTCAGAAGCGGAGCCACCACTACGACGCTTCAAGGCAAGCGAACGTTGTAATTGTTCTCTGTCTTGAATAGCAGTATTTTGCTCATACATCTAACGTTCTGCGCTAATTGCTTCCTAAATACCATTAGCATAAGCTTCATTAGCTTCTTTGATTAAGTCGTTTTGCTTTTTGAGATTTTCGATATTTTCTTTCCAAGCATTTACAATGATATCATAGATTTCTTTGGATAAATCAATTTCATTATCTCGAATCTCTTTTTCAATCTCATTGATTTGCTCTTCAAGCTCGGCCAATGTGCCTTCAGTTTCTTGAACAGTATCACGTAGTGCATCATAGTCATCAATTTGCTTTTGAAGTTCTTCATAGAACTTGGCAACCAACTCTTCATTTTCAAGCTCTTCGCCATCAGTATTAGTATAAGACCAACCAAGAGATTGAACAAAAGCAAGTTGTTCTTCACCTGACATCTCATTCATTTGAGATAAGACTTCAAGAGCACCTTTGCCTCCATTAGTTTCATTGCCTTTCTTATATTGCAACAAACCATTTTCGTCAACCTCTAAGAATTGAGACCAAATCTTATTGGTATTAATATGCTCGGCTTGACGTTGAAGTTGTAGTTGTTGGAAACGAAGTAAATCTTGTTGGGTATTTACTTGGTCATCTAGCAAAGCTTGAGTGGCACGTAGATTCTTTAAGTATTCTTTACCGTCAGTTATATTTTTGCGTTTAGCAAGAAGAACATTAATTTGTCCTTCAATATCTGCAATCTGGCGAGAAAGATTATACCATTCTTGTAAATCGGCGATATGGGCTTTTAGAGAATTTTCGTCTCCACCACCGCCGCCACCGCCACCACCGCCACCGCCAAGAAGATCGGCAGCGGAAAGGCTATTAAGTAAACCTTGCCATACAGATTTTGCACGACGAACTGCGGCCAAAGCAGCTTCAATACCACTGCCTCCTGCAAGAGCTGGACCAGTGACATTGCCAGTAGCATAAGCATTAGGCTCTAAAGGTAAACCACGAGCATTTTTCATTTGTCCGTTAAGAATACCTTTTGTCTGAAGATGATTAAATACAATAGCATTTTTAGGTAGTTTTACAAATTCTGCGCCGGTCTAACCAAGTAAATGATATTGACCATTATATACGGCTAATTCAGGGCCAAGTTCACCGACAAGAGTTTTATTTGCTATTTGAGCTCCAGTTGCTAATCGTCCAATAGAACCATCGGCGTAAGCGGGACCAGTAATAGCATTCATAGTACCGGTATAGACTTGTGGAATATTTCCATTACGTCTTATATTATAAGTTATTGTATATTCAGCATTACCCATTGGAGGTACTTCGCCACTAATACCTGTTTGATAATCAATTTGTGGAGTAGCATTATCTAGTGGTGGAACTTCGCCAGTAATTCCTGCATTATATTGAACATCTACTTCTGCAGTACCGCCATCAACAGTTGGAATTGACTAATCGCCACCACTTTGTCCGCCGCCACCAATACCAGCACTATTAATTTGCAAATTAATTGGTGTTTCTAACGCAGTTTTTAACTAATTAAAAGCTTCCTAAATAGCATTAAATTCGCTTGTTGCGCCTTCTGAATTTATATTTAAATTAAGACCACCTTCAAGTGAAGTACGAATAGCTGCTACATCAGTTTCTAACTAAGATATTGTAGTTGTTCCAGATTCACTAGTACTAAAATCAATACTATAAGTATAGGTTGTTGTTCCATCCGCGTTAACCGTAGAGCTGTCTATATTAACTTGCTATCCAATTAATTCAGAAATATATTGAGCTGGGTCAACTCCACCGGTATCTCCAAGCTATATTTCAAAGTTTCCAGTATCAACTACATAGGTAATAGTAGTTTCACCCTATCCTTCAACTACAATATTTCTAGTTCTTATTGTACGATTAATTTGATCACCAATCTCTTGAGTTGCTTCTGGGCCGAAACCTTCATTGGTTAAATAATCTCCAACAAAAGTATAGCGCATTTTAGTTGTAACAACTATATTTCCTTCGGCATCCACAGTTAAACCATCAACTACTAAACCAGAAGAAGCTAATTGATTATTCAATTGTTCAGTTAACTATTCTTTAATCGCTTCAAAAGAGCCTTCGCTATCTAGGCCGGTAATAGTAAAAGAGTCTCCTCCAATAGATTCAAAATCTATTTGTAAATTCTAATCCCCAACAGCAATTTGAGTTACCCCAGCTAAAGCTGCGTTCATACGGCTAGAAAAATCAGAACCTAATGATTGAATCCAACCTTCTGTTCCAAGATTCTAAAAAAGACTATCATAATAGTTTGTTAAGGTTTCCTGCCATCCATCAGCCAAGTTACCTTCCTAATCATATAAACTTTCTCCAAGATTTCTTGGATTCATAGCTTCTGCAATGGCTACTGCTTGGTCTTGAGTTAAATTTGCTAACTGTTCTCTTAAAGCAGAACCTATATTCGGGTCATTAATTTTCGTAGCTAAATAATTCATTCCAAAAAATGCAGTCGGATCTAAAGCATTACCACCTGTAACCAACTACATTAAATTCTGTAAAGATTCATTTTGTCCGTTTTTAATATTAGTTTCGAATTCAATTAAAAACTACTACTTTTCTTCTAGATTGGACAAATTATTATAAGCATTATAAGCATCTTCTAAATTTGTTATTGGATTACCCTCACCATCGCCACTAAAATCGAAATTAATACTAGTATCAATATTACCAATTGTGGCTAAAGCTAATAAAGCTTCTAACATAGTTTCTAATCCAGACAAATATTTTATCTATGAACGTGCTGTGTCTTTTAATCCTTCGTTCATTCCATCTGCCATAGCAGTCGCTGCTGCACCAATTTCTAGTCCTACAGCGGCAAAACCTTGAGCATCAACTTGGCCAATAGTTTCTGAAGCAGAAACAACTGTATTAGCAAAGGTTTGGATATCCATACCTGCAATTCCCAAGCTTCTAGAAACATCATTCCATTGTCCAGAACGATCAAGCTAACTAATAAGATTATAAAAATCATTATAACCCATTTGCTCACTATCTCTTAAGCCAGTCAAAGCGTTTTTAACTTTATCAATAGTTCCTACAAAACGATCGAAATTTTCTGTCATTCCGTCTGTAGAACTTCTATCCATAAAATTAAATTCTAAAGATTCTGGGTCAAACATAGCGCTATTTTCAGCCTAACGCAAAACTTCAACCCAGTCTTCCATTCCACTAATTACTTGACCCTATTCATCTAAACAAGCATGAATAGCATCCTAAATATCTTCGTAGCCTTGAATGGTGCTATTTTCACCATCTCTCCACATTTCCCAAATTTGATCGCCAAACTCTCCACCAAGTCCTTGAGCATTGGCTCTAGAGTAAAGCTGAGTAATAAGAAGCCTTTGATCAGCTTCACTCATCTAAACACCACGACTCGTAGTTCTTACTGCTACACCAGATAATCCATATTCACGAGCTAAGCGATTAAAATCTTGAGCGCTCAAAGTTCCTTCAATTCCAGAACTTAAATCTGAAATACCCGAAGAAATACTGTCAATTATACCATCAACAATAAAAGCTTGAAGTTGTGCTAAACGCTAATTAATGTAAGCAGCATCGGCATCCTATGCTAAAGCTCCCTAAATGATTGCAGAATAAATAGAATCTATTATAGCCTAAGAGCCGCCATTTAATGCAGCCTCGATACTATCGGCGGTATAACCAGTATAACCTAGTGTATCATAGATACCAATTAATTCTTCCGCTGTCATCTCTCCACCGGAAGCTAATTCTTGCATTGCAGTGCCAACTTGATTAAAAGACTCTCTAACGTTATCAAACTGGGCAATTTGCTATGCTTGCTATCCTTCGGCCATCGCACTCCAGAATTGTTCGAACAAATCTATTGCCTAAAATGCTTCCGCCTATTCTTCAGCTGTCATATCGGAAGTGCGAACTGCTTCTTCGGCTTCTGCAATAGTTTGGTCTATTTCGGTACGACTAAAAGTAGACATTCCAGTGCCGGCTATTATGGCTACCTTATCACCATATTGAGCGCGAAGCTATTCTAGTCTACTAGTCTACGCATTCTAGAACGCCATATCTACCATTTCCATAGCAGTAGCGCCCGCTTCACTCATCGTAGAAAAGCCAATAGTTTCTGCCAAATCACTTGCAGAATCAAAAGTTTGTATGTCAAAAGTTTGAGTATCCTTGTCATATTTAAACAATTTACTAATCTTTGACATATCAGCCTATTCGCCTGCAATCATTTGAAATGCTGTTGCTATTTCCGCAGCATCTTCAACAGTAAAACCTGGAGAATCTTCAGACATATTACGAATTTTTTCCATCGCGGAAGAATAATATGCTAAAGAATCAGCTTGTTCGGCAATAACTTTGGTGAAATCAAAGCCGAAATCTTTTCCATATCCAATTGAACCAAGATAGCTTGTATATAACTATTCAAGTTTATCAGTTTTAAAACTAAAAGTTAAATTATCATCAGCAACTATTTGTTTACTAATTTGTTTTAAGCTTGTAGCAAATTTATCACTAAGATCGTCTAATTCAATTGGAATATCAATTCCTTCTATTTGACTTATTTCTTTAAATTGAATAAGTTCATTTTCAGTAATATTTCCATAAGCTTTTTTAATCAATAGTTCATAAAGAGTTTCACGCGCTTCATTTAAACCATCTTTATAATTAGCTATTAACTATTCATAAACTGAATCAATAGTAGCCTAATCGATTCCTTCGGGCAATGCCTGTTTAATATATTCTTTAATTCCGTCTTTTGCCTAATCTGCTTCAGTTCCACCAGCTAAAATTTCGCCAATACTTTGTAAAAAATTAGCTTTAATATCTTCCAATTTTTCTGGAGAATCTTTAAAAATTTCAGCCCATGTACTATCAGTTACTCCTTCAGCAGAAGCCAACTAAGTACCCAAATCTTCTACAGCGCCTATAGCAGATTCTAATTCATTATTTACTAAACCTAAAATAGCATTTTTAACCTATTGAGGAACTTCTTTCAACACTTCTGCATTTAGAAGTTCTTCACTAATATTCCATACTCCACTGCCAGCGTAAGTTTCAGAAGTGTAAGCGCTTAAGTCAACACTCTCTCCAAGTAAAGATTGCAATTTTCCAAGATCGTCGGCACTATAGCCAGCCAAGCCCTAAGAAGACAACATACTAAAGATTTCACGCTTATCTTCAGTAATTTTGTCAGCACCTTTAAAATTTCTTGCAGTCTAAGAAGCAAGAAGCGCTTTTGTTGCCTATTCAGATTGGTAATCTAATTCTGCCTAAATTGCCTCAACAGCTCCGTTACGGATAGTTGTCAAATAAGCTTCAATTGGCCCCTAAGCCTCATCAAAACTACCAATGGATTCTCGCTAAGAGTCTGTTAATCCTTCATACCAATCTTTCGCCGCCTAAGAGTACTATTCTAATAACTACTCGCGCTCACCCTCAGATGCTTCAGTAGCGAATTCCTCTCCACCAAAAGTATACTAATCTTGTTCTTTTAAAATAGCAAGCTATCTTGCTAGAGATTTATCTAAAACATCTGTAGTACTAAGTTTATAAGCTTCAGCTACTTCATTAATATTTTTTGCGTACCATTCACCGTTAATTAGCTTAAAAGCATCGGTAACATTTTCATACCCCATCTTTTTAGCTATTTTATCAGCTGTTTCAAGGTCAGTACCTTCCGAAGCATCCTCTAAAGCCTATTTAGCAGTATCTAGTTCTGAAGTTAAGGTACTACCAAATGAACCATATTGAGTTATTAAATTTTCCGCATATATAGGCAAATCTTTTAATGGGTCAATAACACTCGCATCAACACCAATTTCTTCTAATTGAGTAACTGCTTCTTCAACGCCTAAAGAAGAAGTAAGGTCAGCATCAGCGATAATTTTCTCTGCCTATGCTTTTAAATCACTGTCTTCTATATTAGCAAGACCAGTAATTATCTTAGTATAAGCATCTGCCATTGCCTATGCAGCTGCTGGGTCATCTTCACCAGCAATTTCTTCAACATATTCAGCATATTGATTTAATTTATGCTAAATTGCTGTAGAAATTCTATTAGTCGCACCAGCTGTTTCATCCACTGAAATATTTCCTTCTTCGTCAACCTAGCCATATAATTTACTAAGTTTTTCCCAACGGCCTCCAGCAGATAAACGTTCTAATTTTGCCTATGCTCTTTGTATAGATTCATCTTCAGTTTCAGTTGCCTAATTATAATGTTCAAGCGCTAAAGCCAATTCTTTGCTGTCAGAATTCGCAGCGACTCCAAGTAAATTAGCAACCTTAGTGGTAAATGTATTTTCATCTAACATGCCAAGTTTTGCTTGTTCAATTAGTGAATTATACTTATCTACATTTTCACCTTCGGTTAGCATCTAAGCTAAAGATTCTGCCGTTGCCATGCGAACATCAGTTTTTTCGGTTAGCGTAGCAGCGGCTTCTGCCTTAATAAAACCTTCATCAGTAAAAATATTTTCATTTACTTCGCGTGTAATTTTATAAGCATCATTCTCACCAGAAGCAATAAAATCAGAAACAGCAGCCGCGATAACAACATCAGCCAAACCTTTTACATCATTAACGGCAGACTCACTATCTAAATTATATGACTATCCTAATCTGCTATAATTCTCTAGAGAAGTTAACTAAGCCTATTCTAAATTTCTTTTATCCTTTCTTGAATCTAAAGCTAACTAACTCTAATTACCAAAAAATTCATTACGTTCTGCGTCTGTATATCCGGTAATTGCAGAGAAAATACTATCAAAAGTTTCTCTAGTTACACCAAAATTAGCATTATTAGCGGCTTCATTTCTTATTAAACTTAATAACTCTGCTTCTGTTGTCGCCGCTTGAAAGCCAGTCAATGACTCCTGAGAAGCTTTTGATAAATCAAATAAAGTAGAATATTTTTCCCATAATTTTAAATCTTCGTTATTTAAAGCCTATGAAAAATTCTTTATTTGTTCAATACTTAGTCCAGCGTCAGTAAGAGTTAAAATAGAATCAAGGAATCTGCCGCCTTCTGACCTATCAACAAGTGTTTCATAGCCATATTCTGCATTCGTTGCATAATAAGAACCGCCAAAAGCTTCTAGTAATGAAATCTATCCCCTAGATAGTGTCTCTTCATCTAAACTTCCCTATTCTCTGAGAGCTCTAAAAAGGCTTAGCTATTCTTCTTGAGTTATTTTAAATTCCTTACCATCTTTATCCCAATAAGAAAACCCTTCAGTAAGAAAATCCATCCAAGTATTTTCATTAGAAAATTCAGCTGTTTTAGCTTTTTCCTAAAAAGCATCCATGAATGGAGTAAGAGCTGCGTCCGCCGCTTTTTGCTATTCTTCATTTTCCTTAACCGCTGCTTCAGCAGCAATAATTTGCGCCGCGGCCGCTTCATAAGCAGCCTATGCAGCAGCTTGTCTAGCATTTGTTAATTCTGCTTCAGCAGCTATTACACTAATAATAGCATTGCCTGCGGCATCTACACCAGAAGTTAATTCTGGAAAATTACTAGCAAAAGCATTTTGAGCATCAATATAAGCCTATTGTGCTTCAAGACTATCGTATTGTTCAGATTCCAAACGTTTCAATTCATCTATAGAAGTCTATAGATTACTTGCTCGTTCATTAGCTTTAGCTCGCTCTAAATTTTTCTCTTCGGCTTTTTCATTAGCTTTTTCCAAATCAAATTGAGCTTGCTCTAAATCATTAACACCAGTAATTATCGCAGCTAAACCTGCCGCGGCGGCAGTTCCAATTGCTGCCACAGCACCTGCTATTGGATGAATGCTAGCTGCTATACTGGTAATCTAACCACCAATTGAAGCCACATTACCAGCAGCAGTCATTTTTCTGCCTGCAACTATATCTTCAGTAGCAGTTTTTGCTCCAGCAACAGTCAAAGCAGAGCCGGCCATTGTTAACACAACACCACCGACTTCGCCAATTTTTCCTGCTGTGTTCATTAGTTTTTCGTGCTTTTGTGCTTTTTGCTCTGCATCCAACTGATGCTAATATTCAGCTTCTAATCTTTCTATATTTTTTCTATTTTCGTTTTTACGTTTTTCTAAATCAGCAGATTCTTTATCTATTTCAGCACTTTTCTTTTTTATTTTCTACTATTCTTCTAATTCATTATTTATTTTATTTTCTAATTCTGCTCTTCTTTTTTGAGCATCATCAATCTGTGATTGATATCTCTAATATGCAGGTCCAGTTTCAACTACTCCTGCCTAACTTCTTTGGCTATTAGCAATTTCACGGTCTATCTAAGCTCTCTCTTGTTCAAAAGAAGCCATTCTCTTCTATGATTCTTGCATTTCGGCATTAACAGCTGTTTTTTTCTTATTAACTTCTGTATCGGCACTTTGCAAATCATCATGGAGCTTTCTTTCAGCTTTTACTTGTTCATGTATCTATTGAGAACCAGTTAATTCTACAGCTAAAGGTTGCTAAGTTCCATCTTCCTCCAATTTAACTGGAACTGGCTTTTCTTCTCCAGATTGAGTGCCCGTAGTAGTAGTAGTAGTAAAAGCAGACTACCTCGTTGCTTCTTTGGTACCAAAAATTTTAGAAGCAAAACTACCAAGCACTCCTCCTTTACTCTAAGAAGCGCCTTTAGTAATCTTACCCATCTTACCAAAAAATCCATCAATCAAACCAGTGGTTAAACCTTTAATTCCCTTAATAGCCGACCCAAAACCTAATATAACATCTAGTTTTGGTAATTTATTAATACCCGCCAATAAATCATTAACAAAATCTAATAATCCTCCAATAAGTGGACCATTAACAATATCCATATAAAATTGTTGGAAATTAGTTTTAATATTATTCAATTTTGTATCTAATGATTCTAGAGTTTTACTATATTGCAGAAGTCCTGCATCTTCACTATTTTCTGCAGCACTAGCAACTTCTTGAAGGCGTTCTGCATTAGAAACTAAAGCTAAGAAACGGGATTGTTGACGGTTGCCTGCAAAAATAGTAGCAATATAACGTTGAGTAACACTATCTAATGTATCCCATTTTCCTGCTAATTCAAAAATTACTTCATCAAAATCACGGAATTGGCCCTACGCATCTTTTAAAGAAATGCCTACAGATTTTAATGCAGTATCAACACGGTTATAATCTATATCTTCGCCTTCGCTATCTACTGTTAAACCTTTAGTCATTTCACCATAACGAGAAATGATAGATTTCATAGCAGAACCAATATTCTGAGGACTTTCACGAGTAGCTTCTACCATGACGGCTAACATTGCTGTAGTATTTTCAAAACTACTACCAACAGAAGCAGCAGAAGAAGCTGTTTTGGACATAGCGGTTACTAATTCTTGAGTATCAGAGGCAGTAACGGCCGCTACCTTAGAATATACATCAGTAACATGAGCCGCGTCTGTCATCTCCATATTGAAACCACGAATAGCGACTGTCATACCATCAGCGGCTTCTTTGTAATCCATGCCGGCAATACGAGCCATTTTTAATGTCTCAGTTGTAGCCGCCATAGTATCTAATTCATTTAAACCTTGTTGGAAATAAAGCTGAGAAACTTGATAAACACCTTGAGTTGTTACACCATACTATTTGGCAATACCCATATATTCATCAATTTTTCCCCATAAATCAGAAACACTATAATCAGTAACTACAGCGATTTCTGTCATTGCAGAATCGAGAGATTTTATATCAGCATAAGCACTGCGCAAGCCACTTTTTACCATTGTAATAACTTGCTGAGCACCCATCCAATGTTTTACACTAGATTTTAAATTATTTTTAAAACTATCTGCTTCAGCCTATGCTCTAGCCGCTTCCACCTCTCCTCTTCTTCTATCGTCAACTTCAGTCTAATAAACATTAGAAGCACGAGTGTTGTACTAACCAGTTGAAGCAATAATTTGATTCAAACGATTAATAGTGCCTTCCTTTGCCTATTTATCAAGAAGTTCAATTTGCTTTTTCTAAGCTTCTATCTATGCATCAAAATGTCCGCTAACAGTTTCAGTGTGCTAATTAGAAATTGCCTATAATTCACTCTATAAAGCATTAGACAAATTCATTAACTAAGTAGCTTCGCTAATTAACTGTTGTAGTCTAGCAGATTCAGCTTGATAATTACTTGCCTAACTATTATAGGCATCAACAACACCTTTCGTTGATTCATATTTTGCAACAATGCTAGAATCGCTCTTTCCTGCTGCAGCCTAAGCACCACGAACTTGATTCTCTAAACCGTGTACACCTTTTCCTCCCTAACTTGGAGCGGCCATAAATTGTCCTAATTTTCCTTGTAAGGTAGTAACAATAGTTTTAGCATTCTACGTAGCAAAAGCATCAATTTCGGCAGGTGTTAGTTCCATCCACTGACCAACAATTTGTGCAAACTCTAACCCATCTCCAGCCTCTAATGTTTGCTTGGTAATATTCTAAGCAAATAAATTACCATAATCAGCAATTACGTCTTCTTTCTTTCTAAAATCAGTTTTTACGCCGCCTAATTTATCTGCTACAGTTTTTTGTTTTTGTAATTTAATATAATTTTTATACTATTTTTCTAAATTTTCAAAATTGGCTGCTTCCATTGCGGCGGAAGCATTATTATTTTCGAAAGCTTGCTAATTAGCTTGTAAATCGGCTAATTCTTTACCAAGCGCTGCAATTTCACCCTGAGCTTTGGCAGCAGCTTTTCCTAAACTATTTACATTAGAAGATAAACTGGCTTCGCTAGAAAAACCGCCCTTTCCAGACGCAGCCATATATTTTGTTAATTGATCTTGAGATAAAACAGTAGATGCACTTTTATTTATTTCTGCATTCTTTTCTCTCTAAATCTGTTTTAACATTTTTCTAGCTTCTGTCAGCTAAAGGGTTCCAAGCCCTAATGATTCAGCAGTTGAAGTACTTACTTTATACTTCATTTCTGCAAAAGCCTATGTAATTTTATCAATCTAAGTAGCAGATTGTTTTAAATCTTTTTCATTAAAAAGATTTTTTCCGAATGAAGATTTAGTTTTTCCTAAAGTTTTATCTATATTTCCGAAAGCTTTACTAAAACTTTTTTCTAAACCAGGACTTATATCAAGATCTGAAAAAGTCTACTGTAAACCATTACTTAAAGACTTAATAACATCTACCTAATTTTCTAAATTCAATTTCGCTGCGACAGAAATCTCAATTGGTTTCGCCATATTCCTTTTCACTCCCTTTTTGTAAAAAATAAGTGCTCCCAGAATGGGAGCACAACTTATTTAAATACCAAGAATATCATCATCTAGATAAAGCACTTCACACACAGTTGCTTCTCTATCTCCTTGTGACTCCGGTATTGCAATTATATTAAAGGTAGACACAGCAGGGTCTGCCCTTTCTCCCATTCTCAAATTTATATTACTCACAACGCGGACTTTTGGCATACGGAGTAAACCTGTATGATATAGTCCTTCGTTTTCATCTTTCATTAAGAATGTGGCTTCAAGGGTATATAAATTAGTAAATCTTTCCCGAGCCATTGAATAAAGTACCGTATCACCATTATGATAAAAGTAGTAATCACAACGTACAACTTCACCAGCATATTTCTTGTCAAAAATTACCTTTCTTCCTTCAATAGATATAGGTTTAATTCTTTCTTGAAGATTATCTAAATCATAAATATAAAAGAATGCTTTTTTAAGTTTTAATTCAGGAGTATATTTTAAAACTACTTCACCCTAATCTCCAATGATTAAATCTTCAACAAAGAACAATGGGTCATCAGGTTTCTTTTGTAACATATTAGCATTTAAAAGAAGATTAAAACTAGTAGCGTTTAATGTTCCATTTGTAAAACTAAACATCGTTTCTTTTCTATCTTCCCAAATTACACGAGGTTCATTTCCCCAGCCACCACGTGCCATAATAGGAGTTACTTGTTCACTTAGCAAAGCAATTTGAATATTTTCAAAATACATTACAGGTTCGCCAGCTTCAAGTACTCTTTTCCCAAAAGCAGTTTCTTCACGAGTTTTTATACAAACTCTTTCTAAATCTTTTATTCCTAATTCCTATAAAATCATTTTTTTCCTCCAAGATAAAAAAATAAAGGGAGCGGCGGACGTGCCGCACGCTCCCAAAGGAGAAAACTTTCGTATAAATTAGTTATACTTAATTAGGCTCATCATGTTACCATCGTTATCACGAAGTACATTTAGAGTCATGTTGAAGGTAGAAGGATCGCCTTCAGCCTGCATGTTTAGAGTTACTTCAGATAGCATCTTAGCCTTGTTGATTACGAACTGGAAGGCTTCATCAGCACCGGTAGCTTCAGAACGAATTAGAGCGTCACCAACTACACGATAGGTGCCAGGGAAAGTGTTGGGAGAAATAACGATTTCAGAAGCCTGAGAATTATTTTCGCGAGTTTCTTCCCAGAAGAAACGAATCTTGCGGGTACCTTCTTCCTCGGTTACAGTATAACCAATTACAGCGCCATCTAGACTATCAACGCCGTTCTTTACATTGCCACGTACGCCATCCTTCATGTCGATGTATTGATAGGTGGTCATAGCCTCGGCGGGGAACTGAGCCTTGCCGTCAATAGTCTTACCGGCTTTCTTTTCATCAGTTTCAACGGGGAAAGCGATAGTATCGCCAGCCTTGAAGTTCTTTTCAGCAGTACGACGAACGATTACATATTCATCAGCAGCAGTCTTTCTGAACTGACCGCCCTGAATGATACGTAGCTCTTCCCAAGATACGACAGCATCTTCTAGAGTTACGTTAATATCCTTGCCGTAATCCCAAGTAACGAGCTTAGGATTGCCCCAGCCGCCCTGAGCAGATACGTTTTCAGCAGTGGTTTCAGTGGTAGAAACCTTTAGAGTGTCTAGATAAAGTACTACGTCACCCTCTTGAATGCCGTTGATTTCGTCATTAGCGAGAGCAAATAGAGAGACGTTAGCTACTTCCTTAATACCATAGCGTTCAAAAATATTTAGAGCCATGAGTAACATCCTCCTTACTTGAATGTCATGTTTTTAATCCAATGAGAAAGCTTTTCTTTGCTTATCTTTGCACCGGCCATAGCGGCCTGTGAATTTATATTAAACTCTTCATACCAGCCCATCCGCTTTAGCTAGTCTTGAAAAGCATAATATGTCATATATTGTGTATCTATTAATCTATATGCTCCATTTGTTCCAATCGGAATAGAAGCGATAAGGTCAGTAAGCTATACTTTACTTTCACCTTTATTTTTTGTCTGCTTTTGCTTAGCAATTTCACGCTTTTTTCGGCCTTCAATTAATTGAATCTTGATACGTCTTGCATCTGGAGAATCGCTATCTTTAAACTCTATTCTATCTGAAGTATAGTCTTCCATAGCACAAACAGCACCAATATAACTCTAAAACTCATAGAAATTATCTTTATTCAAAATTCGCTTCTCAGTTGGATCGCCCAAAACGATAGAGGAGTTATTCATTAATATCGTACCGCGATCTTGCGTAAATAATTCTAAAGCACGAAGCAAAACTTGTTTATGTGTCGGTTCCATAGAAACCAACATTAATAGATACTCAAAATCCGTCAGTTTATCTAAGAGTTTTTTCATCTCTCTATCTTCAGCTGGCGGTTTGGAGGTAAGCAATACTGAAATACACTAATAAAATTCTTCTAAACCAATAGAGGCGACTGTATCCATTAGTGGAGAATATACAAGACAAATATCTTTATATATTAGTGGCTTACCATATAATAATTTTAATTTATCTCCATCAGTTAAATTCATTTATACTATAATACATTGTATAGCCGCCCATTTGTGGAGATAATGTTAGAGGAACGCTGTGAGAAAACTAAAGTTTCCCAATGCCCTCAATTCGCTGTTGATTAAACATCTAGTCTATCTCCTACATTAATAAGTAGGGACGCAAGTTATTTTCATCAAGCAACCATTCCTCATAAGGGCAAACAATTTCAAAGCGTAAAGTACATAATTTGAAATCGTCATTATTTGGATTGACAATATATTTGTCAAAAACTACAACGATAAAAGAACATTCCTTATCATCATTTTCTGGTATCTTTGGAACGATGATAAGCTATTTATTTATTAAATCTGTACCGTCTACATTTGCAAGCTCTTCACTAAAAGGACTTGTATTTTGATATTTTAATAAACGACACAAACGCTAATTTTCAGTAAGTTTATTAAGTATAGAAAATAAATTATCGCCCATTATAGCGAATCTGCGTTGTGTAGCCGCCATATTATACCTCCTGCCACAAAGAAATAACCTTTATTTCTTTTTCATATTTTACTCCATCATAAATTGCTGATAAAGTAAAAGTGCCAAGTTTATTCTTTTTATTTGTAATTACTTTACCTACATTACCATTAGTTTCAACAGTAGCTAGTTCTTCATTTGAACTTTTGAATTTTATATCTCCATTCAAATTTGGAATTGTTAATTTATATTCAGCAGTTTTAGTTATACGAATATAATCATCGCCACTAATAAAACCAGTTTGTTTATTTTGTTTGCCTATAGAAACTAAAATAGTTTTCATAGCATTTTCATAAGAAAGAATTACCATAGTTTCTCCAGATTCATTGGCAATAATTTCACCATTCTCATTAACAATAAAACCACTGCCCGGCATTATCTAAGGAGCGCCGCTATTTTCTACAATAAGCCCATCTTTAGAAATAGTATACTCTGGTCGGAAAATTTCTCCAACAGAAATATACATTTTATCTGGAGCATTAATAGACCAAACTTGTTTTTTATCAGCATTTGCTAATTGTTCATACAAATCATCTGTAAGCTCATTAACTTTTGTTTCAGTAAATGACATATAAATAATACCAGGAACTGAAACTTTATCATAATCAACGAGCCGCCAAGCTTCATCAAAAACAATGATTTCTGTATTCTTTCTTATTTCCTAATAAGGCATAATAATTTCAATAAACTTGTTTGGCTAAGGAGTAATCAATTCATTCCAAGTTCTAAAATTTTCTTTAATTTTAGATTCCTAAGAACCAATAATATGACATAAAGAAGAATGAAGATTACCTTCTTCATCTACCCAATTTATTTTATGATTACACTTAATAATCTCAAATTTATCATGAGGTTGATAAGAAGAAATAGTTTTATACCAAATTAACCAATTTGAATTATCCCATTCAATAATATTACCAGCATTTAACTCCACACACGTATCAACTAATAATTTTAAAGATGTTTCTAATTCATTTTGCTTATGTGTAAGAATTACACCATCAAATACTTTTTCTCCACTTTTCAACCCGCGAACAGTATGTTCGCTATAACGCAAATACTATTTAAATTCACGTTTACCAGATTTTAAAGCTCTTTCTTGCGGAGTGATACCCAAATGACCCGCGCGCTTACGATATACTTCATAATACTCGCTCACCTTTAATCAACTCCTCAACAAGATTCATACACTCAAAAATAGTTTTGCGGAAATATTCATAATTTAAATATTTTAACTCCGAAAGCTTACCAATGAGTGGCCAATAATTAATTGTTCTTTCGGCTCTGGCCAAACCATGTAATTCAATTAATATTGTATCTAAAAATTTTTCCCAAGCTCCTTCCTTTTCTCTTTCACAGAGTAAACCAAATAAACGACCTTTTAATTTATGATAAAATCCTTCTTTTGACTCAATCATTTCTTACCAGCCAACTAAGTAAAGATTTTATTAGGACGATAATTAACTGACCGACTATATCTATCTAACATAAAACGACAATCATCTCGTACCTATACCTAAGTTTTGTTTAATTGATTAAGGAAATTAGCTTGTGAAAAATCTTTGTCAGAATATAATTGTCTAATATTATCCCAAGTTGCTATTGCTCGGTTTAACCATTCAAGTTTCATAAAAGAACCAAGAATCTATTTTTCATCATTCCCAAGTTCAGAAACGAATACTTTTCCAATTGGATCATATTCTAATGAAACACGAGGATATCTAAAATGAAAAATCGCCGCATCTAACAATTTGTTCCAATCTTTTTCAACAATATCTAAATATTCTCTTTCCATCCATTCATCGGCTTCAACCTTAGAAAGGAAGACATCATAAACATCTTGTAGTGTTGTTGCCACAAGAATCACTCCTTACGAGCCATCGCCATGACGTTTAGAATATCTACATTGGTATATTTCTTAATAATATTACAACGACCAGGATCGGCAATAGAAAGTTCAACTGCTGTAGCAACGATTTCATCCTGAAGAGCAGGAGAAGCATTCTTTAATGCATCCGCTAATTCTTTTACAGTTTTATCCGTTAAAAGTTCTTTAACATTAATTTCTGCACCAGTTTTAGTTTCTACTTCAATATGTTCCACACCAGCGTCATTTGTTTCATCGTAAATAACGCTAATAAAACCCCACTTAACCATATTTTCGCAACCATGGTCATAAATAAACTCTACAAATACATCTTCGGGCATCTGACGTTCCTGCTTAGGACGAAGTTCAGTGCGGAATCTTACATTGGGAAGATTTACTGTAATTACAGAGTTACTAACATTTTTAATCTTATTCATACGCCTTTTATCTCCTTTCGTTTTGTATAATCCGGGTGGGGTTTTCGCCCCACCCGGTATCAGTAATTAGTCAATAAACTGTTGATTATCCCAGCCGGGAGCGTCAATAGAAGCATTTAGATAAATGCCCCAATAATGAGGTTCAGCGGCTAGACCAATGCCCATCTTCTTATAGAACTGGATTTCAATAGACCAGTCTTCGTTCTGGACATACTTCATATGAGTGTCACCAACTAAAGCAACCTTAACTAGCTTTTCCTTACCAGCGGGTAGAACATAAGCAAAGCCAGGATGCCATACCATCTTGGAGTTGGTTTCATCGGTGAAAGAGTTGGGCATTACAACAACAGGAGCGCCAGCGAAGCGACCGATGTAGCCCTGATTACGGAAATCGCGAATATCTTCATCGCTCATCTTGTAGTTCTGGCCATCGGTGATAACATTAACCATGGTAGCAGCAAACTGAGAAGAGCAGTAGATTACGGGATCGCCATAAGCACCAACAGTATTAATTAGAGCGGCCATCTTAGCGCCGTCAAAGCCATTAGCTAGAACACGGTTAGCAGCAGGACGGCCAGCCTGATTCCAGGTGTGTAGTAAGCAGCCCTGAATTTCTTCAAATACGCGATCAACTAGACCTTCAACGAGAATTTCGTGTAGCTCGGTTAGATCTTCCTCGCCATCGAGATAACGTTCCCAGTCCATGATAGCGCCGCCACCAAAGGCGAAGGAGCTGACTTCAAAAGTCTCACGGTCTAGACGGAAGGTTTCATATACGCCAGCAGCAGTAGCACGAGTAACATAAGTCTTACCACGGTTACGGCCTAGCTTACGCTTGAAAATAATCTTATCGTTATTGCCATACTGCTTTACTTCGCAGAAAGGAGCAATAATATCCATTACCTTACGAGGTACGATTTCATCAGCATCCTGCTCTAGAATAGCAAATACTTCAGGAGCATTCTTCTGTAGTAGGTGATAGTTACCAGCTAGCTTCTTTACTTCGTCGCGAAGAGCAGCCTTATAATCAACGTTCTGCCCCTCAAATTCGGCAGGGATATTACGGCCGCGGGCACAGTCTAATAATTGCTTTAAAGTCTTCATCTTACATTACCTCCAACATTAAGCCTTTACCATGTGATAATGGAGAGCAGGCTCGCCATTGGGCATAGTCCAGACGCGACGAACGCGAGCGAAAACGCCACTTTCGGGCATGGTAGCAGTAACCTGAGGACGGCCATTGCCAACAACAGGAATTAGATATAGGGGAGCATCCTTTAGAGCAGTAGCGATAGCTTCCATATCGGCATATTCGCCCATATCAAAGCAGTTAGAAGTGAATACATCACCATCTTCTAGTTCGCCAATACGAGGATACTGACCTTCAACAGCAACGCCACGGAAAGTCTTTAGACCTTCTAGATAACGTCCCCATTCTTTTTCAGTGGTATAAACAATACCAATCTTGCGAGTGTTCTCAGAAATTAACTTATATTCGCCGTTTGCACGTTCGGCGTCAACCCACATACCATTTTCAGCGGGTGCTTCAGCAGTGAACTCAGCAGATAGGGGTAGCTGAGAACCGATCATACCAGTCTTGAGGAATCCGGCACGATTAATTTCTAGCTGAGCATATTGCTTTACAGGAAACTTAGCCATAATCAATTACCTCCAGTAATTACCTTTTATACTTGTTTAAAATTCGTGCTAATGCACTAGGTTCTTCCTGAGGAAGTTGAGGCACACGAATTTCTTCGTTCTGCTCTCTTGCCATAGAGAAGCTAGTATACTCTAAAGCGAAACGAGTATTCATTTCGTCAATAGTCATAGTTTCTTTTGCTTCCTCAATTTGTGATACGACATCGGCGGGCAAACGACCAGTGAACTGCTTAATTAAACGTTCCTTCTCTTCAGTTTCGTACTTATTGATAAGTTCATGCTGTGAAGAAATCGTGGCGTCTTTTTCGTCAACGTCTTTTTTATATTGCGCACTCTGTTCTTTGAGTGCCTCATACTCACTCATAAGAGTATTCTTTTCACTCTCAAGAGTTTCGTATTGAGTGCGTAAAGTATTTAGCTCCTCGCTTAGAGCTTCATATTGAGCTTGTAGTTCATTTAGCTTTGCGGCATAATCAACTTCAGGCTCGGCGGGAACGCTAGGCTCTTCGGTAGCAGGTTCTTCTTCAGTAGCGGATTCCTCAGCAGGCTGTTCTTCAACAACGGGCTGTTCTTCTTCCGCAGGCTGTTCTTCTGCAGCGGGAGCACTTTCTTCTTCGGCAACTGGAGGAACTACTTCTTCCTCAGCGGCAGGAGCAACAGGCTGTTCCTGAATCTGTTCTTCAACAATTGCTTCTTGATTTTCTAACTCCATAGCGTTCATACCTCCATTTTCATAATAATTTTTTATAGCCAAAGAAAATTCTTTATAACTATCATCTTCAGTAGAAAAGAATGCAGCACCCTAAAAACAAGGTGGATGCTTGTCGCCTAAAATACATAGCCCGGCCATTACGCCATCGCTATATACATAAGCATATTCTTCCTATCCTTCAAAACATACATTCATCCATTCACCTTTAATTGTATCTGGATCAATTTCCATGCTTTGTTTTTTACTAAAAATATTTTCAGCTTCTTTCCAATACTTAGCCCAAATAATTACATCATAGGTGGCATAGTTACGAATAACGCCATCAGCGTCAGTATTCTTTTCCCAAGTTAAAGAACCTGGAATTACATAGCCGTAACTTTTTGCTTCTTCGTGACTTTCATGGCCTTTAAAATCATTTATCTCTATATCATAAGTACCAATGATAGGCTTTGAATAAGCACTTAAAGCAAATTTTTCTGCAAACTTATCAGTAATATAACTTCCGTTACGGTTTAGATGTTTGTAGAATACACGCACCTTACCTGTACGAAGCTCTGGGTCTGAAGCAATAGAAGAAAAACTAGAAGCAATAAATTCTGCTTCAAACTAAAAAGGAATTGGTTTAATGTCTTTCAACTTACTTCACTCCTTAGGTTGCTCCGTCTCTATTCCGTACCGTTTTATCAGAACGTTGAGTAATAGATTTTTCAGGACGGCCACCTTCATTTGATAAGTCTGGAGAAGATTTAGTCGTACTGGAAGATTTTTCTGATGAATTAGATTTTTTTTCTTCGTCTCCAGGAGTAGTATAAGATGATTGCAAAGGCACCATCAATTCGGTCATCTTCCATACGTTATTTTCAAAATGAGACATTTGTAGTAAATCTGTCATTTCTATACCGATTGCACTAGCTACCAGATTCTTTGGATAACCGTATTGTGCTATCTTGAGATACATGTCAACATCTTCGGATTGGAAAATAGTGGTCGTTGGGAAGAAAGAAATCGTAAAATAAAAATTTTCATTCTTTGCTTTATTTTTCAACCAAGCATTTAACCAAACTTGATATTGTTTACTCCAAGCAAACATGATAGAAATATCTTTCTTAATAGAATAAGTTAAAGCAGTTGAACCACTTTCTGGATTAAAGATTTCACCAGCAATACCTAATTCATCATAAACACTATCTACATACTTAGTAATACGATTTGAAGAAGCAGTAGATGAAGATTCTTCATCTTGAATATTTTCAAGCGATATTTCTGCGTATGTAGTTAGAACATTTACTGTATCTTCTTCAGCAAGCATATGACAAGTGCCTTGATGGAGCGCTTCGGCTTCTTCCAAAGAAAAAAGCAACTCACCATCAGTTTTGTCAATGGGTAGCTTTTGAATAAGTAATTTATTCAAAGCTTTAGAGTCTTTCTTTGTTTCACGGTCGCGGGCAGTCTGTAAGTCGGCGACAGCACCACTCGCGGATACAAGGGGCGGCAAGTAGTCTTTGTTAAAACTGAAACATATACCCCCGTCTATTGGTGGAATTTCTACCCAATAAGAAATTGGAGAAAGAGACCTTTGATTGGCTTTCGTTTGTACATATTTTGGGAACAATGATAAAATTGCTTTCCGCTCAGCTTCAGAAGTAGTAACCATACTAAAATAAGTACAGTCTAATTCAAGAACAGGCAAGCCATTTTCATCATTAAAACGAGAGCGACAATACTTGGCTGGCAAAGAATAAAATACAGGACGTCCTTGTTCTGTTTCTTTTAACAAACCAAAATAGACACCTTCTTGAAAGATGACTTTATTGATTTGCGGCAATATATAGTCAAGGTTCATAGATTTAACATATTTCGCCATTTCCTTATATTGCTTCTTAATTTTTTTTACATTAGGCTTATTGTCTAAGTCATAATGTGGAACGAGCATATAAGCATAATTTAAAAGACTTGAATAATACTATTTTGCACGGTCATAAATACCGCTAAAACGAGAAAAGAAACGAGACAAATCACGAATGGCTTCAACATCGCCACTGGCAAGAATCTCATTTATTTCCTCTTTTGTAAAGCCTTCACTACTTATAGCATTATAAGCCCGTCCAAAACGATTGCGATAACTAGCATCATTCTGCGGTGTGCGGATTACACTGCGAGCAAAGTTCTTAAATGCCTCAATATCGCGTTCTTGTCTTGGCATAATTATCACCTGCTCTTATCTTTTACCGGGTGAATAAAACATCATTTGCCCTAAGCCGCCTTTCTTGCGTTTGCGGATTGCTTTATCTTCGTGGTACTTTATTCTATAAAGTCCATAAGCAATAGCGGAAACACGGTCTTTATTTATGCGAGTAGAAATCTATTCTACTGCTAACTAATTAGCGGCTCCTGTGGGTCTTAATTTGAGGTTATTTATCTCATCTATAAGTCGCGAAGTCATTATATATGGTAAAAGAAATTTTTCTCTTTGATACAAATTCATTCGTTGTCCTTTTTTGGTTGATAACAATTTTTCTTTCGCTACACGTTCATTGGCAAGAAGGGCAACATTTCCACTGTTAAATTGAACATAAAGATTAGAATAAATTTCGTTGTTTAATTGAGCAGTGGCTTTTAAATTATATACAGTTCCTTTTTCTCCGCGAGGAAGAGGATAATCTTCATCATTGAAAACATAAAGTGGCCCATAAAGTTGTCCATGCGGTCCAACAGAAGGAAGAACCAATTCGTCAACAAGACCATGACCAACGCCATTACCGTCAACAACTATTTCGCGGGGTTGGAAAAGTTCGTTTAGTTCTTTGATACGGCCAGCCTATTGTGGCAGCATCATTTTAGTAAGGTTTTCAGTATATACTACTCGTTTCTTCCATGCGCTATCATTGGGATAAACCTTAATCACCATAATGGAAGAATCGTTATTACCTGTGCGCGCAACGTCAACAGACATGATATAAAAAGCATCTGGATGTTTTGCTTCGGGTTTTGCTTTGCGTTCGGCATGAAGCAATTTACGAGAAGCAATAAGTTTGTTATTATTAAACCAACTATCATTTGATGAACCAGTCCAAATACTCATGCTTTCACGAGCGAAGCCATCTTCACTAAAGGTGGAAGACATCTTCTGGTCAGTAATGGTTTTCTTATCAAATAAACCATAGCGCAAAGGAAGTTCATAACTCGCGCCGCAGATAAAATAATCTTCTGGGTCAATAACACCCTAAATAGTAAGTTCTACTAAGCGCTCATATGCAAAAGTGTTCTTACTGCCGGCAGAAGTAATATATGTTTGTTGACTATGGGGTTCTGTTGGATTTGTTCCACCGGAAAGACATAGCCGGGGTATGTTCATCATGGGGATGATTACTTCGGAAAGTAAAGTACCATCTACTAGTGCTGCTTCTTCAACCACACCGCCAGTAGCACGTTGACCGCGGCTGGAGGCAGAAAGAGCAAGAATGTGGAAAATGCTACCGTTCTTAAATTCAAGTTCAATGTAGTCAGTAGACATTTTGGTACTTTTTAGTTCGGCTTTAAGCAATGGATACCAAGACCAAATTTCTTCAAGTTTCTGACGAGTAATATCAAGAGAAGCCTTTTTAAACTGCGAAACTACGAAACGTTTTGATTTTGGTAAGAACATACAAATAAGATACTAGGATAGTATTGCTAAGAAGGATTTAGATGTTGCGCGAGTAAACGTGCCAAAGAAATAACGATAGCGTATCATTGCACGAAGAATAATACGCTAATAGTAATAAAATTCTATTGGGCAATCTTTTGTTTTTATAAGTTCAAGAAATAGGTCTGGATACCGCATGAAATAGCGGCAGTAGTTTTGACAAAGTTTTTCGTTTTTTTCTAAAAAATCTTCAGTAAGAACATAACCTTTTTCAACTGGTATACCTTCGCGCAACGTATTCTTATTTACGCGAAAAATATTAACCGGGTTGGAATTATTAGTTAAGGGCATCGTCATCGTCATAGGAATCACCCTCGTCTTTATCTTCGTAGGTTATGTTGGCAAGAATTTCTTCTTCACTATCTCCAAGACTGTAATCACCCGAGGCTTCTAGCCGTTCGGCAACTTCTAGTTGTTTGCGGCGGTCTTCTACTTGGTCGCCAATGGAGGCTTCACCCTGAACAAGACGTTTTAGGTAATTTTGCATTGACTGCATGGTGAAGTCTACACTATCTTGTGGTTCATCATGCCAATTGGGTTTCCAACCACGTTTTTCAAGCCAACCAAATAATTCGCCTACTGAGTCAAAGTCGCCAAGATTGCGGCTGTTCTTTGGTTCAAAACCTTCGGCTTTGATGATGTTGTGGTACATAGCCATTTCGTTTTTAGCGTCTAAGCCAGCGCGCAACTTTTGGTTGATGATTAGACCAACTTCACACAAACGTTTGGCGTCATCGCGTTGAGTGGCGGTAACTAGATTTTGTGTGGCAAGCAAATCATTATACAGATCTTCAAGATAATGATAATCTTCTACGGTGCGGTCAACCTCACTGGGCCATTTGCGCCGCATTCGCATCATGAATGCTTCGGTAGCGCCATCAAGGAAGTCGGCAAGCGTGCCAAGGTCTTCTTCTTCGCGCCATTGTTCGTTTATGGTTTTCCAATCTAAGTTGAAGTTGTAGGTTGCGCGGCGCTCATCTATCATTTTTGCATATAGGTGTAATGTGCGCTCTTTTGCTGATTTATAAAATTTGGTCCATTGGTCTATTAGAAATGGCCAATCAAGCCACTACATTAATTTGTCTACGGCCGCGAGGTCATCGGCGGGCACCATACGTTCAAGGCAATCAATACAATAAATGCTGCGGCCACCCGGATGGAATTGAGAGGGCGTGGCAAGAAATTGGGACTCGCCACAATCTTTTTTACATTTTGGACATTTGCGGTGTCGTTCTATAGTTTCAAGTGCCATTAGATCTTCACCTCTATTTTCTTTGTGGCTCGCTTGTTGCGGTTATCACGTTGAATCTTCTGACAATCTTTACACTGGGAGCAATAGCCTGTTTTCTTGTCTTTTGCGCGAGCAAAATATAGAGGGTCACGAGGAAGGCTGCGGCCGCACCGAGAACATTTAATTGTGCCGCGATGGCCAGAGGCTACTTCGGATTCAAGGCGTAGACGTTTTGCAGTGTTGGCGAGTTTGCGCGGAATTACGTTACGGGCCATATTGCGCAATTGGGTGTCGCTAAGAGTGACATCTTCGGCTTCGAGTGCTTTTTGAATTACGAAGAGATTGCGATGGGCAACACGTTGTTCAAGAACAAACTACTCTACGTCGGTTAGGTTAGATTCTTCTATTAAACGTTCCAGGTCCCAGCATATTTGCCGCATGTCGGATTCAGGATGTGCGTAACAGCGTTTGAGCAAGCTAACGTAGTTGTCAAGTAGAGCTAAAATATGGGTGGGGTCTTCATAGTCAAGTTTGTTGTCAGATAATTTCCAATATATGTGGCCGGTAGCATAATTACGCGGCGCATCTTGTAGTAGAGGTTGTTCGTGGTCGCCGGTATGGGGATGACGTTTGCGGGCGCACCATTCTTCACTGGGAAGCCATAAGCCGGTGTCGTGGAGGAAGTCGATTTTGCTATGGGAAGCGGGTTTTACATTAAAGAAATGAAGTGTTGGATTATAAACATCCTTAATGTAATATTGTTGGCGACGAAGGTCAATTACAAAGTGACCAAGTTTGTATAACTAATATTTTGATATTGGATGCTCCAGCACCCATTCGTTAGGGGTTTCGTGGCCGCGATACATACGCAGGCGTTCTTCCCATTTGTCGATGCTGGCCCACAGTTCGCGCATGAAGGGAATTTCATTGCCTTCGTTGTCAAAGTCGTCACCACGTTCAAGAATTGAGCCATCTTCGGCGTATTTGGTGCGGCGGATTTCTTGTCTATAAACTTTATAGGGGGATTTGTTTTCTGGCCCTACAGGTTTGGCAGTGTTTTCTATGTCTTGCGCCACCATTGGGTCTTCCAGCAGGCCGTCAAGGGATTCGTTTGATTCGGCTTTCGTGGTGAAGCTATTGTAGCGGCGTTTAGGCTAGGATATTTCTTTTGTATCTACTGCGCTTAGTAGGGTATCGTCTTTGCCAAACAAAATGTAGTCAGCCATTTGTTCCAAATCGGTTTGGTTTGGGTCGGTGTCGAGCTCGTCGATAATTTCACAAATGGCATCACAACGTTCGTCGGCGTAGATGATGTCGTAGTTGAGACTGTATTTTTTTTTCATAGGTTATCTTGGGATTCACCTCTTTTTTAAATTTGCGGATGTGGTCTACATAAGAGGTATTTACGATTTTTATTTTATAGGAAAATTTTACCAAAAAATTAAAATTTTGTCAAATTTTGTGGCTGTTGGTGGATGGATGAATTGGGTTAAAGTTTGGAGCGAAAATTTGAGCGAAGGGAAATTTAGTTTTGAGGGGAGGAGATTTTTTTGAAAATTCAGTTCTCTGGACAGTTTACCAGACCCGCCTTCGGCGGGTTAGTTGTGCCTAACTGATGCCCGAAACGGTAGCCCCCTTTGCCAGATTGTACATCCTGCGCCTGCTGTCGCCTGTTGTCAAGTAATTTTACTTGACAGCCTGCCGATTTTTGGCGGTTGTCATTTTTGGCCGTTTTTCGCCCATTTCATACACAAAAAATTTTTTTCAAATTACATCAAAAAAAGTGTAAAAAAGGCTTGCAATCCCCTGCCCCCTGTGTTATAATTGACTCAAGCGGTGAGGGAACGCGGCCCGACCCCCTCGGGAACTGAATAAGCCAAAAAAGCCGAATTGATGGGAAGTAGGCAAAAGGCGAAAAAACTATAATTATATGGAGGTTGGAAACATGGAAAAAATCACTGTAAACGGTATCGAGCTGAGTTTTGAGAACAAAAACGACCTGCAAAATTTACGGATTCATCAGCCTGCACTGTTCCGCGCAATTCGCACAAATAACGCTACACTGATTCGTTGGGCGCTTGACCTGTACATGGACGAGCTTGACAGGCAGGACGAAAAGCTGTCAACTGGAAGTTATGGCAAGCTCGCGGAAGTATACGACCGTGTAGAGTGCGCGATTGCTAACAGACAGCGCATTTGGCTGCACGATATCCATTGCCGTAGACAGAACATTGATGACCACCGCGTGAACGGCGTGCGCTACGAACGCAAGACAGGCTTTGCACAGTGGGAATATGGTGTAAGCTACGAAGATTGCATGGAAAAGCTCGAACGCCGAGCCAATGCAGGAATCGTGTGGCGTTGGGAACCGTTCAAAGATGAACGCGTCATTGAAATGCCCCTGCGTGACCTGCTTGACATTCTCGCAAGCTACAACGAAAAGAAGGGGCTGAAAGTGTGGTTTGGATTTGTAGCCGCCAAAGGACAGCTGCAGATTCAGCCCGTCAAGGGAATCAGCAAAAAGCGCGAAGCTTTCATCGAAAACCTGCTGAAGTAACCAAACAGGGGAGGGCGAAAGCCCTCCCCAAAGCTACAAAAATGGAGGTTGTGAAAATGTATTTTCCCAAAAATTTCCGCGTAAATACTCGCCCTGATGAAGCTGAAAAGCTCGCTTTTGAATGTTCGCCGTGGGACGAGCTGATGGTTCTGTCTGATGGAAAAAGCCACATTGTGATGGAAGTTGAAACCCGTAATTTTTTCCAGACCGAAGCTGAAAGCCCTGAAGCTGCTATCAAGGCATACATTGACTATATTGACGGCGATACCACCGTTTACATCTACGATGAAGAAGAGGACGGCTGGATTGACACTGATGAAAAAGTCCCTGCAAGCTCGCTGATGGAATTGGAAGAAATCCGCTGTGAATGGGACATGGAACACGGGAAGCTGTGGTAAACAGCTTCCCAATCTAAAAAAATGGAGGTTAAGAACATGCTGAAAGTAAATGTTAGCTACACCAATGGAACCTGCGCATCTTGTGACTTTAATGGCCCTGTAGAAGCTTACAACTTTGCTCGACTGCTGGTAAAAATGGACTGGGTAAATTCTACTGCTATCAAGGATGGCAACTGCATCATCGCTGCTTATGATAAGAAGGGAGCTGTGTAAAATGTTCCATGCTATCAACTGGTGGTATCTTCCCGTTGCTCTTGTAAAGCTCGCTGGTCTGATTGCTGGTATTGCTCTGATTGCTGTATGCGCCAGCTGGCCACTGTGGGTGTGTGCTGGTATCGTGGGGCTGATTTAAGAATCAGCCCCAACAAAACTATATGTTTAACATATAGTATTTTTCTTGACAAACAAACTACAAACATGCTATAATAAACCATACTAACAAGGAGGTACAAACCATGTCTCACCGCACTGTTATCCATGCTTCTTTCTACTTCTCAGCTGACTTCCTGCTGTATAATGACCATGGCCGTGAATTGTTGGTAGTACATGGTGATGACCTTCCTGTTGATGGCGAAGTTGACGAAGCTACTTTCCGCGCTCTGTTGAAGGATATTCGTGCCAAGGAAAAAGCGCGCTGTCGTGTAAAGTACACTGAAAAGAAAGTTACAGCCGAACCAAAGTTTGACCCTGCACACGATGGCTATACTGTTGGGCGTACTTTCGGTGATGGATTTGGCGATGTACAAAAAGCGCTTCGCAATGTAAATAGCGAAACTTATCCTATGACAAAAAGCGAATGGGCGTTCTCATACTGGGCATAAAAACGCCCTTTATAAAAACTATATGTCTAACATATAGTTTTATCACTTTACAATCAAGCGAAAATGTGTTACAATACAATCATCAAAGGAAAGGGGTTGCACATCATGAAGAAAAATTATTGGGTCATTATCAAAAACGGTTTTGTAGGTTGCCGCCACTTTATCACAGAAGACGACGCAAACGACGCATGCGAGGCCATGAACATGCTTGACCCCGGTTGGATTGTGCAAGGGATTGTGTGCGGTTAATCCGCACACAAGAAAAACTATATGTCTAACATATAGTTTTAACGCTTTACAAAAAGAAAAAATCATGATATAATAAACCCATCAAATGAAGGAGGTTTTCACCATGACCACCAAATGTTATTTCCTTGAAAATTCTGATTCTTGCGTCCGCGTCATTGATTACATCACAAATGTTATCCCTTGTTTTATTCGTGAATTGCTTATTGCCAATGATGGTATTACTCTCACGATTGAATGCCGCGATTATGACCTTGCTTTTGTAGAACGTACCCTTGCGCCCTATGTATAATACATAGGGCTTAAAAAACTATATGTTTAACATATAGTTTTACCTATTTACAAAAATGCCAAACTGTGTTATACTTATACCATCAAGAGAGGGAGGTATCCACCATGGGTAAGGTAGTCTATTTCGAGTCTGGCGTTGTTATGGAGTTTAATAAGGAGTACTCTAACCGTAAGCATGTCCGCGAGACCGTGCGGCTGGAGCAAAGCTGGCACAAGGAACGTTTTGGGCGTGCGCCGCGTGTACGTTATGCGCGCCCGTGGAAACGTGACGAAGTGAATCCCTATTGGAGATGGTAACATCTCCATTACAAAAACTATATGTTTAACATATAGAAATAAGTATTTACAAAAACGAAAAAATGTGATATTATATACTTGTCCGAAGGGGACAAACAAAAAAATGAAAAGAGGTAAAAAACATGACTATGAACTTTAACGCCAAGGAAGCCAACAAGACCACCAACGCCACCCGTGAAGCCCAGCAGGAACGTGCCCGCAAGTGTGCAGAAATCCACGTTGAACAGATGATTGAACCCATGATTAAAGACGCCGCCAATCGTGGCGAAAATAACGTGGATGTTCATTTCCATAATTCCACCGTCGGTCTGTATGGGAACATCAATGTCATTCTTTGTGAAAACGGTTTTGAAACTTCTTTCAATCGTGAGCGCACTTGCTTGCACATCAAATGGTAAGCGCTTCGGCGCTTACTTAAAAAACTATATGTTTAACATATAGAAATAATGATTGACGTTTTAGAAAAAATATGATACAATAAGACCATCAAAAAGGGGTTAACCCCAAAAGAAAGGAAGTCCCACCATGAAAAAGATTTTTGCCCTGATTCTCTCCATCGCTCTTATTCTGTCCTGTGCCTCTGCCTCTGCTCGTACTGCTTTCGATGCCAACCGCGAAAAAATTCATTTCGTCGTACTTGATTATGATGATGAAGCAGACGAAACTTTCACCGCCGTTTGGACTTTCAAAACGGTTATCAGCAAGATTGAGAAGGGCGAAAACTTCTTCGAACTTCTCGCGATGGAATGCGATGGTTTTATCCCTTGCCGTTGGGAAGTTGATGCAAATGGCAATGGCCACATCTATTCCACATTGGATGACCACGAAATCACACCGGAAACTTGGTAAAGGGCGAAAGCCCTTTATAAAAACTATATGTTTAACATATAGAAATAGGTATTTACTTTTTCCGCATATGGTGCTATAATAAAGACACTCCAAAGGGAGAATAAAAACATTCGGAGGTCAAGACCATGAAAATCACTATCACTTCTATGATGCTTTGCGAACTGTGCGGCGGCAAGTTTACCTATGAGGCTTGCGAGGCTCTGTGCGACTGGTTCGAAGAAACAGCTGACCGCGACTTCGCCCCGGCCATCGGCGACATCTGCGTATCTTACAGCGAGCTGAGAGCTGAGGATATTGATGAGGATGATGAAGAAAAAATCATTGCTCATTTGAACAATGGCAACGTACTGATTGCGCTTTAAGCGCAATCTTACAAAACTATATGTTTAACATATAGAATTAAACCTTTACAATTCTAATTTTTCATGCTATAATGAATCATACAAAAAAACAAGGAGGTTCCCACCATGATGACCATCAGCACCACCCACGAACACGGCTCCAACAAAGTTTACTACCGCGTAGAAACCCGCAAGGACTGGAAAGAAGCCTATCAGCTGATTCGTTACAAAGCGAATGCAAAAACGCTGAGCTACATCATCCACAATGGCCTCATCTATCACTGCATCCCGTGGGGCGAAGGAATCTATGAACACGCACAGAACGCGCCGCACAACGAAAAGCACAGCCGTTGGGCAATCGCACAAAGCACGCGCCGGCTTTACATTTACGATAAAATGGGGTTGTGAAAACAACCCCTTAAGTTTCTATATGTTAAACATATAGTTTTGTCTATTGACTTTACCAGGTACGCATGTTATAATAAGTCATACCAAAACGAAAGGGGATCCCACCATGACCAACACTATCAACTCCACCACTCTCCGCACCATCTACGACAATCTGTCTGCCGAATCTCGTGCCACCATTCTGTTCATCCTTGACATCGAACTTCGTAATAACATCAATGATGAAGAAGTGTTTGAGCGTTGGCTGCAGTGCGGCGTGCCGGACGGCTGCATGACAGTCAAAAACGTACAGGAATACATGGACACCGAAAACATGACATGGGAAGAATTTGAAGAATATATTCTTCTCGCCGCCAGTTGCTTTGAGATGGATAATGAGGAGGAAGAAGAAGATGAATAATCCTTATTGGTTAATCAGGTTCGTTCAGCGCTATGTAAAGGCCGAAGGTTGGTTTGACATTATCATTCTTCTCGCAGCGTTTGTTGTGGGAATATATGTAATGGTAGTTAGTTTCATCTAACTACCAATACTATTAAAACTATATGTTAAACATATAGAATTGATTGTTGACTTTGTAATACTTTTCTGTTATACTTATACCATCAAATGATGGAGGTGCCCCGCCATGATGAATGAGTGTGAGGTTCGCAACTGTGGTTACTGGTATCAGGACGAGTACGAAGAACGCCCCTCTTGTCACTATAACGACCATCGCTTCCCTGCTCCTTGTGAAGAGGACGACAGCTGCGATGATGACTACTGGGACGATTTCGAACCCGACGACATCGACAGCGATGAAGGCTTTGACCCGTATGAAGGTTGCTTTACATTTGACTGTTAACCGCCTTTTGGCGGTTCTTTAGAACTATATGTTAAACATATAGTTTTCTCTCTTGACTTCCTATATAGGGTATGTTATAATCCTATTGTCGAAAGAAAGAAAGGACGGGTGAGAGCCAATGGGTTAGGCGTACGGCCACTTGATGCTAAGTGGAGCGACGAATACTTGTGCCGCAAGCATCTGCGGGTCACTTCGGGAGCGGCGACCGAAGCTGGCATATGAGCCGTGCCACCCAGTGTCCGGAAGCTGGGTGATTTTTGTATGCTGGAAACTATATGTTAAACATATAGAATTAAAGATTGACATACTTTTTCTTTTGTGATACAATAACATCATCAAAGGAAAGGAGCGACCACCATGACCATCACCATCAGCAAACTCACATTCTCCAACCACTTCTGCACTGACCGCCGTGACAGATACGAAACCATTCGGCGCGTAGGCTTCGGCCAAATCGTAAAACAACAATGGTACAACGGTTGCTGGCACTGCCTCACCGACATGGGCGTTATGCTGGTAGTTGACGAAGCTGGCAATTATTGTATGACCGCTTACTTTGCAGACTGGGTTGAAGTAAACCGTATCTATCAGGGCAACGTGCCGCGAGCAATGAAGAAACGCATTGACCGCAATATTTCTTATGGATATACGAAAGCGAGGTATAAGGGATAATGGATTATGGAAAATTTATAGGCACAACAAGCGGCGTATCGGGACTTCGCGCCTTACTTTCCAATTATGAAGGAGCAAATTTACGTTTTGCTTCTAATGATTATGGTGATTCTTGTATGGTAGAAATTTGGTACGATTCGTCTACCAATACCATCACGCTTGCCTAATAGGCAAGCAAATAAAACTATATGTTAAACATATAGTTTTCTTTTGAATTTGTTGTTGACTTCTTCCCAATATGTGATATAATAAGATTGTCCAAAGGGACAAGAAATAAAAAACAGAAAGAGGTTATCAACTATGGCAAAACTCAGCAAGCAGGTTAAGGATTACATGTGGAGCAAGGTTCGTGAACGCATGGATGCGGTGCTCGCCCCGCTGAATGAACAGGTGAAAGCTGAAGAAGAGCACATCAGTGAAGTTCTGACCACAGCAAAGGAAAAAGCCAATGAACTGTTTCAGTCCATTCTGAAAGCTGAATTCCCTGAACAGTGGAAGGAACTGGAAGAGAAGTGCACCAGCGATTACTACACCCGTCTGCCCCGTGCTACTACCAGTGATACCCACATGATTCATTCCCTTGCTCGCCCCGAGCGCGACAAGAAGAAGAAAGAAATGGAAGAATATGCCAACAAGTTCATGAATGAACTGTTCATGGATGTTGAACTCGGCGCTGTCAAGAAAGATGAAATTCTGAACGCGCTTTCCAAGTTGGAGTTGGGCTAATGCCCAATTCCTTTTTATAGTAAAACTATATGTTAAACATATAGAAATAAAGGTTGACTCTATATTTAAAAGGTGATATAATAAAGACGTTCCAAAGGGGACAAAGAATAAAAGAAAGAAGGTTATCCCATGTATTTCAAGACTTACAAGCCCGCCACCCTCGCTGACAACTCCGCTCGTGCCCGTGCCGCTCACATCCTCAACGCCGTTGCTCGCCACACCAATGTGTTTGACCCTTCCTTTGAAGATTACGCAGATTATATCTACGAAAAGAAGTTGACTTTCCGCGACCGCGCCCTCATCATCGGCGAAGAAGAACGCTGGCTGGAAGAGCTGAAAGTTGAATGGGACAACCTCATGGAGCTTGTCAAAGAATCCAAGAAGCCCACTTGCGCCACCAAGGGTCATTTCGCTTATTTCCTCATTTTCAATGATGGTTTTGTGAAGAACGGCGAAACCAACAATATTGCTTCTCGCTATTCTCAGTTGAGCAGTGAGCACGATGGTATCAATCACATGTGGTACATTGAACTCAACAACGAAGAAGAGCGCAAACTCGCTCAGCATGCCGTTCACAATGTGTTTGACCATTCCCGCGCCATGAATCGCGCCATGGGCAAACAGGATTATTATCAGAGCGAACTTGAAACCGCGAATCGTTTCATGACTACCCATAAGGGACAAATCTGGCGCGCTATCATGGACGCAATCGGGGAGGAGTAATCCTCCCCTTATAAAACTATATGTTAAACATATAGAATCTTTTCTTGACTTCTTAACAATTTTCTGATACAATATAACCATCAACAAAGGAGGTTGAACCCATGAACCGTTACGAAGTCTTTGAACACATCACTAACAAACACATCTGCGTACTGCTTGCCACCAACTATGCCGAAGCATGGAGTATCGCAGAATCTCACGGATGGTATCCCAATAATTATTATATTGTGTAAGGAGCTGAGAAACATGGAAGAACTTATTGGCTTAAGCGTTATCCTTGGTATATTTGTTGTGGCTGGCCTTATCGGCTGGGGCGCGAGCGCTTTGTATAATATTTACTGGAAATATCGTGTCAAAAAGAACCGCATCAATCATCCTAAACTGATTGAACTTCAAAAAGAACGCGAAAAAATGTGCGAAGAATACAATCAATGGTGGGATGAAAGACATGAAGCAAAAAAGCGTATTGACAAATACATGGAAGAAATCAAATACCATGAAGAAGATGTAACCAAAAGTTTTTTGGAAGCAATCAAACAAGAACAGCAAATTTATTCCAACGCCGACAAACACATGAAAGAACTTTCTCCCTTGGTTGATGCCGCACGTGAAGCAGAGCAAACATACCGCGAAGAACATAACATCCGCCACTGGTAATTTTTACCAGTGGTTCCAAAAACTATATGTTTAACATATAGAAATAAATTTGACATTTACAAAATTTTTTGATACAATAAATATACTCCAAAAGGAAAGGAAGGAAACCACCATGACGAACTTTGAACGCGAAGAAAACCGAATCACTTTTGAATCTCAGAACGCACAGCGCTATGCTATGGCGCAGGTTGAGTGTGGTGCTTGGGATGCTGACTATGCGGAAGCATGGCTGTCCAATCGTCTTCAGCATCTGCAAGCTGAATGGAATGAACTGCATGACGAGCTGAAAGGAGAATAAGTATGCCACTTATTACGCTTTTCCTCTCTATTATTTTTGGCGTGGTTGCTTTTGGTCTTATACTTTGCGCCACTGAAGATAACTATTGGTATTGGGTTCCCGCGGTATGCTTTGGCTTTTGGGCAGTTGTAGGATTTTTGAAATTCCTTGCAATGTGTTAAAATTTTAACAATGTAAAATTTTTCCATCCGCTTGACAAATGTGTCCATCTATGATATAATATATATGTAAGGAGTGATGATGATATGGAAACTCGCAACTATTATGTGCCTCGTTCTCATTATGCCAAGATGGTTATTGACCGCATTGTGTGTCTTGTGCCGTGTTGCGTGCCGAACATCGTGCCGAAAGATTACGATTGTTTAGTTGTATCCTTCACTTGTCATCCTCGTTATTATTCTATCGTAGAAACGGTACTCAAACAGGAAGGTTGGCTTTAATCGGCCAACCGACCTAAACTATATGTTAAACATATAGTATTTCATTTTCAAAAAGGATTGACAAAATCCTATTTCCATGTTAGAATAAACCATCCCAAAACGAAAGGCGGTTATCTTATGAAACTGACTGTAATCCTCGACATGGACGGCACAATTGCTGACCTCTACAAGGTGGAAAACTGGCTCGGCAAACTTCGCAACTTTGACCCTTCTCCCTACATTGAAGCATCTTTGATGGTGGCTGGTATCGCAGAAGCTGTCAAGGCAATTCGTGAAGCAGGCGCGGAAGTTAAGGTTGTAAGCTGGCTGAGCAAAGAAACCAATTCTGACTTTGACAAGCTCGTGCGCAAGGCCAAGCGTGATTGGCTTGCTGAACAGGGCATTGAGGTTGACAGCGTGCGTTGTGTCCCCTATGGCACACAGAAAGCATACTATCGCAATCCCGAAAACATCAACATTCTGTTTGATGATAATGCCGAAGTGCGTGAAAGTTTTGAAGGATTCAACAACTGTTTCGCCCTTGACCCCACCGAAAACAACATTGCAGAAGTGTTGAAGGAACTGATGGCGTAAGCCATCAGTTATAGAACTATATGTTTAACATATAGAAATATTGGGCACTTGTTAAAAACTTAACAAACTTTATGCTTGACACAATAACCAAAGTGTGATACAATCATAGTGTCCTAAAAAGGACAGAAAGGAATTGATACCATGCCTAAGAAAACCGTATCGCAGATGCGAACCGAAACCCGTGATAACTTCATGAAAGAAGTTATGGAACTCCTGCAAATCCACAAAGGGGATGACACCTTACCTTATAAGGGCAACGCATTCTCCGTCCCTCGCACCCTTGAAAACGGTGATGAAATCTATGTACAATTAACCATCAGCATTCCTACTGGCACCCGTGATGGCAAGCAGTTTGACGGTTATGAAGAGCATGAAAATTACATGCTTGAACAGGAAGAAAAGCGAATCGCCGCCGAAGAACGAGCCGCCGAAAAGGCAAAGCAGACCGCAGAGCGCAAGGCAAAGCAGGAAGCCGCACGCAAGAAGCGCGAAGAAGCCGAAGCCGCGAAGAAAGCACGAAGGGAGGAAAAGGCGGTGGAGTAATCCACCGCCCCACAATCCCACATGAAATACTACAAAGTATTGTGCGAACGTGCGCATGTGGGTAAAGGCCGAACAGCTTACATAACGTTCTATTATGAAGCAGAAAACGCTTTACACGCAATGAACAAAGCAAAATGCCAACGCGGAACGAAGCGAAGCAAACTTCCGTTAGGTTGTCAAGAAGTATCCAAAGAGGAATATTTGGAAAACATTTCCACTTCTGCTTATGTACGAGCAGGTGTGCGCGATTGAGCGCACATCTTTGAAACTATATGTTTAACATATAGAAATAAAGTTTGACAAACACAAAAATTTGTGATATTATATATACGTTCCTAAGGGAGCAGAAAGGAAGTAAGAATATGTGGATTGGCGAAAAACGTCCGATGCGAAAATGGTATTTCACTCAGGTTTGGATAGAATGGAAGGAAAAGCCCGAAGATGAACTTTCTTTGTCTCTCATCCCCTTGCGCGCCTACCTCGATGGCGTTCTCGCTCGTTGGTTTAATCCTGATTTTACCTTTCAATTCAAGCTTGTTCCTCCATGGAAGATTCAGTTTACTGAATAAGTAGGCGTAAGCCTACCGTGGGCAGTTGGCGCAATCGGTTAGCGCGGCAGTCTCATAAACTGTTGGTTCTGGGTTCAAGTCCCTGACTGCCCACCAAAAATTTTCTTCAAAAAAAGTATTGACAAACTAAAAAGTTTGTGATACAATATGATTGTAAGGTTGAGGAAAGGAAATGCCTTATGAAGCATGACTTGCTCTGCTTCGGCGGTATCGTGAAAAACTCCGAGCCGCCAATTATGCGGGTGTGGTGGAATAGGCAGACACAGGAGACTTAAAATCTCCCGCTTCGTGCGTGCCGGTTCGAGTCCGGCCATCCGCACCATTCTGCTTATGCAGATGTATCTGTCAAGGCGACGTAGCACCTCACGACCCGGCGTGTAATCCGGGACAAACGCGCCATTAGCTCAGGTGGTAGAGCACGTGACTTTTAATCACGGTGTCCGGGGTTCGAGTCCCCGATGGCGCACCAAATTAAACTATATGTTTAACATATAGATATCTTGCTTGACACAATACCTAAATCATGATACAATATAATCACTCCAAAGGGAGAAAGAAACTAAGAAAGGAAGTATCTACTATGGCACCTAATGGAATCGTTCGTCGCATTGATGATCTCGGTCGTATCACTATCCCCAAGGAAATTCGTCGCAACATGGGACTGAATGACGGTGATGCGTTGGAAATTAACTACAATAACAATGGCGTTATTTCCATTCGCAAGTACAAGAAGTCTTTCGAGCAGTGTGCGATTGACTGGTACAACAAGGCTATCAATGTCCACGATAACAGCAGCCTTGATTTTCACTATTTCCGTCATACTGACTTTTGGTATCGCGGCGATTATACTTTTTGTGTAGTCGGCCATACCATTCCCAATTTCGTTCAGCGTGGAGGTTACGCCAAGCGTTTTGAAGAGGATATCTTTGATGAACGCATTGGCAAGGTTGCCGCCTATGCTCGTGCCATGGGTCGCAAACTCAACAAGATGATTGGGTACGAGGGCTAATGCCCTCCCCAACTTAACTATATGTTTAACATATAGAAACAACTATTGACTTCATAAAATAACAATGATATAATATTATCGTTCCCAAGAGAGAGGAACAGAAAGGAAGGTATCCCCAAATGTTCGCAGTCGTTATTGGTATTCTCCTCATCATCGCCGCTATTGCTATTCCCTTTATTACTAATGGTATGGGCTATAAGGGTGGCGGTATTGGCTCTGTTATCTGTCTGATTCTCGCCGCGGTTATCATTACCCTGTCCTGTATCTCCACCGTTCCCACTGGCCACACTGGTATTCTCACTACGTTCGGCCGTGTTGAGGACAAGAATCTTCCCGAAGGTATGAACTTCCATGCTCCGTGGCAGAGTATTACTACCATGACCAATAAGGAACAGACCAGCACCGAAACCAATATGTGTTTCTCCGCTGACTTGCAGGAAGTTGCCTATACTTACACTACGAAGCATAGTCTGCTTGCTTCTGCCGCGCCTAACATTTATAAGACCGTAGGTACTGACTATTACAATATCCTCATTGTGCCGCAGGTCAACAACGCCATCAAGGCAGAGTTTGGTTTGGTTGAAGCAGAAAATATGACTGAACTGCGTACCCAGCTTCAGAAGAACATCAATGACAAGGTACAGACTTTTGCTGATAAGTATGGTATCAACGTTACCGTTGTAATTGATGACTTTGACTTCTCCGATGCTTATACCAATGCCATTGAAGCCAAGCAGGTAGCCGAACAGGAAGCCCTGCGCGATAAGACCCAGCAGCAGATGGAAACCGAGCGCGCTCGTCAGCAGGCAGAACGCACGAAGATTCAGGCCGAAAACGATGCCGCTATTCGTGAAATCAATGCCAACGCCGATGCGGAAGCCGCGCGAATTAAGGCACAGGCCGATTTTGAAGTCGCCCAGCTTGAAGCCGATGCCATTGCTTACAAGGGCGAAAAGGAAGCCGAAGCAACTGCCGCTCTTGCCGCCGCTATTACCGATGAAGTTGTCGCGTATGAATATGCGCAGAACTGGTCTGGTGAACTTCCCCAGTATATGATGGGCGGTACTGGCGCTCTGCCTATCATTGATATTCCCATGAATACGGAAGAGGAGTAATCCTCTTCCTTTTTTAATTTCATTCTATATGTTAAACATATAGTTTTATTTCAAAATAAGTATTTACAAATCCCAAAACCTATGATATACTTATATCGTTCCTAAGGGGAACGGAAATAAAAGAAAGAAGGTAAAACACATGGAAAACAAATATGTATGGAGAAACGAAGAACTCAACAACCAGCTCACCGCTATCGCTTATGCCAAGAATGAAAATGATATGGCGAAGGCTATTCGTGAATGCTTGAAGAACATCGCTATTGAATGGTGGAAAGACCTTTCCGAAGAAACCAAGCAGGCCATCCGTTTGGTTGACTTCAATCATGCTGTTATCTGCTCTCTGATGTTCTTCAGCCCCGAAAGCGTTATGTGCGACTATTATCCCATTCGCGCCGCTCTGGATGATATGGTGGAAGCTCATGCCGCTCTCATCACTGGTGAATACCCCTATGGCGGCGTGCCCATCATGCCCCACGATGTAAACAATCGTAAGTATTTCTGGGGCACAAGCGAAAACGCCATTCAGGCTACCTATTATCTTAACAAGTGCAAGAAGCAGTTAACCGAAGAAGTGCAGAATGTCGCTCGCATGTATGGTATTGAAGATGCCAAGGCCATTGTTGAAACTGCTATCGAGCATTCTTCTGTAGTCAACAACCACAAGAAGAACAAGGCAAAGTATGTATCTGAACTCCGCAAGGAATATCTGCACGAAGTATTTGCTATGCTCAGGCAATATGATGCTTTGAGGGGTGAGTAATCACCCTTCTTTTTTATTCTATATGTTAAACATATAGTTTTATTTGAAAATTCTTATTGACTTTCCTATAATATGTGATATAATGAATATGTCCTTAAGGAAAGGACATAATAAAAAGAAAGAAGGTACTTCACATGGCTAACTACTTCTCCGAACGCAATGAACTGGAAAACAAGATTCGTGACCTCGCTATTGCTCTCGACAGTCTTCGCAGAACCAAGGATGATGCTCGTCAGAACTATCTCGCTGAACTCGCCCACCTCATCAAATCTCGTCCCGGCCTGACCGCTTCGCAGTATGCTATGCTTATGAGCAACGATGCTTGCGAACGTAACAGCATTCAGATGAGCATCAGCAACATGGGGTACATGGCAGAAGCCTGTGAAAAGAATCTCCGCTCCTATCCCTATTACGGTGATACTTCCCATGTGGTATGTTCCAATCCTTCCATGCCGTCTTTGAAGCGTAAGCAGACCACAGTCAAGCGCCGTTTCATTGAGGTTGACGAAAACAATCAGCCTATCGGCACCCATGAAACCACTGAATACCGTACCGTTTACAGCATCAAGGAGGACTAAACCAATGAAGAAGATTTTCGCTCTTGTCCTCGCCCTGATTCTCGTTTTCGCCGTTGCTTCTCCCGCCCTCGCCAACGTTGGTTGGTTTGACTTCAACTATGACTTCCAGTATGTCATCATCAATTTCGGCTCCCGTACCATTGAAGGTACATGCGAAAAATGGTGGGATTATGAAGATAGCGACGTTGTACAGGTACAGATTGACGGCGTTATCTATCTGACCCATTATGAAAATGTTCTGTTGTGTAGCAAGAAACTGTGGTAAAACCACAGTTTCTTTTTTATGAGAAACTATATGTTAAACATATAGAATTAAAAGAGTGGAATTACTTCCACTCAATTTCATCGCAACGCATCTTATTAAAGTTGTGGTCTAACACAAGGTCAGCCATACCATGCAACATACAAGAAACAGTTTTCACTCCCTTTGGCACATAGAGAATAATTTCTTTTCTTTTTGCAGAAGCATAACCCACTTCAAATGCCGTGCCCGCGTCAGCATTGAAACCCCAATCAATAGCAATCACAAGGTCAGCGCGTTCAAGCATTTTAATATCATGATGACAAACTTTCGCGCCCCAATTCCAGTTGGGAAGATTATCGCCGTCAGGAACTTTATAATATCGGGGAATGAAGATTTCCCAATCATCATATCTGCGCGCGATTTCATCAATGATTCTACTATATTCTTTTTCCTGTTCGGGAGTAAACCAAGGGCCAGCCAAATAAAGCAACTTCATGATATAGCACCTTCCTTTCGTGATATAGTATATCATGTTTAGTGTTGCTTGTCAACAAGAAAAACTATATGTTAAACATATAGAAACAAGCGTTGACTTTTCTCCAAAAATGAGTATAATAGATAATGTCAAGAGGCAAGAGGGTAGGGCGAAGGTTAGAGGGTAATCCGGAACCCACCAAAAAAATCCTCAAAAAAATCTCAAAAAGCACTTGACAACCGCCACAAACTGTGGTACAATAAAATCACTCCAAAGGGAGTAAATAAGAAAGTCCTAACATGGACAGAAAGAGGTATCTTATGGCTAACATGAAGGAAATCACCGCTACCGTTCTCGCTCAGTATCCCGATGCTACCGCTTGCCGCAATGGCTCCAATGGCAACTTCCTCGCCGTGATGGGCGAAGTTGTTGATGGTGTTCAGACCTACTACGGCGTGAAGGTATGGAAGCTCGCCGCCAAGGCCACCAAGACCAACCCTGCCTTTGATGTGGAAGCCGCCCACGCGGAGTATGAAGCCTATGCCGCGAAGCAGGCCGAAAAGGCAAGCAAGCCCAAGGTTTCTAAGGAACCCGACCCCGAGAAGGTTGCCGCGAAGAAACGCCGTCAGGCCGGCCTGCTCGAGTACATGACCGAGAACGCAGGTGTGGAAGTTACTTCCAATGATGTGTTCACCGCCTTGAAGGATAGCGTGTACGATGGTTGTCTTATCATGGCAGTCGGCTCCGACCTTCAGGCTCTTGCCAAGGTTGACGAAAAGTTGACCGTTCGCGTTGAGAAGGGCAAGAAGTACTGGACTTACAACGCCTGATGTACAAGGTGGGAAGGAAACTTCCCACCTTTTCCATCCCAACAAAACTATATGTTAAACATATAGAAAAACAGCCCGCTTGTTAAAAACTTAACGAAATTTGTTGTTGACATATCACGCAACCTATGATACAATGTATACATCCTAAGAAAAGAAAGGCGGTTACTATCCCATGGAAACCATTCTCGTATTTGACACCGAAACCACAAGCATTGACAAACCTTTTGCCTATGATGTGGGCTATAAGATTCTGACCCGAAATTTTGAAACGCTCGAATCCAAGCACTTTGTGATTGAACAGATTTGGCATAATCTCCCTCTGTTTGAATCTACTTATTACAAAGATAAGCGCCCTTTGTACGTTCTCGCCATGCGTAAGCATGAAGCCATCATGACCAAGTGGGGATACATGGTTGCTAAAATGCTCCGCGACATTAAGAAATATAATGTTGTAGCCGCTTATGCTTTCAATAGCACTTTCGATGACCGTGTTTTTCTTCACAACTGCGAATGGTTCAAAACTCGCAACCCCTTTGATACCATTCCCATCTATGATATTTGGGGCTATTCCTCCCAGTTTATCACGAATACGCAAGCATACCGCGATTTTGCCGAAGCAAACCAATGCTTCACCGAATCCGGCAACATCAGCGGAAACGCCGAAAACCTTTACCGCTTCATGACCGCCGACCCCGATTTTGAAGAAGCGCACCAAGGCTTGCAAGACGTGGAAATTGAAGCCGAAATTTTACGCGAGTGCATCAAGCGTGGTGCAGAGTGGGACACCGAATATAAAGTGGTACAAAAGATTCCGCGTGAAATTGAACACCCTTACGCAATCAAGGTGAATGGAAAAGTTATCCATGAAGGCAAGTACACCAAAAAGTATGTACGCAAGGATGTATATTCCTTCACGGAAGAAATGGTGGAGTAATCCACCATTTCTTCCATCACAACAAAACTATATGTTAAACATATAGAAAATAAATTTGACAAACATAAAAAATTCTGATATACTATATATGAAAATTAAGAAAGGAAGATGATTCTATGACCGAACACGTCCACCCTTACATTGATGATGAACACGATATCACCTGTCCTTACTGTGGCTCTCCGCTGTACAACTGGCGCGAAGAAACAGGGGATGTGGAATGGGAAGAACTACACAACGGACGTTTCACCTATAAGGAAACGTGTGAACAGTGCAACCGTCGTGTAACGTATCATTTGAACTTCACCATAACTTGTGCCGTAGTTGAAGAAGAAAGGTTAGATAGGTAATGGTAACATATCTCGCCCTTGCTAATCTCGTAGTTAGCACATTCAGTACCGTATGGTTTAGCCGCGACACCGATATTTACACTGTAACAGATGTTATCATGACTATGCTGTGCTGTGTACTTCCTATCATTCCCCTTTGCTATCTCTACCGTTGGTGTAACAAGTTTGTGAGAGGAGAAATCTAACTATGGAAGTTAAGACTATCTATATTGCCAATGATGGCACGGAGTTTGAAGATAAGGAAGAATGCCTTACCTATGAATCTTCTTTGACATCTGAATGCGATTTTGTCCAACTGTATGACAATGATGGCAAACTCATTGATTGGAATCCCGATGATTATGATGGTATGTGGGATCATCTCTATTACATCGTCATTGAACCGCACCGCGAAGAAGAAGCAGAAGAATGGTGGGCCAATTCCTTTGGCGTTATGCTTGGTGTTAATCCGTTCAGTGAAATGGATAACGACTGGAAAGCATGGAAACACCATTATCATGGTGACGAACCGACCGTTCTTGCTTTTGACTTCGGAGGAAATGACAGTTGGATTATTTTCAATGAAGTCTATGACGAAGTAAAAGGCATTGTTCGCGGCCTTGACCTTGTGGATGCTCTCGGTTGAGAGCATTCCAATAAAACTATATGTTAAACATATAGAAATATCACCCGCTTGTTAAAAACTTAACAAAGAAAATACTTGACCAATCACCAAAAGTGTGATACAATAAATACGTCCTCAAGAGAGGAACACTAAATAAGAAAGAGGTATCCCAATTATGAAGAACGAACTTCGCGCCGAAGCCCTGTCCGCAGTCCTGCCCAAGGTAATGGAAATGTTCCCCGATGCCGTCAATGTCTGCGTTTCCAACAAGAACATGCTTGCCGTTGATACTGGCAAGGTTGATGACAATGGTAAACCCATCTACGCCACCATTGATATTACCATCAAGGACAACGAAGCCACCAAGACCCGCGAAGGCTTTGACCTGATGACCGCCGTCAACGCCTACAACGAAAAGGCTTCCAAGGCTACCGAGCGTAAGTCCAAGACCCCTTCCGCGCCCAAGAACACCGAAGCCGCCGAGCGCAAGAACAAGCGTATGACCGCCCTGCGCGAGTGGTGGACGAATGAAGCCGTTTCCGGCGAGGGCTACACCAGCACCATGATCAAGACCGAGCTTGCCGATGTGTATAGCGAACTGACCATTATGCAGGTTGGCTCTGACCTCAAGACCCTGTCTGAAATCATTCCCACCGAGTGCGAGATGCGCGTGGTCGAGGGCAAGAAGCACTACTTCAAGGCGTAAGTCAGCGCTCCCCGAAAGGGGAGCATTTTTTGTTTGGAAAACTATATGTTAAACATATAGAATAAAAAAGGAACGCTTAACGTTCCTTCGGTGGAGCATATTTATTGTATTTTTCTCTTTGCTCACCATATCCCACAGTACCAAGCATACTATAGTTATCGCGCAGATAGAAAATCATACCTTCTAAGATATCTTTCGTGCGCTCACGTTCATGACGAATTGCTTCTGCCTTGATTGCGTTATTGCCTAACTTCAAGATGCGGTCTGCCTGCTCAGTAACAGTTGCTTCAACGGCATTCTCTTCATATTTGCTAATGACTTCATCCATAGGATATTCATCAAAGCCAATATACCAAAAACCTTCTCTGCTCTTGTCGGCATTCTGCACATAGCTTTCATACTGAGAAAACTTCTTCATAGTCAAGCGTTCCCAACAACGAATTGCTTCTGCTCTGTCATCAGTAACAAACAAAGTTTTCCAGTAATACCAGCCATGCTCAACGATTTCATAAATTGTTTTCTTAGAACAGAACTCCATAAACATCTTCTTATCCATGTGTTACACCCCTTTCTTGATTGCTTCTATATTATAACATTTGTTTTTTATTCCGTCAAGTACTAAAACTATATGTTAAACATATAGTTTCCCCTTTTCCGCCCGGATTTCCGGGCTTTTCTTTTACTCTCTCATCCCACTGCGTACCGCACGATTCCCAAAATTTTCCAAAATATACAAAAAGCTGGAAAGCTGGAAAATTTTTCCAAAGCTGGAAATTTTATAGAAGCTGGAATCATATAAAAATTTGACAAATTCTAAAATTTTTCGTATAATATACCCATAAAGAACGAAAGAGTTCTAGAAATAATTATGGAGAAGGAAAACTCCAAATACAGAAACCCTCGAAAAAGGAGAAAACTTATGGATGTAATGACTCGTGATGCCCTACGTACTGCTGTAATTGACAAGCTACTAGCTGACTTCCCCAAGGCCCAGAAGGTTGCCGGTGGTGTTGCCTTCATGTCTGAGACCCTAGATGAGGAAACTGGCCTATATTTCCCTGTTGAGATTAAGGTAAGTGTAAAGAATACTCAGGCTACCGCTCGTTCTGAAGCCTATGACTTTGAAAAGGCTGTTGCTGATTTCGCCGCTAAGCCCGGTCGCCGTACTGTTGACCCTGCCAAGAAGGCTGAACGTGAAGCTGCTCATGCTGCCTCTGTTGCTAAGAAGAATGCTAATCTAAAGGTTCTACGCGACTGGATTGCTGGCCATGAGATGAACGAAATGACCGCTACCATGGTTTATGAGGCTATTCCTGAACTACAGACTGGTACTCTAATGGCTGTTGGTACTCTACTAAAGGAACTAGTTGAAGACGGTACTGTTGTAGTAACTCTAAGCGAGAAGCGCAAGAAGCTATATACCAAGGCGTGAGCGTCTAACGACGCTCAGAGAGCGTCACGAGGAGCGTAAGCTCCTCTTTTTTATTTTCCGATTGTTAAAATTTTAACAAAGTGTGTATGATAAAAAGAAGCGCTTAAAATGTATAACTCGTCAGGCTTGATTTGTTAAATTTTATATGACATAAATTTGACTTATTAGAAAAATTATGCTACAATATAAATAAAGCTGGATACTTATAGTTTGAGCGAAACGCTCTTATTGATATTATGGGAGGTGTTCGCAATTCCGAACAAACTTTTTGAATAGCTGGAAAACTACCGATTAACCAACCAACTAACTGTTACCAAATTGGTAGAATTGGTAGGAATTGGTAGAACTACATATTATGAATGGAAGAATGGCAAGCCGCCAGCAAAGTTAATTACTTACCAAAAAGTAGAACAATTTCTACAAGGAGAATAGAAATGACTTATTTCAATTGTTATAGTGCCAAGTTAGCAGGATTTCTACGTAAAAAGGGCTTCAAAATTGTAGGCACAAAAGTAAACCTAAAGAAACCGCAATATGACATATTCCTATTTGAAGAAACAGAAGAATTAAAGAAAGCTGTAGATGAATATTGCCACAGCCTATAATGGAGGAGTTCCAATGATTAACAGTTTCAAAGATAATAAAGTGCGCGATAGTGCTTTAGTTTATAACGGCACTTGGGAGCAAATAAAAAAATTATATGCCACCAATCCGCAGCAAGCGGGAGAGCTGGCAATTTCTGCCATTGAAATGGCATTGACAGGCGATATTAGTTCTGATGACTTTCTTGTTGGAATCGCTTTGGAAAACATGAGAGTGGTAGCTAAAAAGAATAAGGATAAATGGGATAAAGAATGCGACAGAAAACGCACGAATAAAATCGCCGCGCTTGCTCTTGATAAAATTGCGGAGTTATATTTACAAAAAATACCACAAACAAAAATTGGTCAAGAATTAAATATTCCACAACAAACAGTTAGTTATCGCTTAAATATTATACGCAAAGAATTTCCTGAATTACTAAAAGAGGAATAGGACCTTACCAATTCTACCAACTTTACTAATATTGGTAATTTTAGTACCAATGGTACCAGTAGTACCAACAATCCAACGTATGATACTGATACTGTAACTGATACTGATACTGATACTGTAACTGATACTGTAACTGATACTTCTTTACCCGCTACGCGGGAAATTGGTAGAACCTACCAAAAAATGTCAGTGACAGAAATTGACAAAATGTTGGTAGAAAATGATACGGAAGAAATTGTATATAAGGACGGCGCGCTAACGAATTACACAACTGGTGAGGTTATCTATCTTGACGCAGATAGCCAAAAGGAATATGATTCTTATCTTTATGAATGGAGCTAATTTCATTTTCATTTCTTGAAAGCGTTTCAAAAATCCAATTTCATTTCCATATAACCCGAAACCCTCCCCTACGCGGGAGGGTTGTTTGTTTTCCCGAAACTATGCCGGCGGGCAGATGGTTCTCTTCCACCATTATAATGTTATCATAAATTTGTCAAATTGTCAATGTTTCTTTCAGTTAAAAATTTGCGTGGGATGAAGATACCAAAGGTTAGATGTATTGAATTTTGACAGTGTAAAAATGATGATTGATTATATGTTTTTCCATATGATTTTTATAGTATATCAAAAGTTGGAGAAAACTTAAAAAAATTTTTAAAAAATTTTTAAAAAAGAAAATTTTATTTAAAAAAAATTTAATTTAAATAAAAAATAAAATAATTAAATTTCCACGGGAATTTTTTGGATATAATGGGAAAATTTGATTGAACGACACCTCGGTTTTTCTACTTATACGATGAAGATGAAAACGGATTTTGTAGGGGAAAAATGAAGGATGGTCACTAAAACACCACACCACCCACACCACACACTACCATTCACCTCGGCGACACAACTTTACCCCACCAAAACCCCAAAATCAACGCATCATCTCCTTTCGTTTTGCTTATATTATTATTTATTTCCTCTTTAAAGCAGAAAAGAAGTAGGCGTATAAACCTTCCTTCTAACCGCCCTAAACAAACTAAAAAAATACACTGAGGAAGAATGAGAAACATTATGAAAAAAGCATATCCAAGTAAAGAGCAAATCCGCGATACGCTAACAGCAATCAACAAGTCCTATCGTCAAATCGCTCTTGACAGCGGCATATCGTTAAAATCAGTTTTAAATATAATGGACCTGAAAAATTATAATTTTTCATCATACGAAAAAATTATAGCCTATTGCCGCACTCAAGTGCCAGAAAAAGATTGGACTTATGTTCCTATCGCCGATTTGCTCTTATTTTTTTCGTCTAATAGAATTTCTAACAAAATCGCCGCCAAGTATGGATATACATCCTCTATAAGAAAAAGTTTTTTTGCGCAAAGAAACTTACCTAGAATAGATACATATATCCTCCTATGTAATATCAAAATTGAAATGGAGGCTGAAAACCTATGTTTAGAATAATCTCAACCAACCTGGAACCCACCCCCGTTTATGTTGCTGATACCAAAGAAGACTTAGAAGCAATTAAGCGCCAGCAATATGACAACGATATGCAAGGCATCGCTGCACTAGTGTTGGATGACGGGGACGGCAAGCCAATGTTGTATGTAATGAATACCGAAGGAGAGTGGGTATAATATGATAGATGTTGCAGCATATGCGCTATTAAAACGCGGCATTACTACCGCAGGTTCCACCACTCCAGGAGTAGGCATCGTTGATGCCAAAATTGAAAATGGTCACCTAATCCTAATCATGAGTGATGGAAGCACTATTGACGCTGGCCTATTACCTACTGGCGCCGGCATAGATGACTCTGTGGTTTCTACTGAAACTACATGGTCAAGTGCGAAAATAGAAGAATACCACACTCAACATGTTGAAATCCGTGCTGCTGAAATTGCGCAAGAAGTCGCCGAACGCGCTTTAAGTGAATTTGTACCCGAACTAATTAGTGGTGGTACCGCAGAAAGCACAATAGAGTACATTGAAGGTGGTTCTGCCTCAGATGTAGAGCCAGATGTACTTTACGGTATGGATGCCGATGAAGAGCCCGTAGGCGTAAAATTTGATTTTTCCGAGGAGGCGTAACATATGGCACGTTTAATTGAACTAGAAAACCAAAAACAATGCGCCTCTTGGGGCTATCAAGGTGAAAGTGGCGCAACAATTTTAATCGCTTCTATAAGCGAATTTGCAGCCCAGTATCCAACTGGAAAACCCAATGTAATTTTCCAACGTCATGATGGTCATCCTTATATGCACAAATTTATTCTTTCAGGGGAAAATCTCCTTATAGAATTAAATTCTACTGATACTTAGCAATGGGGAAAGTGCGAAGTTCAAATTAGCTGGCTCGTCAGCGGTAACAAAGTAATGAAGAAGAAAATTTATTCTTCCTACATTTTGCCTGGCGATCTTGAAGGTGACCTTCCACTTACAGACGAAAGTATTTTAGCTTTGGATAATTTGGAAGCTTATGTAGAAGAAGCAAAATTGCTATTAAATGAAGCAAAACAATACGCCGCTGAACTGGTATTTGTTGAAGCATTACCCGAAGTTGGTGATAACACTAAACTTTATATTGACAAAGCAACTTCTTCTATGTATTATTGGAGTGGCGATGCCTTTATGCTTCTCAATCCTTCTTATGAATGCGATTGTGACGATAAAAAGCCTAGTCCGCCACCACCACCTCCACGTCCACCACACATTCCTTGTCCGCCAATAACAGGCGATGGACAAGAGATTCTTTATGGTGGCAATGCTTTCTTTCCACAAGCAGAAGACTAATAAATAAATCCCCACAACTAGATTAACGCAAGCAGGTGAATAAAATGGCGACAGTTTTAAGCACTAAAATCATTCTTCGTAATGATACTGCGGCTAGTTGGTTAGAACACAATCCAATTCTATCTGCCGGCGAATTTGGTATTGAATGGGATACTGGTTTATTTAAAATCGGTAACGGTACAACCACCTATAACAAATTACCATATGCCGGCGCTCCTAGTGCAAGCGGTTCTGCTATTCTAGATGCTGATGGATATACCTTAAGCGCGAATCTAGAACGCAAACTTGGCTTAAACAAATGGGGCATAGAATACCACAAATGGGTTGGCGACCACTATGAGCTTGTTCCCGTTGATGCGAACAATCCATGGAAAATCAACTTACAACCAAAAGTCGCGCAAAACCCAACCACTGGTACCTTAGAGCTTGCTTGGTTTGAACCTTCCCCAATTTCTGCGGAAGACATTTCTGGCGCAGTTTCCGATTTACAAGAAACTGTTAATACTCTAAGTACTACTGTTGGTACAAAGGAAGATGCCGCAGGAACTGATAGTGTTTTTGGCGCAATAGCAACGCTAGACCAAAAACATAACGAACTTGCCGCGATTTCACTTCCTCTCACCGGCGGCCAAATGACAGGTGAACTTCTACTTGCAGACGGTTCTCCTGCAGTTTCTGAGAAAACTGTAGATGATAAGATTACCTATGCTGTCGTAAACATGGGCACACTAAAACGCAAAGTAGTTACTGTTCTTCCTGATGTGGCTGATGCTGATGAGAACACAATTTATATGATAAAGAAGGGAACTTCTTTATTAAGCAATAGTTACGATGAATATTTCTTAATTGAAGGTACATTTGAATTAATTGGCGATACGTCTGCCGATTTGGAAGATTATATCAAAAAGCCATTAACATTCACCGAAGGAAATATTGCTTTATTTAGTAATGATGGTTCAATTAAAGATGCCGGCATTACTGCTAAAGATATATCAGAACATATTGCTGACAATGTTCTTCACATTACTGCCGAAGAACGTGCTCGTTGGAACTCTGGAACTGGTTCTGGCGAAGCTCCAATTTATATTTTCGGTTCTGGCTTACAAGCTGACAATACTGGCGCAGTAACTTTAAAAGTTGCTGAAGAAAGTAATGGTATTACCGTTAGTGATGACGGTATTGCTCTTGCTCTTGCAACCAATGAATCCGCTGGCGCGATGTCCGCTGCACAATATTCTAAAATTTCTAATATGAAAGATATTTAGGGTGTTGTTCTTGGTGATATTGTTGAAGCAGCTTTCGACCCAAAGAATCGTGTACATATTCCAATGGCAAATTCTGTAAGTCCTGGTGTTGTAGTTTCCTCTAGTGCTACCAACTCTATTGCAGTTGATATGCTTTCTGGTACCATGACCGTAAATACAATTGAAACAAGTAAACTTGTAGTTCCTGAAGGACAAGAGCTAATCTTAAATGGTGGCTCTGCTTCTTAATTTTATTAAAAAGTGAGGTAAAAATTTATGGCTGATAATCATACCCTAAATACTCGCATTAAACTTAAATATGACAGTTATGAAAACTGGATTGCAAAGGACCCTGTCCTACTAGCTGGCGAAGTTGCCATTGCTACCGTTGCTTCTAATGATGCTGAAGGCAAGCCTGGCTTTCAAAACCTACCCAACATTGTATTCAAGGTTGGTGACGGAAGCAGCAAATACAGCGCCCTAAAGTTCGTATCTGCTCTAGCTGCTGACGTACACAGCTGGGCTAAGGCTGCTGATAAGCCTGTTTACACCGCCGCTGAAATTGATGGAATCAAGGCTTATATTGATGGCGTAATTGGCGATCACAGTGAAATTCAAGATACTGATACCAAGTATATCATGGAAACTGTAGATGGCAACACCTATAAGTACGGTCTATATTCTACCAACAAGGCTGGCGAAAACAAGACTCTAGTATATACTCTAGACCTAAGTGGTGTAGACGGACGTCTAGATGATCTAGAAGCCGCTGTTGGTGAATCTGGTAAAGTTTCTCAACAGATTGCTGCTGCTATTGAAGCTATCGCAGTTGCCGAAACCAACCTTGGCACCACTGAAATGTATTCTGGTTACAAGCAGGTTGGCGGTATTGTAACTCTAAACAAGCGTACTCTAGGTATTGCTAACGTAGATGGCCTACAGACCGCTCTAGACGCTAAGCAGGACAACTTAGTCTTCGAGACTGCTTATGATGCTGCTACCAATAAGGTTGCCACTATGGCTAACGTTACTGGTGCTATCGACGCTCTAGATAAGGCCGATGCCGCTGTTGAAAAACAGTTTGTAACCGCCGTATCTGAAGAAAATGGTATCATCACTGTAAGTCGTGCTGCTCTAAAGGCTTCTGATATTCCTAATATCACTCAGAGCCAGGTAGACGGCCTAGAAGATGCCTTAGATGCTAAGCAGGATAACCTAGTAATTGCCGACAATTACAATGCCGAAAGCAATAAGGTTGCTACCGAAGCTACCGTAACTAAGGCTGTTGCTGACTTAAATGGTGCTATGCACTTTGAAGGCGTTGCGCCTAAGGATCCCACTACCTTCACCAACAAAGAAAATGATGTTTATAGTGGTGGCGACGTCTTACTATTCGGTTATGACGAATATGTATATGATGGAAATACTTGGCACAAGCTAGGCAACGAATCCATTTATAAGCTAAAGAGCGAAGCTGCTACCGAGCACGAAGCTATGCAAGGTGAAATTGATGCTCTAGAAGCTAATAAGCAGGATAACCTTGGCTTTGAAGGTACCTACAACAAGGACACCAACAAGGTTGTAACCAAGTCTGCAATGACTGATGCCATCACCTCTGCTGTTGACGCCCTAGATAAGGCTGATACTGCCGTTGAGCATCAGTTCGTAACTAGCGTAAGCGAAGAAAATGGTGTTATTACTGTTCTACGCGCTCAGCCTGCTATCGCTGACGTAAATGGTCTAACCGAACGTCTAAGCGGTATTGACAGCGAGATTGCTAAGAAGCAAGATATTGTTGGTTTTGCCGATGATTACAATAAGGACACCAATAAGGCTGCGACCGTAGCAACCGTAACCAATGCTATCAATGCTCTAGACAAAGCTGATGCTGCTGTTGAAGGACAGTTCGTTACTGCTGTACCTCAGGAAAATGGTATTGTAACCGTTTCTCGTGCTGCTGTAACCACTGACCACATCCAGCAAGGCACCAAGCCTTTCATTCTTGATTGTGGCACTGCCACTCTTTAATTAAATAATATGCCGACCGACTGATGTCGGTCGGCATTTTTTTCATATATAATTCTATTAAAAGGAGAATGCACATGAGTAGAAAATTAATCACCAAGATTATTCTACGCAACGATGTAACTCAAAATTGGTTACTCGTTGCCGATACCATGGTACTCCTACGCGGTGAAATTGGTTTAGAATATACTGATACTGGCGTAAAAATGAAAATAGGTGACGGCATCTCTACATGGGGACAGCTTCCTTATTTTGTTTCTGGCGCTGGCACAGCCGAACTACCTGAGAATTTTACTTGGGCTGATTTACTAGGTGTAGCCGCTGAAGGAGAAACAACCTCCACTACAAATATTGGTTTAGTAAAACCCGCTTTAGCAGATAAAGTTGATGTTAATATTTTAAATGCTAATGCTGAAATTATTGATACTAATATTTTTGACCTAACTGAAAAAATTGGTTCTTTAACTACACTTGTTGAAGAAAATGTCAATCAAATTCGTGCTACTTTAGCTGATTATGAAGGACGCATTGCGGCTCTAGAAAACAATAGTCCTGAAATTGATTCTGCTGAATTAGAAGCATTAAAAACTTCTGTTGCAGAATTAACTGAACGTGTTGTAATTCTTGAAAATCGCCAACCTACTGAAGGTGGTACTGTTGATTTCACTGAAATCAATAATGCGATTGCAGCCTTAGACAAGCGCATTGTAGCTATAGAAGAATCTTTTGTTAAAAAAGAAGAACTAACTTCTGTAAAAGATGAATTTAATAAAACTCTTGAAAATTATACTACCAGAGAAGATTTAAGTTCTGTAAAAGAAATTGTTTACGGAAATACCGAGTGTATTACTGAAGTTGAAAATTTCGCTAAAAAGTTAGAAGAACAAGCCGGCCGTGTTAATGTATAGCTAAATGAAATGACAGAAAAAGACCTTTCTCTTGAACGTCGTATTACCACTCTTGAAGAAAATGGCGTTCCAGGTGATGGCGGTTCTGCCGAAGTAAGTCCTGAAACTCTTGCTCAAATTGAAGCTAATACTGCTAATATTGCTACTCTAACTGAAACTGTTGGTGGATTTGACGAACGTATTACTACTGCAGAAGAAAATGCCGCGACCGCTTTAACCTTTGATGAGCGCATTACCGCTGCTGAAACTACTGTCGCTGGTTATGATACTAAAGTTAATGCTGCCGTAGAAGCTACTCAAGCTATTACTGGTATGCAAACTACCATTAATGAAACAACCGCTCGTATGGAAGCAGTTGAAACAGAAATGGAAGCTACCAACACTAATGTAGAAGCTATGGGTACTCGTGTTGAAGCAGCAGCTTCTGTCGTAGAAGAATTTGATGGCCGCGTAACTACCACCGAAGCTCGTTTAGAAGAATTAATTGAAGCTTCTTCTAATGGCGAACTTGACGGTGTAGCCGAAGTAGTTGATGCTCGCGTAGCAACTGATGGTACCACCTATGAAAACTTAGGTTCTCACGTTCGTGCTTTAGGTGATGAAATCGCTTATGTAAAGAACAATACCGCTGATTTAGTTGGTGGAAAACTTGTTGATGGTCTTTCTTATGAAGGATATATGCTACAATTAACTGCCGGCGGTAATCCTGTTGGTAACGCTGTAGAAATCAAGGGTGGTTCTGGTACTGGTACTGGTGGAGCAGGCACTTATACTGCCACTTTAACTAACCTACTAGATAGCCGTATGATTTCTGTTCCTAAAGGCGAATCTGTTGTACTAAAGTACAAGTATACTTCTGTTGATAACGAAGGGACTGACGATGGCGATGGCATCGGTGCAATTTCTGTTGAAAACGTTATCAAAGCTCGCTTCCCTGTAGCCCAAGGTGAAGTTGAAACAGATATTACTAATTACTTAGTAAATGGTACCAACACTGTTAAATTAACTGTTGAAAACTCTGAAGGTACGGTAAAGACTATTATTTATACCGTTACTGTTATTGCTTTGACTTTAACCACTCCCTTTGCTGAAATGAATACTTATTCTGGCGATGTGGGATTCCAATATACAATTACTGGTAATGGTGCTAAAGTAATTCATTTCATTTTAGATGACGATTATGAAGTTGGCACTGAAACTATCACTGCTGTAAATGCTACTCGTACTTTCACTATTCCAAAGCAAACTGATGGTGCTCATATTTTCAGTGTTTATGCCGAAACTGAAGCTGAAGGTACTATCATTCGTTCTGACGAATTACGTCTCGGTATGATGTGGACCTCTAGTGAAATGACTGAAAAAGCAGTTCTAGTTAATTATAACGGCGGTGAAAAGCAATAGGGTGAAATTATTCAGATTCCTTATTTAATATATGATCCATTCTCTCAAAATGCTGATGTATTCTTTAGCATTTATAATGAAGATGGTTCTTTATATTATGAATCTGAGTCTAGTATTGTAGACCAGACTGCTAAGATTTGGTCAGTACAAGATTTCCCTGAAGGAAACACTGTTTTCCGTGTAACTGCTGGTAATAAAGAAGATACCGCGGAAACTAATGTATATGAAGAAGTTGTTATTAAGATTAATCCTTCTTCTTTCACTAATACTATAATTGATGATAACCTCCTACTAGACTTCAACGCTCGCAATAAGACTAATTATGTTGAAAACCCGGGCCACTGGGAATACAATGGTATTGTTGCTGAATTTGACAACTTCAACTGGGCAGAAGCCGATGGTTGGGTAACCGACAAAGATGGCGCAAGCGTACTACGCTTCCTACCTGGCGGCAAGATGGTTATTCCTTTCAAGCCTTTTGAAAGTGATATTCGTAACTCCGGTTACACCATTGAAGCAGAGTTTGCAACCAATAATGTTCGTGACTATGATAGCGTTGTAATTGACACTTACAGTGGCGGTCGTGGTTTGATTATTCGTTCTCAGAACGCAGCTCTAAACTCTGAACAGTCTGGTGTAGGTGTACAGTTCAAAGAAGACGCACGTATTCGTTTGACTTTCGTAGTCGAACAGAACACTCTAAATCGTTTTGTATATGTTTATATTGATGGTATCCTTTGCGGCATCACTCAATATTCACTAACTGACAACTTCAAACAGACCGACCCAGTTGATATCACTATTGGCGCTGAAACTTGTGGTCTTGACCTATATAATCTACGTTTCTATGGCCGCGCTTTTTCTATTGATGAACAACTCAACAACTTCATGTGCGACCGTTCTACTCTAGAAGAGCGTATTGCTGTTCGCGACCGCAATGCTATTACTGATGATGCTGGTAAGATTACTGTAGACAAGATTAGTCTTTCTATCCCCTACATGATTATGGAATGTCCCGAACTTCCTCAATTTAAGGGTGATAAGAAAAAGAAGATGTCTGTAAAATATGTTGATGGATTACATCCCGATTATAGTTTCGAGGCAACTGGATGCGAATTTGACGTACAGGGTACTTCTTCTGCTGGTTATCCCGTAAAGAACTTTAAAGTAAAATTAAAGAGTGGATTAACCTATACTGCTTCTGGCGAATATGCTGACGGTTGGTTATTTGATAAAGAAAACTCTCTACCCACTGAAGTATTCTGCTTAAAAGCTGACTACGCTTCTTCTGAACACGCTAATAACGTAATGTTAGTTGACTATTATGATAAGGTAAGCCCATATCGTATGCCTCCTCAGCAGATTGATGACCGTGTTCGCAGTGGCGTAAATGGTAAGGCTATTATTGTTTTCTGGCACAATACCGATACTGGTGAAGTAACCTTCTAGGGTTGCTATAACATGAATGATGATAAGTCTAATGAACAGACCTTTGGTTTCGTAGATATTGATGTTACTTCTTTAATTCCTGAACCTCGCATTGAATGCTGGGAATGGTGTAACAACAATAATGACCTAGTTCTTTTCCTTGATGACGCCGCATTTGACCAAACTAAGGTTGATGAAGACGGTAAGCCCTATCCCGCTTGGCAGGATGACTTTGAACCTCGTTTCCCAGACTTAGATGACCATATGTATGGCGAACAAGAGGGCGAACTTGATAAACTACGTCGTATGGTTAGTTGGGTAGTTTCCACTAACCAAAAAACAGCAACCAATAATATTATTGCTCCAGTAACCTTACCTCATTATTTAACTGGTGTACCAACTGAATATGCAGTTGATTCTGCTGAATATAGATTAGCGAAGTTCAAGTCCGAATTTGAAGATTACTTTGAAATGGATGCAATGACTTTCTACTATATCTTCACCGAAGTATTCCTCATGGTTGATAACCGTGCTAAGAACATGTTCTTAACCACTTTTGATGGCGATCATTGGTTCCCAATTCCTTACGATATGGATACTGCGATTGGTATTAACAATGAAGGTGCTCTTGCCTTTGAATATCACCTTGAAGATACTGACTATGTAGATGACGAGAAAGTATACAATGGTCAGGATAGCGTACTATGGATTAATTTCCGTATGTGCTTCCCCTCTGAAATCCGCACTATGTATCAAGAACTTCGTTCTAACAATGAGAATCCTTTCTCTTACTAGGCTATTTACGAAAAGATGAAGAAACACCAAGAAACTTGGCCTGAAGTTGCTTGGAACTGGGATGCTCAGTTTAAGTATCTTGAGCCTTTCCATCTTGGTTCTAACAACCTTGCCATGCTACAAGGTAACAAAGCTTCTCAGCGAGATTGGTGGCTATATAATGCCTTTAAGTATCGCGATAGTAAATATCAGGCTGGTGAGTCTTTAACCAATTATATTCACCTTCGTTTATATGAAGCCGGTGAAATCAATATCGTTCCTTATTCTCACTTATACACTCGTGTTAAGTTTGGTCAAGCCAAAGACGAGACTCAAAGAACATTCCGTGACCAAACCGCTTGCTTCACTACTGAAGGTATTGCTGACTTAAATGACCTTGAAACACACATTTATTCTGCTGACCGTCTAGTAGACATCGGCGACTTAAGTGCTTTAAAGATTGGTTATTGTGACGTTTCTCCTGCTATTAAACTTGGCCGACTAATCCTCGGTAGTGAAGCAGATGGATATACCAATCCCAACTTAAAGACCTTAAACATTGGTCGTAATGAATTACTACAAGAGATTAATGTAAGTAACTGTACTGGTCTTGGTACTCCCGATAAAACTGGTGCTATTCCTACCGCCGTTATTGACGCTAGCAAGTGCCCCAGCCTTGAAGTACTAAAGGCAAAGGGAACTTCTGTACTCGGTGCTAACTTTACTGATGGTGGCCGTCTACGTGAAGTATATCTACCTGGTACTGTAACTTCCATTACTCTACGTAATCAGCATAACCTAGAAACCTTTGAACTAGAAAGCTACGCTAATATTTCTACCATCTTAATTGACAATACCGCTAATATGCCTATTGAAGAAATGGTAGCAAATGCCGGCAAACTTGACCGTGTTCGTATTACTAATTAGTCTTGGAATGCCACTGATGAAGCTTCTCTATTGGCTACTGTCCGTAAGTTAGCTGCTTGTGACGGTTTAAGTGCTGATGGTTCTACTACATTAGAAAATCAGCCTATCGTAACTGGTCGCGCGCATGTAGCTTCTATTAGTGAAGCAGCTCTTGAAGAAATCAATACTCTATTCCCAGAACTAATTGTTGTTGTAAATGGAGTACCAAAACTCTTTATGCGCTATCTAAACTACGACAATACTCTACTCTATCGTTATGTAATTAACGCTGGTGAAGATGCTATTGATCCAATTGCGAAGGGTTATATCAGTGCTCCCGATCGCGCGGATACTGAAACTGCAGAATATACCTTTATTGGTTGGTCTGAACTACCCACTAACGTACAGAAAGCTTATAACATTGTTGCTAAGTATGATGGACGTTTCCGCGTAGATTTTACTAATCTTGAGGGTGAAGTTATTAATTCTCAATGGATTCTTGATGGCGAAGATGCGGTAGAACCCGTTTCTAGTGGCTTGGTAAATGCTCCTGTTAAAGAAAGTACAGCACAATATGATTACGAATTTGCTGGTTGGGATCGTAGCTTTATTAAAGTTGAAGAGCCTTTGGTTCTAAAACCTCTATTCAACCCAATTCTTCGTAGTTATAAAGTATTCTTCTATAATGATTCTACATTAATTGAAGAACACACTATCTTCTATGGTAGTACTGCTACTTTCACTGGAGATACTACTAAAATTAAGAAAATCATTGGCGGAGAAGAAAGTATTTATTATGAATTCACTGGTTGGTCACCAAGTCCTGATAAACCAATTATTAGTAATACTTGGTATTATGCTGAATTCTCATTTAATGGCTATATTACTGATAGTTGGGAAACTATCGCTGCTGCCGCTAAAGCCGGGGATGTAAGTGCTTATGGCTTAGGCGGACGTAAGATTTTAGAATATAGTGTTAACGGAGTAAGTTATTCCAAAATTGAACTTGAAATTGTAGGAAAAAATCATGATATTCTTGCAAAAGAAGATAGTTCCTATAACGGTGGTTCAGGAAAAGCCGCTTTAACATTTATTGCAAAATTAATAGGTGATGAAGCCCGTATTATGAACCAAACTCAGCATTCTATCGGTGCTAATAGCTCTCTAAATACTGGCGGCTGGGCAGTTTCTGATATGCGTCTATGGATGCAGAATACTCTTTGGGTAGCAATGCCCGCTGAATTACAAGCCGCTATCAAACCAGTCATTAAAAAAAGCGATAATGGTTTCTTCGTTTCTACTATTCGTGAAACTGAAGACACATTATGGTTGCCTTCTGATCGTGAACTTAACTGCGAAAATACTGGCTTGGTTCTCGCTGGACAGGGCGAACCGTATCCTGTTTATACTGACGCAGCTAGTCGCAAGAAATAGAATAAGGGCGGTGGCTTAAAACTATATTGGACTCGTTCTACTGGTCGTGAAGGATAGCATTATTATCGTTACATTGATAGCCAAGGTAACGGTGGTAATCTAGGCGCGGCTTCTCAAAACCTTGGTGTAGCCTTTGGCTTCTGTATCTAAGGAGGAAAACTAATATGTTCTATAAAGTAATGTTTAACAACATGGTCGTTGACCTCCTTACCGAGGCACGCTGGGTTCGTTATCTTCCTAATTCCAAACGCTTGGTTGCCACTGATAGCCAAGCGGCTAATGGAATTATGGGCAGCGACCATGATACTGTATATCATTTGTTTGGCAAGCCTTATACTTTTGATAAAGAAGTAAAAACTGTTGAGGTAATTAAGATTGACGGTGTAGAATATGAAAAACTACGTGGCCAATTTATGTTACAGCAACAGGAAAATGAAAGCATGAAGAAAGAAATTTGCTCTTTAAAAGAGCAATTAAATTCTCAAGAAGCTTTGTTACAAGCTATTTTAGCTAAACTATCTTAATAAATAGGGGAGAATTTTCTCCCCTATTTTTTTTGATTGTTAAGAATAAAATGCTTTAATGAATTGTTTTTTTTAACACATTATAAATGAGAGTAATCTCTTTTAAAAATTCCTTCTTATTTATAACATGGAGGTTAAACATATGGCATAGAAAGTTCTTAAAACTCGTATAAAACAAAGAATAGATACTGCCGAAAACTGGGCTCAAATTGCTGAAGCTCCATTAGAAGGCGAAATTATTATTTATAAATCAACAGACGATACAATCCCTGATAAAATAAAAATTGGCGATGGCGCGACTACCGCTTCTAATTTACCTTTTATTACCGATGTTGATACTAATAATCTTTCCGCCGGCGTTCGCATTCCAGAGAGCGACACTAATTCTCTCGGCTCTGTTACTCAGGGTATTTATTGGGAAAATGGTCGTCCTCAATTAATGTCTTACACTTTAGGTAAGAGTGTTCCTTCCAACGCAGTATTTACTGATACAAACACCAAAGTTACTTCTGCCGCTAATCACTATGCACCACAGACAGATAGTGCTTCTGCTTTAAATGTTGATGCTTCTAGTACAACTGCGGCAACTTGGGGTTCTACTAGTTTGGTTACTGGTGTTAATCTAACTCGTGATGCTAAAGGACACGTAACTGGCATGACAGTTGATTCAATTAAGATGCCATCCGACCCAACTTATACTTTACCTACAGCAACTTATAATACTCTTGGTGGTGTAAAACCTGCTTACACTTCAACTGGTTCTGCTACGCTAACTACTGCCGCTGCAACGAATACTACTACTCCTACCATTCAAAAGAAATCTACTACTTCATCTCGTTATTATGGCGTAGAAGCAGACGTAAATGGTATTTTATTTGTTAACGTTCCTTGGACTGGTGATATTACTGGTGTAACTGCTGGCGATGGTTTAACCGGTGGCGGTTCTTCTGGTTCCGTAACGCTAAAAGTTGGCGCTGGCGCTGGTATTACTGTTAGTGCTGACGCAGTTGGACATACTAACAGTGTAACTGCGGATACCGCTTCCGAGGGTGGCTCTGCTCGTACTTTGGCTCATGGTGGTACTTTTAATATCCCAAGTGTTACTTATGATACTGAAGGTCATATCACAGCAAAAGGTTCTACCACCTTAACTCTACCAAGTCTTCCCAACGCAGGTACAAGTGCGGGCGTTGTAAAGTCTGGTGGCGTAGCTACTATTGCTGATGGTGTAATTACTGCTGTTAGCGGCGCTAGCAATGCAGATACCGCAGGCACTGCTAATAAAGTAGCTAATTCTCTATCAATTCAAGGCAATGGAACTGGTATTACTTTTGATGGTTCTGCGGCTAAAACTGTAAATATTAAAGGTTCTGGCACCGTTTCTGTAACTGGCAATACCAGTGGTGTAATTACTATTACTGGCTCAGCCCATCCTACTGCTTTAAAGAACCCAAATGCGTTGACTATAGATGTAAATGGAACTTCTACTTCTTACGACGGTTCTTCTACTAAGACTGTAACTATTAATGCCGCGGCTTTAGGTTTATCCAGTGCTATGCAATTTGGCGGCGTTGTAACTTCTTTACCAACATCAAGTACTGCTGGTACTGTTGTACTAATGGGTAATAAGGAATATGTATACGATACCAATGGAAATTGGGTTGAACTTGGTGACGAAGGAAGTCATGCTTTAAAAACAATTAAAGTTACTGCTAATGCTGGTTTGACTGGTGGTGGCACTCTTGCTTCTGATATGACTATTGGTCATGCTAATAGCATCACCGCGGGCACCGCGCAAGGTAGCAGTGGTACATTAAGTCATGGCGGAACATTTACTATTCCTAAGATTACTTATGATGCTTATGGTCATATTACTGGCGCGTCTACTACAACTTATACATTACCTGCTGATAGCAATACTCACTATACTGCTAACTTATATTTAGGTGCTTCTGGCGCTTCTTCTAATGCTACTACCGCAGTAAGCAATCCTTACTTAGTATTACGTGAAAATAGCACTACAAGAAACAATATTCAATTAAAAGGTAGTTCTGGCATTTCTGTAAGTGGTGCAAGCGGAGTGGCAACTATTGGACATACCAACTCTGTTACCGCTGCTACCGCATAGGGTTCCGCAACTGGCACTTTAAGTTTTGGTGGAACATTTACAATTCCCACTATTACTTATGACGCTCAAGGACATATTACTGGTAAGGGCACTACAACTCTTACTATGCCAGCGAACCCCAATACCGATACTCACTGGACAGCCAACTTAATTACTGGCGCTTCTGCCACAGCGACCGCTAATGCGGCAGCATCTGATGGTAGCGTTTATTTGAACTTAATTGAAAATGGCAGTGTTCGCAATTCTCATCTCATTGATGGCGCGGGTACTGTTACTGTTACTAGTGATACAAATGGCAAAATTACTATTACTGGTTCTGCGCATCCAACAGTTAATAATGCCAAGATTACCCTTAGTGCTGGTACTGGTCTAACTGGCGGCGGAGATTTTACTCTAAATCAATCTGGTGCAGAGACAATTTCCTTTGGACATAGTAATAGTGTTACTGCTGGCACAGCGCAAGGCGGTAGTGGCCAGTTAAGTCATGGTGGTACTTTTACTGTACCTACTATTACCTATGACGCACAAGGTCACATTACTGCTAAAGGTACTACTACTTATACCTTACCTACTGACAATAACACAGATACCAAAGTAACTCAGGCAGCGGCAATTGCTACTAATGGTAATTATCCTGTTCTACTTGCTTATAGTACATCTACATCTTCTGTAACTAATACTGTAAATAAGAGCACAACTTTGTTATATAATCCTTCTACTGGAACATTAAGTGCTACCAAGTTCAGTGGTAATGGTAATTCCTTAACAGATATTAATGCAGTCCAATTAACTCTTGCTGATAGCGATGAATTGATTCTTGACTGTAATGATTAATAAAACTTAAAGGGCTGGCTGGAATGATGCCAGCTCTATTTTCCAATATCTGGAATGATGATATAAAGGAGATGTTATTATGGCGACAAATACGTTAAAAACACGTATTCAACATAAAAATGGTTCAGCTTCTGATTGGTCTTAGGCAACAACGTTCGTACCTCTAAAAGGCGAGCTTATTATATATAATGATGCTACTACACCAAAAATTAAGGTTGGTGACGGTGCAACACTAGTAGAAAATCTACCTTTTGTAGGTGCTTCTATTACAATGAATGGAGCAATAGCCTCCAGTCCAAGTTTTTACGCACCTACAACCGCTGGTACAGCGGGGCAGGTATTAAAATCTAATGGTTCTGGCGCTCCTACTTGGGCGGCAGAATACAGTTATACTTTACCAACCGCCACATCATCAGTTCTTGGCGGTGTAAAAGTAGGTTCTAATATTACAGTATCCAGCGGTACAATTAGTTTGACTAAAGCGAATGTTACCGCGGCATTAGGTTATACACCACCAACAAGTGATACAAATACAACCTATTCTGCTGGCACTGGTATTAGTTTAAGTGGTACTACATTCTCAAATAGTGGTGTTCGTTCTATTTCTACTGGTTCAAGCAATGGTACAATTAGTGTAAATACTAATGGCACAAGTGCCAATGTTGCGGTAAAGGGATTGGGTAGCGCGGCGTATCTAGCTAGTACGGATTTGATTCATTCTGTATCTTTGGCTACAGACGGTACTCTTAGAGTAAATAATGGTAGTGGTACTTCTATTCTTTCTTTAGGTAATTATTATTTAAAGCTTTCTGGTGGTACAGTAACTGGGAATATCAACATTCAAGGTACAAGTTATCCATCTTTTTGCTTGCAACCAACTACTGCTAACAGTGCTGGAACATATACTGGAGGCTTCTTTGAAGGAAGTTATGTAGATAATGTAAGTATGTGGGTATGGACTGATAGAAATAATAGCGCTAAATCTCGTCGTGGTTTAGTTTTATATGGTTATGCTTAGTAGACAAATGATAATTATGCTTTAGCCTTACGCAGATGTGATACCTCTGGTAATTGGCAGTCGGATTTAAATATACTTCATAGTGGTAATTTTTCTTCTTACGCTTTATCATTATCTGGCGGCACAATTTCTGGTAATTTAACTGTTACAGGCACTATTACTGGCACAAAAGTCTACGGTGCCGTTTGGAATGACTATGCCGAATATCGCTCTCAAAACGAAACTATCGAACCTGGCTACATCACCTATTGTGATGACGATGGCAAATTGAAGAAAACTGCCAAACGTCTCCAAAAATACGAAGGCGTTGTGTCCGATACCTTTGGTTTCGCAATTGGTGAAACTGACGATTGCAAAACTCCTCTTGCAGTATCTGGTCGTGCTCTTGTTTACTGCGACCCAGAAGAACACTTCCACTCTGGTGATTGTGTATGTGCTGGACCAAATGGTTTGGCGTATCGTATGATGAGAGAAGAAATTATTGAATTCCCTGACCGTATTGTTGGTGTTGTTTCTGAGATTCCAACATATGAAACTTGGGGTACTGGAAATGTAAAAGTTGATGGTCGTATTTGGATAAAAATTAAATAATAATACCATTGATTTAATAATAGAATATTATCCCGCCCAAGTATAAAATTTGGGCGGGAAGTTAAGGAGGATAGTTATGACTTAGAAAAAAATTTTTAGACCAAGAAGGTGTGCAATATCTTTGGTCTAAAGTGTCTTTGCAAGACTACCCTAATAATGATACTTTAATTGCAGTTTTAAATGCAATTGATGAAACTAAAGCTGATAAGGAAGAAATTCCTTCAAAAATAAGTCAATTAGAAAATGATTCTAATTTAATGACTCAAGAATAGGCTGATAGCCTAGCCACCAATTACGATGCTGCTGGTTCTGCTGCTCAGGCGCTAGTAGATGCCAAGGCTTATGCTGATGGTCTTGCTGGTAACTATGATGCTAAGGGTTCCGCCGCGCAGGCCCTAACCGATGCTAAGGCTTATAGTGATGGCAATTTAGGTGTTGCTAAGACTTATAGTGATACTAACTTGGCTGCGGCGAAGACTTATAGTGATGGTAACCTAAATACTGCTAAAGCTTATACCGATACTGAATTAGCCAAGGTAGTAGCACTATCTACTGAGGAAATTGACGCCGCAATCGCTGCTGCTACTCCTGCTAATTAATCAGTTAGTTAATTTGGTTTCGGTGAGGGATGTTTATGCAAGTTGTAAGACTTTGTTAGAGAAATGACATTGAAGCTAATTGGAAGATTAGTAATCCCGTACTATATATGGGAGAAATCGCAGTTAGTATTGACGTCAATAATCTCAAAATCGGTGATGGAAAAACCGCGTGGAAAGACTTGCCATATTATATGTAGTCTCTAACCGATGAAGAAATTTTGGCGTTATGTAAATAAAAGGGGTGATTATTCACCCCTTTATTTTATTATAAAAATTTGACAAAAAGAAAAAATTATTTTATACTTAAAAGAAAAGAGGTATAAAATGAGAGTTTCTTGTAATGATTTAAAAAGACAAATAAATAAATATTCTTCTGAGTTAGAAGAAAAATTATCTAATGTATTTTATAGTGGCTCTTATATTCTTGGTTAGGAAGTCGCAGCTTTTGAAGAAGAATTTTCTTCTTATTTGGATATTAAACATTGTATAGGAGTGGCTAGCGGATTAGATTCTTTAATTCTAGCTTTTTAGCTTTTAGGAATTGGCGCTGGTGATGAAGTAGTTATGGCGGCGAATGTTTATACAGCTTGTGCTTTAGCTGCCATTAAAAATGGAGCGATTCCTGTATTAGTTGATTGCAATGAGTATTATAATATAGATGTTTCTCAAATTGAAAAAGTTATAACACCAAAAACAAAGGCTATTTTAGCCGTCCATTTATATGGACAAAGTTGCGATATGGATGCTATAATGTCTATAGCAGAGAAATATAATTTATATGTTATTGAGGACTGCGCTCAAGCACATGGTGTGACTTTTAATGGGAAAAAAGTTGGTACTTTTGGTGATATTGGTTGTTTTAGTTTTTATCCAACTAAAAATCTTGGAGCTTTGGGAGACGGTGGTTGTCTAGTAACGAATAATGATGCTATTGCTAAAAGGGGTCGTATTCTTCATAATTATGGCCAAAAAGAAAAAAATATTTTTGATGAAATTGGCATGAATAGTAGACTTGATGAAATTTAGGCTGGTTTACTAAGAATAAAATTAAAACATTTGGATGAAATGAATAAAGAACGAGAAGAAATTGCTAATTATTATTTACAAGAAATTCAAAATGATAATATAAATTTGCCAAAAATACAACCAAAAAGTAGCTGTGTATGGCATCAATTTGTAATTAGTTCTAAAAGACGTGATGAATTAAAAGAATTTTTAAACGAAAAAAATATAGAAACTCTTATTCATTATCCGTTGCCTTTTTATTTAAACAAAGCTTATAGTTTTTTAAAATATAAATAGGGAGACTTTCCCAATGCAGAGAAAAAAGTATTGAGTTTACCGATGTTTATTGGTATTAATAAAAGTGAAAAAAAGAAAGTAGTGGAAACATTAAGGGAGTTTAATTAATTAAATGAATAAGAAATTTATTTATTCTACATTATTATATTCCGATGATTATATTGAGAACGAAATAAAAAATTTTGTTCTCTTATTTTTTTTACATTTTTATAATTTTGTGTTATAATAAATCACAAAAGAAAAAAGAAAGTAGGAAAATCTATGTTTAAACTTGGTCCTAAACGTTCTTGTCGTGAATGTGCTTGTCTTGCTCTTCATAAAGATGGGAGCGGCACTTGTTATCCTAATAGTCCTGACTGTGGAGCAGAATATGAATTAACAGCAGAAGAAATTAACACTCCCGAAGTATGTGATTTTTGGAGGAAAAAGAGCGATGAATTATGAGAATATTTTGAATTTATTAAAAGGTAACAATTATTATACCAGCGTATATAGTAATACACAATGGTATCCAGAAGATATAGCAGCACAAAAATATATTGATGATAGCATTAGAAGTATTTGGTACTCTGATGGAAAGACTGAAATTGAAGTAAAGGAAGAGAAGAAAAATGCCGAAACCAAATCCGAAGTATGTTCCTCCAGCCAGCATCCCGACGACGGATGTATCTACTGGTAAGCTTTCTGAGAAGTGGGAAACAGCGGTATCTAATGGAGATACTTTTACTCATCCGTATAATGGCAAGCCGTATATTAGACTTTCTATTGAATATGATGATATTAATAAGATTCGCAATGCTCTTCGTGTTGCGGAGAAGAATCCGAAGGTGGGTGTGAAGATTGACAAAGGAATCACTTGGTAATCGTGTAATTGATTGTAAGAAATACGCAGACAATATTCTAAACTCCATTTCTGGTGATGGCCGTCTTGCTATTATTAGTGTTGGAGAAAATGCCGCGTCAGAAGCATATATGCGCGGCAAGCAGAAAGATTGTGACCGCGTAGAATTTCATTGTTCTCGTCATCATTTTCCTAACGGCACACTACAGAGTGCGATTGTTGATACGATTAGCATTTTAAATGAAGATGAACGAGTAACTGGTATTATTATTCAGTTGCCTCTCCCCGAAGGATATGATGAAGAATATCTTACTAGTTTGGTCTATCCCGAAAAGGACGTGGATGGTTTTGTAGAAGGTAGCCACTTTCAGCCTTGTACGCCCGAAGGTGTAATTTACATTGCTGAGCAAGAAGTGGGCGACCTTACCGGTAAGAATGTTGTAATTATTGGACGAGGAAAACTTGTTGGTCGTCCGTTGGTACAGATGATGATTGATAAGAATGCTACTGTGTCTGTTTGTCATAGTAAAACTTCGGAGAATACAATAAAATATCTTACCGAAAAAGCGGACGTTATTGTTGTTGCTACTGGTACTCCAGAAAGATGGCTCTTTAATAATTCTAATGCTATCGTAATTGATTGTGGCATTAGTCGTAATGCTGAAGGAAAACTTGTTGGCGATGTAGCCTATACTCCTGGCCGTTGTACTCCCGTGCCCGGTGGTGTTGGACTTATGACGAGAGCAATACTGATGAAGCATGTAGAAAGGAAAAAGTAATGGAAGATATTAGTTTAGCCACAGATATTTGGCTACAATTTTTTAATAAAAATAAAGACCAAATGTATACAACGCTTAGTCAAGATAATGTTAATACTATGATTAACTATCTCAATGCGGTAGAAAGCGTCATCATGGACTATCGGCGTGAGCGAGGAGATTTTAGTTGGTGAGAAGCGCGCTTGATGTAATGCGAGATAGTGTTCAATCTTGGACTGTTGGATATGGAGAATACCAATACCCGACTTACACAATTGAAGGTGGCGGTCCAAAGTTTTTGGAATTTATTGAATGGCTAAAACGTACTCCATATAAAGAATACGTATATGAACCTGTTGAACCAGTAAAGGAGCCAAAGGATGAAGGCATTAGTTGGTGAGAGTTATCCTCTTTATTATAAATATAAAGACTTAACTTATTTGGATGCAATGAATTTAGATTATCGTCTTTCCGAATTGGACGATATGGGAGCATTTTCCGCCACAGAATATATTGTAATTAAACGAGCATTGGAAAATACTTATCCATCATATAAACGATGGAGAGAAAGGAATATTAAAAATGGCTAAATATGTTCACCGTAGTGGTTTTGTTGAGGCAGAACTAACTACAAATGGAACCTATATTATTAATGGTTCTACCTATATGACTGCCGAGCAGTTTAAACAAGAATTTATTGAGTTCCCTGAATCCCGAATTGGTGAGTGGCTTTTCTTTTCAAATCGTCCAGTCGACCTAACTAAAGAACGCTATAAAGGGCTTCATGAGTCTTGGGGCGAATGCTTTGAAAGTGGCTTTGAATGCTCTATTTGCGGTGGTGTGGGAACTGCCGGCATGGGACCGCGAGGCGACATTCCTGAACAAGACAATTGGTCTATTGAAGATGAACGCTCACCTTTTTGTCCTCATTGTGGTGCTAAAATGAAATATTGGAATGAAACTTATGAAGAATGGAAGGAAAGAAAAAGATGAAATATTTTTTGCCTTTAACTAATGGTATGATTATTGGTTCTGGTTTATATTTGCTTTATGAAATGTTTATTGGTTACGGCAACGTAATTGAAATCGCAGGCTTATTTGTTTTTAGCCTTATTTGTCGCGCCGTAGCCGGTATTTGGGAGAAGTAAAATGGAAGAAAAACGAGAACTTACTTGTCGCGATTGCGGGAATGTAGAAACTATTTATTATTGTAAAGCGCTTGCGACAGAAATTGAAAATGAGAAGAAACTCGTTGAATGCCCCTATAGCCATAATTGGCAACGCGGCAATGCTCTATATATTTGGTATTGCCCCGAATGTGGCAATCAGTTATTGGCAGTGACCCCACCTGAAAAATGTCCTGAATGTAATACCCTTCTTGGAAGAAAAAATGTAAAATAAAGGAGAGAAAGAATTATGGGTTTTCTAGTTATTTGTGTATGGTTTTGTTTCCTATCTTATGTTGTTGGTGTAGTAGTTGGTGAACATCGCTCTGATCGCTATTGGCGTGAAAAGTGGTGGGAACTTCGTGAAGAATATATAAGCGAATACCCCGAATCTTTTGAGGATGACCCCGATGACGACGACGATGACGAGGAAGAGGAAGATGAGTCTACTAGGGACTAATTGTACCAATTGTCGTAATAATGATTGTTGTTCTCTAATATTAGGTTTTCGTACTGCTTGGTGTAAAATTGAAAGTCTATATGAAAATTTGACAAAAGAATTTTATTGTGGTACAATAACAATGAAATGTGATAATTATAGTCAGAAAGAAGAAAATAATAATGAATATGGATATGGACTTTGATAAAAAAGAACTGGCAAAAGAACTTGTTCACGCATGGGAAGAGGAACGAATAATTCTTCTTCCTGTGCCGATTGGCACAAAGGTTTGGCGTGTTCATTGTTCTTATGTGCCTAAAAGTGATAACAAAAGTATTTACCGTAGTTGGGAAAAAACTTATGTTTATGATGAAGAAAAATATGAATTGTCTATGTATAACGCCGTAGATATTTATTTTTCAGAAGAATCTGCCCGCTTAGCAGTAAAGAGGTATATGAATGAAACCTGATTTTAGAACTTATATAACTACTATTGTTGAAAGAATGCGTAATGAAAAGAGTGTGGAAATGGAATTTATCAAAAAGAATATTGCTGAAAATAATTTCAACGATAGCAAAGAACTACAAGATTTAAAAGAAGCATTTTTGGTTAGTGGTTCGGCGTATGCTATGCTTGACGCCCTTATGAAAGCTATTAATGATTATGATAGACTTGATGTAAAACTTAATTTAAAGAAGGTATTGAATTAATGGAAATGAGAGTTAATATTACCGAAATGGTAAAAGAATGTATTGATAAAGAGTTGAGTGATACAGTCGCTAATGTTGAAAAATTAACCGTAGATTCTTATGCGGTCAACAGTTGTTTAGCAGAAAAAGCAGACAAGAGTTATGTTGCAATTAATGAACAGCGCATTAATAATTTAGAACAAGAAACTCAGCCGGCGAATATGCTTGAGCATATGCTTCAAGATTATAAACAGTTAGAAGCATATCAGGCTATTGGTACTCCTTATCGTATCAAGGAACGCATTGATACTATTACCAAAGAGCGAGATAAGTATTACGATGAACGTAATGAATGGTTAGAGAAATATAGAGCGCTTTATGATGAAAAATTAGATATTCAAAGTAAGTCTGTTTATTTTGAAGAACTACGTAATCTTCTTTGCGATATGATGAATAACTATGAAAATTGCACGACCGGTCTAGCCAATGCCGACACCGGTACTGCTCGTTTCTTTTATATTAATGCTTTAAGTAATGTTATGAATAAGATTGTAGAAATGGAGAGAAATAAGAATGGGTACTGTTAAATTTAATGATGGAAATTTTTATCTAAATGGAGAATATATTGGTAGTGGCAAATTTACGGGTGCCACGGAAACCATTCGCCATAAAGATGCTCGTATTAAGTTTCTTGAAGAACAGCTCATTCACGAACGAGCAAGAAGTGAAAAGTTTCTTCATGTTTTAAATGAATATGAGTCTGTCTTTAAAACTCCACAGGAAATGAAAGACTATGTTAATAAAACTGCTGAATTTAGCGCCAAAATGGCAAAGTTGAGACAGGAAGCCATTACTATTGATATGGTAGAGAAGGCGGCGTATGATATTATTCGCTGTTTTGTAAAAGAAGAGGATGCCAATCGCCGAACTCCTTGGGCTACCCATTGTAATGATGTTCTGGTAACTCTTATTACTACTCGTTTGGTGGAAAGGGTGAAGCAGTATGCGAAAGATTGATTTTGCGAATTGGTTTTGGGCGACAGTATGTGTGGCATATCTTGGCTCTATCATTTGGGGACTTATAGCCGCTTGGACTAAGCCTTGTTTTAATGTTTTAGAACGTATTGTTATGACTTTACTGATGCTTGTTTGAGGTGTATATGAATATTATTTTAGGTGTAATTGTCGGCGTTGGGTATTTATTTGTGAAGGCCATGGTAATTCGGAAACTAATCGTAGAGAACCCCAACATGTCGAAAAATGAGAAGATTGTCACTGCAGTAGCGGTGTTAGTGTAATGCTTACAAGTATAAATCGTGTTCCTATTATGAGTGACGAAACAATTCTAAATGGTTTTCCAAGAGCGGATAAAGGAACTGTTATATATTTCCAAAAAGAAAGGGCTACCTATATTTATTATGGTGATGGCGAATGGCGATCTATTATGAATAATACTGATTATGAATATCATAAAGAAAAGAAAAAAGAAAAGGAAATTGTTTGGTAATGAATTATCTTTATGTCCTCGCCGCCATTCCTCTTATTATGGTAGTGATTTTGATTTTATCATTATTTATTCCATATGAAATTTGACAAAAATCAAATTTTCATATATAATAATTACATAAGAAAGGCGATAAGAATAACTTTCTTATCGCCATTTATTTACTTGAAAGAAGGAAATTTTATGGATAACAAGCCTACCCTTATTATTATGTGCGGTGTTCCCGGAGCAGGCAAGGATTATCATATTATGAATCATCGTTTCTTTGAAAATCTACGCGCGAATGTCGTGTCTCGTGATGCTATTCGTTTTAGCATGCTGAAGGATGGCGATGATTATTTCAAGAATGAAAATAAGGTATTTAATCAGTTTGTTCGTGAAATCGTTGTTGGTCTTAATGAAGGTCGTAATGTAGTGGCTAATGCTACTCATATTAACCGTGCTTCTCGTGATAAACTCATTAAGGCTATTGATGCGTGCGTATCCGTAAAGGATTATAATATTATGTTTTTTGTAGTTCAGGCTTCTTATGAGACTGTTTTGAAGCAGAATAATCGCCGTGTGGGTCTGAAGCGCGTGCCTGATGATACTATTACTAATATGTTTAGCAAGTTTTCCATGCCTGGCTATCATGAGGATAAGCGCATTACTGATGTTTATGTGCTTCGTAATGGAAAACTTATGAGAAAGGAAGGCGGTAATAATGGCTGAGATTTGGTTCTCGTCGGACCTTCATTTGAGTCATGACAAGGATTTCGTATGGAAGGAAAGAGGTTTTTCTTCTGTTGGAGAAATGAACGTCGCGCTCATTGATAATTTTAACGAATGCGTGCGAACGCAGGATACACTTTATCTTCTTGGTGATAACTGGCTTAACTGTTCGGTTGGAGAAGGTATTGCGCTCTTACACCAGATTAAGTGTAAGGACATTCGTTTTATTCGTGGCAATCATGATTCACCCAATCGTTGGGAATCATTGAAGGAAGTCGGCACTCCTATTGGTTGGGCGGAAATGATTAAGGACGCGAAAAAGTATTATTTGCTTTCTCACTATCCAACTCAAACCGCAAACTATGATGATGGATGGGGTAATGCTGTACGAAATCTTCATGGGCATAGCCATCAGAAAAGCCCATTAAGTGGTGATTTTCAGGTTAATGTTGGTGTTGATGCTTGGAATAATAGACCTGTTTCTTTTGGAGAAGTAAGGGAACTTTTGAATAAGAGTTATTTTAGTGATGCTTTTAAGAAAGAGTGATAATAATGCCTGATAAGAATAAAACCAAGCAACGTTCTTGGAAAGAAGTGAATGCCTCTATTCGTCGTAATTGGGGCGATGTAAAGCCCTATACACGAGTGCATGACTCTAAGAAGAATAAAAAGCCGAAGTATAAGAAGGATTGGAGAGAAGAAGAATAATGTGGAAAAGAACTTTTATATGGTTTCATGATATTTTTTGTATTTTTTCTGCTAATTTTAAAATGGCTATTAGCGGTGCTTTGTTGAGCGCCCTTGTAAAAGGGGAAATTTCTCCTTATTATTATATTCTTCTTGTTTTCATTGTAATTGACTGTTTTATTAATATTTGGGAGTCTATGAGATATGTATAAAGCAAAAGTTTTCAAAGGCGATTATCTTGAATTGGAATTGAATAATCTTTTTAAAAAGTTTCCTGAAAATGCTAAAATTATTTCTATTGAATATATTACTTCTCCTTCTGGTAGTCTTAGCGGTGGGTATGGTAGGATTAATGCCGAGCTAAAGATTTTGGTGGTGTGGGAAGAATGACACGGAATGAGAACTTTAATATGATTATTAAGAAGTTCGTTCTTAATGAAGGTCTCCTCGCCGCCATAGTTGTCGGATATATATTAGGTGGCGGTTGTACTTTTATTGGTTTTATGGGTTATGCTTGTGAAACCATAGCCGATTTGCGAGTTTGTTTTTTCGGTATTTTTATTTTAATTGTTACTGCCGCGTTCAATTGCCTTTGGTATTGTTTACAGAAATACGATAAGATGTATGGTCTTTTTAATGATTGGGAAGATGGATGCGATATATGTAAGAAATTAATAGCGGCGAGAAGTTATGATTCTGGCAAAGAATATGATATCACCATTAAAACTCATTTAGATGAGAAAAGATATATTTTTGTTAAGGGTTATCCTCTCTATTGTCCTCATTGTGGCAGAAAACTTTCATCTTTTAATACGCCGAGGTATTGGTAATGAATAATTATTTAAATGTAAATGGTTGGCGCCTATCTGGCAAAGACGCCAAACGCCGTCGTGCCAAATTCCGCCGCCAACGTATTACTCGCGGTTTTAGCGATTGGGATTGGTGGGACCTTGATTATTTTTTGTGTAATTTGTTAGCGAAGTCTTTGAGGCATTATGCTACGCATACGATTGGTCATAGTCCAGCAGTTGCTCCCACTTTTGAGGAGTATCAAGAACGCATTTTTCATCTTGCCGATATGTTTGAAGAAATGGCTAATTGGGAAGAAACCCATAATCCTACCGAGGAAGATATTGAAAATGGGTTTAATTGGTATAAAGAAGATAGTGCTAAATTAGACGCACTCACTAAAAAGGCTTTCGCAGAATTGGGGGAAGTATTTTGGAGTCTTTGGGATTGACGGTTGATTTTGAGTTTTTTAAAGAATCTATGAATCATTTTCGTTGGCTTGATGAACAACAGCGGGCAATTGAAAAGATTTTTGATTGCGATATTTATGGTGGTCCTATGCTTGCATGGAATAAAGAACTTAATCTGTGGCATCGTATTTTTAAAAAGGAACGGTCTATGGATTTACTTTTAAGTTTTGCTTCTTTCTATGGATTTGGAGAATTATCTAATGAATTTTCTTATGAATGGGTTCATGATATTAATGATGTTACAAAAGAAACTTTAAAATTAAATGTTCCCATCTCCGATGATAACTGGCTTAAAGTCATATGGGAAGCTCTTTTGCGTATTGAAGCAGTGGAATAACCGCTTTATTTTTTTGACAAAAATAAAAATTTGTGATAATATATTAATGTAATAGGAGGAAGAGATACTTATGGTAAAGATAAATCTAAATGATGTAGATTATACTGAAAAATTAAATGAACTAAATTTCAGCAAAAACTATGATAAAGAAGGAGAGTATTTCTCCCTCTACACCACTCTTCGCGGCGTGCCAGGTTCTACATTTACTATGACCGTGCGCGATAAGGGTAATTTGATTAAGTTCTTCTAGGGTTGTCTAGAAGTTTTGAATAAAGAGGATGATGGAATATATGATGGATTCTGAATTAAAGGAAGTGTATCTTACTTGCCAAGATAGATGCACAACGTTGCGTTTCACTTATGACAATGATAAAAATTGGAACATTACTTCTTTTGAAATGTTAGACGATAGAGTAGTAAAGGGAACGCCTTTTCTTTGGCGGTTGAAGCGTGCTTGGCATGTATTGCGAGAAAAACCTTTATGTTATGCCGAAGTACTGGCTACCAATAATGAAAAAACCAAGTATTTTTTGCGTGAATGTTTGCGGGTAATTGAGGAAGGAGAAAATAAAAATGAAAAGTTTTGTTCGGTTCCTGATTGTAGCAACGATAATCATCACGGCGTGGTTTCTGATTGAGACTTGTTTGCCTATTGGTGCTTTCGCAGAAGAATGGCCACAGACATATCCTATGTATGTAAATACTCGTTTACTTAATGGACGAGAACGTCCTTCAATCAACTCTTCGCGCGAGGCTTGGTTTGAAAAAGGCGAAACCGTAGATGCTATTGAATTAAACGATACTGGTTGGGTTCTTGTTGAAGGTGGTGAAACCGGTGTTGTTTGGTGTAAGGCGGAATATCTTAGCGATAGCAATACTATTCGTGAATGGAAGAATATCAGTGGCGGTAGTGTAAATGTGCGAAAGAATCCTTCCTATGATTCTAAACGTGTTGGACGAATTAAGGCGGGTCGCGTAATGCATATTACTGCCGAAGTGTTTGGTTGGGGATATATTAAAGACCAAGGTTGGGTAGACCTTAGTTATTTTGAGGTAGTGGATGATGGAGAATAGAGGATATATTGAATGTCCAGGATGCGGGCGTACTATGGGACGCTTACCCGCGGAATATATCAATGAATTGAATAGATATGAAGTTAGGCTTTTTTGCCCTTGTGGTTGGATGAGTCCTATTGGATGGGGTGCCACGAGGGAAGAGGCTATTGATAAGGCTTTTATAAAGGCTAAAATTCGTGTGGTGGAGAAGTGATTCTTCACCTTTTATTTTTTGACAAAAATAAAAATTTATTGTATAATATTTATGTAATAAGGAGTGATAAATATGGTAGAAAAACTAAGTAGATTTGTAATTTCAACATTTGATTCTAAAGCAAAAAGGTATAAAGAAGTCGCTTCTTTTAGTAGTAAATTTGTTGCCAGATGGGAATATTTTTCAAAAATCGGTAACAAAGAATATACCAATCTTTGCCTAATTGATGCCGAAAAGGGTAAGGTGCTTCATAAGTATGGTGATGTAGATGAATGATTTTTGGAATGTTCCTGGCGAAGATATTAGTTATCGTAATTCAAATCTTGGCTGGCGACAATATCGCGTGAGTGCGGAAGACTTTTTTAAGTGGTCAGCACGCTTTAAACCCGAATGGACTTATGAAACAGAAGAATCTTCTTTTGATAAGAAGAAAATTACCTCTACATATTTCAAGCCCACAAAACAAAAAATTTTTTATAAGGTAGAAGATTATAGTGATATGATGTATAATCATATAACTATGGAATATAAACCTATTACAACTTTTCATGTAATTCCCATTATTGAAGATTACTGGCATATTATTGAGTGCGTTACCAACACTACCGCGGTAGGCGAACGAAAGGAAGAAGTCGGATGGTAAGTCTAGACAAAATCAAATGGCGTGAAGTAAGTGAAGAAGAATATGACCGTATTAGTAATCTTTTTGGATGTAATAACATGATGCTTCAAAAATGGCTTTTTACTGATAAAGCTATTTATCATTTGCCTGATAGTAATTTTGTTATTCTTCGTATTGATAGTCATTTCAATGGTGAAGAGGGTGATTGGCAAGATTTTTACGTTGCCGAACAGTATTATACTATTATGGATATTCTTAAGGATGATGCTAATATGCTTTGCGTTCTTGGGCCTATGCTGATGAATGTGGAAGGATGAATTAAATATGAATAATGCTGTCAATTTGAATTATGTAAGTCATCGTGAATTTACTAGGGTAAAAGACCAGTTTCCTAAAGATTGTTTAAGTTATTATACTACTCGCTCTCTTATGGTTAGAACTCCCGATGATGATAGTTCTTTTATTATTTGGCGATGGAAGGATGAACGGGAGAAATTGTTTGCTATTGAAGAAATATTGGTACCGGATAGTCGCGGCGGCTATGCAAAGAAGAAAGATTATATTGTTTGGCCCGAAGCATATAAACTTATTAAAGTAATGAATGCTATTCGTAAGGAGGTGCCTGCTAATGGGACTAGATGCGATGGCATTAGTTGGTAATGTAAGCCATAGAAAATTTAATAAAGTTAAGGATGCTTTTGACCCACGATGGCTTGATAAAGTAGAATATAATGGTGATGATTGGGAAATGATGGTCTGGAAATATCGCTCAACAGGAGAGGAGTTATTTAGTATTGTTTGGCTAACTTCTGGTGATAGATATTTCTATGTATATTCGCGGGCATATAAATACCTAAAAATCATTGCTCAGGCTTTATATGGTGATTTTGCTTATGAAGGTTTGAAAATTTGACATATACAAAAAATTGATATATAATATACTTGTAAGTTAAGGAAAGGAAAGAAAACAAATGTCTAATCTTGCTATTGGCGACCGCGTGAAGGCTTATGAGAACTGCTACCGTAATTATCTTCCTAATGGTTTTGACGTAATCATCCGTGTAGATGGTCGCGCATTCCATACTTTTACAAAGAATTTCTACAAGCCCTTTGATACTCTATTTATGAAGTCCATGAAGGATACCGCCGCAGAACTGTGTAAGGAAATTCAGGGCGTAAAGTTTGCTTATGTTCAGTCTGATGAAATTTCTCTGTGGTTGAATTATGATTATGAAAATGGTGAACAGCCTTGGTTTGGCAATAACATTCAGAAGATGGTAAGTGTTTCTGCTAGTATTGCTACGCTTGCGTTTAATCGCGCTTTTAATACTCATGTTTGTGAATTTTTAACTGATGTTGTTGGCGATGAGTATAAGAATAGTGTTCATTTTGAACAGTATTTGACTTATGATAATAATATTGACACCGCCACTTTTGACTCTCGTGTCTTCATCCTTCCCCATGAGGAAGTTGCCAACTATTTCCTGTGGCGTACTAAGGATATGGAGCGCAACAGCATTCAGATGGTAGCACGTTCTCTGTATTCTCACAAGGAACTCGTAGGTAAGAAATCTGCTGATCTTCACGAACTTATTTACCAGAAGGGTCAGAATTGGAACAACTATCCTGGTGATATGAAGCACGGCACGGTTATTGTAAAGCACATTCATTCTGTTGGCGATGCTTGGCGTACTAAGTGGGGTCCGATGGATGATGCCATGTTCCCGAGTAGCACTTATGAGAGTTGGAATACGTTTGTTAATCGTTTTGTAGAAAAGGAGTAAGTATGATTCCTGATATTAACGAACTTCGCAGAATAACTGAAGAAGCAAATGAAGTAGATATTGCTTCTTATATGGATAAGGCTCGTAATGGAATTGTAAATGGTATCTGGCAGGATGCTAAGAATGGTTTGAAATATCATATTCATGTTTGGGGTCTTGAAGGTAAGAGTGGGTATACCGAAGGAGTAAGAGGCACTGAGAACTTTAAAGAGGCTATTAGACGCCTTAAGAAAGAATTTGAGGAAGCCGGCTATCAGTTCAAGATTAACATGAAGGATAGAGGTTTTTCTACTTCTGTTATAGAAAATGTACATATTTCTTGGTATAAATTTGACAAAGAATAAATTTTAATATATAATATATATATAAAATAAAGAAAGGATATTTATTTTATGCGATTTATTTTGCCTCGTTTCTTCATCAACTGTGAGCGTTGGAAGTGGAATGACGACCTTCGTGTATTTGTATCCACTTTTGGGCATATCAAGGATGAACACAAAAAGAATGTAGCCCCTAAAATCAATGATAGTGGTTACTTTGTCGTGCGAGTCAAAGATAAATGGATTTCCGTCCATCGTCTTGTTTTGCTTACTTGGCGCCCCATTCCCAATGATGGCGAGCCTATGACAGTTGATCATTTAGATTCTAATCGCCGCAACAATCGTCTTGATAATCTTGAATGGGTTAGTCAAGGCGAAAATTTGCGGCGTGCGAACGAAATGCTTTGTAAGAATAAAGAGGCAAATGCCGCGGAAGTGAAGCCTATTGTGCCTACTGTTCTTAATTCTGGTAATCCCGTTACTTGGGCTAATCTTGAAGAAAAGACTGGTTTGAAGCGTAACGATGATAAATCTTATCCCGAAGGTTTGATGGATGAAATTTATAAACTTTATCAGAATGGTACAGTTATGATTTTTAAGGGTAATTCTAATGCTCAACTTGATAACCAGTGGCTTATGAAGCAAATTGGTAACCAGTCTAACCCCAAGACAATGGTTGAACGTTTTTTGAAGGCTTCGCTTAATAAAACAGGTTCGTATCTTGGTGTAAAACCTCGTATGTATTGGGCTTAAAAAAATTTGACAAATACAAAAAACTGATATATAATATATATGTAAGATAAAGAAAGGGAGGAAATTCCTCAATGTTTGATTCTAATAATTTTATGGGTAAGATGTTTGGCAAGGTTGGCTCCGGTATGGTTCGTATGTCCATGAATGGTGATATGGCTATTAAGACTTCTAATGGTTATAAGACTTATGATGCTGAGTCCGGCGCTCTTGTAAACTGTGATAATTTCGTTTTTGATATTGGTTCTGAAATGTTCTTCCTGATTCCTACCAATAAGGTTCAGAAGGGCGATATTATTCTTGCCAGTGGCAAGCCCCATTGTGTAATTGGCGCTGAAAAGAACCGTATTGAGGCTCTGCGCTATGAGGACGGTAGTATTGTAAATATTGTACCCGAGCGTCATGTTTTCATGGGACAGACCTACTTCTATGGCAAGATTGTTTCTATGTTCGGCAACATGAAGGGCAAGGGCATGAACTCCATGATGAAGTACATGATGATGTCCGAAATGATGAAGGGTAAGAATGACGCAATGTCCAATATGCTTCCCATGATGTTTCTCATGGGTAATGGCGGCGGCAACATGGATAACATGTTTGAGGGCATGTTTGACCTTGGCGTGGATGACGTTGAAACCGAGACTGAGGAGAAGGAATAATTCCTTCTCTTTGTGATATGAAAGTGAGGTAATTAGTTTTGGGTGGCGGAAGTTGGACTAGTAGTTCCTATTATGATAGAATGGCATCCCGTGGTATTACTGATGTTGACTCCATTATGAGTATGGATACAACGCAGTATTACGAATCTCGCAGTTTGTCCCCTATTCTCAATCCTAAGAATGTAACTCGTGAATGTTGTGATAGCGATGAGCATCCCAACACCATTCCTGTTATTCTTGCCCTTGACGTTACTGGCTCCATGGGAGCCGCGGCAAAGGCTTGTGCTGCGAAGTTGAATGAGATTATGACTTCGCTTTATGAGAAGGTAAAAGATATCCAGTTTATGACTATGGCCATTGGTGACTTTGCTTATGACCGTGCTCCTTTGCAGGTAAGCCAGTATGAAAGTGACATTCGTATTCTGGAACAGATGGACCAGATTTATTTTGAAGGTGGCGGTGGTGGTAACGATTTTGAATCTTATACTGCCGCGTGGTATTTTGCTCTAAGGCATACCAAACTTGATTGCCATAACCGTGGCAAGAAGGGTATTATTATCACCCTTGGCGATGAACCTCTTAATCCCTATCTTCCTCGTGGTGTGGTAGAAAGCGTTATTGGTGATAAGTTGCAGGGCGATGTAGATACTCAGGATTTGTATCGTGAAGTAACTGAAAAGTTTGATGTATATCATATTTCTGTAGATGATAGTGATTCTTCTTACAAGTGGCATAAGATTAATGCCGATACCACTTGGAAGCGTGTTATTGGCGAAAACTACAAGGTAAGTACTCTACAGAATCTTGCTAAGACTATTAGTGATATTATTGTTAATTCCGCAGCGGAATATGAATTTGTTGAGGTTGGTTCCGCTCATGTTGATAGTGACGGTAATATTAGTTGGTAATATGAAAGGATAAATTATGAAAGAAATTAAAGTAGTAACTGGTGCCGGTTATGGTGATGAAGGAAAAGGACTTGTATCTTATGCTCTTGCTCATGAAGCAGTAAATAAGGGTAATAAGGTTCTTACTGTACTCGCAAACGGAACCATTCAGCGCGCTCATACGGTAAATGACCGTATTTTGCATTGTATTGGTGCTGGCGATTTGGTTGGCGGCGCCACTTACTACTGGCCTTCTTTCGTAATTGACCCTATTGCTTTGTGGATTACTGAGTCCAAAGTAATCTATCATCCCAATTGTCGTATTATTACGCCTTGGGATGTTATGGAAAATCGTCGCAAAGAAATTGCTCGTGGTGAAGCACGCCATGGTTCTTGTGGTTTTGGGTTGTTTGAAACTGTAAAAAGACACCTTACGATTGCATTGAATGCGAAAGATTTGTCTTGGGCTTGGACGTTATATGAAAAATTGAATAAAATTAAAGAACATTATGGTGCGGAAGCGGATGAAGATGAAGTTTACAATATCCATAACTTCCATCTTGCCGTAGATTGGATGATGAAAAATTGTAAGTGTGCCACTTTGGCAGAAATTGAAAATGACTTTGAAACTGTTATCTTTGAAAACGGACAAGGCTTGCGTTTGGACCAGTCACGTATTAATGAAACTCATCATCTTACTCCGTCTTCCGTAGGTAGTTTTAACATTGCTAGTTGGATTAATTCCGCCAATGTTGAAAAGAAAGATGTATACTATGTAAGTCGTACTTATCTTACTCGTCATGGCGCCGGCGAACTTCCTACTGAATGCCGTCGTGAAGATATCAATCCTAATATCGTGGATAAGACTAATATGCCCAATGAATGGCAGGGTAGTCTGCGGTTTGGTTGGCTTGATATGGATACTATGGAAAAAGATATTGTGAAAGACTTTGCTCGTTATAATGGGGCTACATCTAATCTGGTGTATACGCAGTTGAATTACACCGGTGGACAGTTGGCTATTGGTGAAGGAAAGTATCTTGAAATTGTTAAGCCTACGTTTATCAATGGTAATGTTTTTGGTAGTGAAACCAAAGATAGTATGTTTAAGATGATTTAAATGAAATATATTATAATAACAATACTTTTTATTATAGCAATAGCAATATCATTTTATTGTTATAGTAAAGACGATAATACTTATTCATAACGAAAGGAAAATAACTAATGTCTAACTCTACTATTCTTGCTATGCTACGATATCGTGAATCTCTCCTTCTTTCTCGCGATGAGGCTATGAATGCTAATCTGCTACGAAAGATTCGGCGAAATATTCGCAAGTATGAGGCCCTCGTTTGAGGGCTTATTTTTTTGACAAAAATAAAAATTTATTATATAATATATTAGAAAGTGAGGGAAAGATATGATTTATATTATTGGTGATACTCATTTCGGAGAGGAACATATCTTTAAGATGTGTACTAGTTGGCATAAAGATTTTGACACCTGTGAAGAAAAAGATGAAACTATTATTGATTTATGGAATGAATTTGTTACAAACGCCGATACTGTTATTGTCGCTGGTGATTTCGGTGACCCCAGCTATGCTGGCCGTTTGAATGGTAAGAAAATTCTTATTATGGGTAATCATGATTGGGAATGGTGGAACAAAGTGGGTAAGCATGAATATGAACATTTTGAGCATGTATGTCCTTATCCCACTATGATTGAAAATTTTTATCTCATCAGTCATGAACCACAATATGTTTCTCCCAACGGAGTGATTGCTAATATTTTCGCACATGTTCATGATAATCCTAATTATAAAAATGTAAGTTCGCGTGGTTATTGTGTATCCGCGGAGCGTATTGATTGGTCCCCTATTTTGTTAGATTCTATTATTGAAGAAATGAAAATGGAGGAAAAAGCTAATGGGAATTTTTAATGATGATATGTGTATTCACAACAATAACGGAGTTTGCGCTTTGAATCTATCTCAGTTGGCTTGGGAAAATAAGTTGCTTAAAGAAGAAAATGAAAAATTGAAAAAAGAAATTGAAGAACTTAAGAAAAGGAGTAAATAAATATGTTTTGGTTTATTATTGGCGCTGGTTTAGGTTTTTATTGTGGCATTTGGGGAACGCTAAAGATTATTCATATGACCTATCCTCATATTTATCGCGAGTTTGAAAATGGCGATTGGAAGATAAAGTATTACAATGCTAAAGCCAAGGCCGCGGAAGAAGAGGATGAGATTCTGTGAAGAGTTTTATTTGGTTTTTGATTGGCATAGTATTTGGTTGGGTAATTATTGCTTCTATGTTCCCAAGTGTTGGCGAAGCTATGTTAGAAGAAGGTTTCCTTCCGGCTGTTGCTGGTATTGTGAAGGGTTGGTTTATTAAATGAAGATTGATTGGAAAATTCTAAAAACAAGTATTTGGGAAACATTTTATAAAAGTCTAATTTTCATAGGACTAATTGCTCTGGCTCTTGGTCCTATCCCTCTTGGACTTTTTGTGTCTCCCTGGTTTCTTCTAATTTATCCTATTGTTTTCTTTTGTGAAGAAGTAAGAGAAGCTTATGAAAGAAAAGTATATGAATCAGAATCGGAAGCCAAATATCAAGATTAAGAATATTTTTCGTCATCTTAAAACTATTCGCACCCATCGTAAATGGGTAAAACACTATTGTTTCCAGTTAGGTCTTTACCGTCAAGGTTGGCTTCATGATTTAAGTAAATATTCTCCCACTGAATTTTGGGAAAGTGTTCGTTATTATCAGGGCACCAGTTCTCCTATTGATGCTTCCAAGAAAGCAAATGGTTATTCTCCCGCTTGGTTCCACCACCGTGGTCGCAATCTTCATCACAATGTTTGCTGGATTGATAATATCAATGAAGGGGTTAAACCAGTTCGCATGCCGTTTGATTATGTATGCGAAATGATTTGCGATTGGATGGCAGCAGGACGCGCGTATATGGGAGATGATTTTTCTTATGCTAAAGAATATGATTGGTATAGAAAGCGCACTTTCTTTCTTCATCCTCATACCAAGCGTTTGGTAGATGAAATTATGACATTTATTGTTCGTTTTGGCGATGATGCTTTTAGTTATGGTCTTTGGGAAGATATGATGGAAGAATTTTATATTGATGAGGAAAACTTCTAATAGAAATATCATAAAAAGAATACCTATATTTAGATGAATAAACACTTCTTTGATTTGGCTCGTGCTGAATCTTATAAGGCTACTTATAGTGGTTATTCCGCGGTGAAGATTGGTTGTGTAGTTGTGTATCATGGAACTATTCTTGCCCGCGGATGTAATAGTGATAAAAGTCACACTACACAAAGTAGATATAACTATCTTAGATACAATGATAAACATTTAAATCATTATTATCATGCTTCCATACATGCAGAAATACAAGCCCTAAATAAAATAAAATATTTAGATATAGACTTTTCTAAGGTAGAAGTCTACGTATATCGTGGCTATAAAAATGGCGGAACTGCCATGGCTAGACCCTGCGCAAGTTGTATGGAATTTATAAAAAGTTTGGGAATAAAAAATATTTATTATACTACACCTGATGGGTTTGCACACGAAAGGATAAAATAAATTATGACGCATGCTTCTCGTAATACTACTACTGGTTTAACTTTTGAAAGAAATACTCCTATTAATAAAATTTTTGATTTTTTGCCAAATAATAAAGTATTAATGTTTGCTAGTAATGCTGTTATGGCAAAAGAAACTGGGATGTTAAATTGGCGCGATTATGTTGGAAATTTGCCAGGACTTACTTATGTTGGAGAAAGAAATGGTCGTCATCCAACTATTTGGAATAAAAATTACATTCCCGATGGTGCGATTATTTATAATAATACACTTTATATTATTGAAAAAAAATATCAACAGTGTGTAGGTACTGTTGATGAGAAGCTAACATCTGGTGATTTTCGAAGAACAATGTTTGAAAAATTATCAAAATATTTTCCCATTCAAATTAACAATGTAAAATATTTATTTATTTTGGGTGAATGGTTTAAAGCAGACAAATATAAAGATTCTATTGAATATGTAAGAAATAAAGATTCAAATGTAGAATTTATGTTTTATGATGAAAAACCTCCTCGCAATTTTTTTGGAGTCGAATAAATTATGGCATTAAATGTTGGATACTTAAAAGCTAAAACTGACAAAGCTTCTGATGAAGTATATACTCCAGCTTATGCAGTTAAGCCAATTTTAAAATATATAGATAAAGGTAATAAAACTCAATATACTGTATGGTGTCCTTTTGATACTGAAGAAAGTGAATATGTAAAAATGATTCGTGCCGAAGGACATAAAGTAATTGTAAGTCATATTGATGAAGGTAAAAACTTTTTTTATTATGAACCAGAAGAACAGTATGATTGCATTATTTCAAATCCTCCATTTAGTCTTAAAGACGATATTATTAAACGACTTTATGAATTAAATAAACCTTATGCTATCCTTCTGCCAATTCCAGCTCTACAAGGACAAAAACGTTTTCCATATATGAAAGATTGCCAAGCTTTATTATTTGATAAAAGAATTAATTATTATACCACACCTGAGCGAAAAGAAATCCAAAAAGGTGTAAGTTTTGGTTCTTTTTATCTTTGTAGAAATTTTTTACCTAATGATTTGATTTTTGAAGAACTAAATGTAAAATAAAAAAAATAAGGAAGCCTTATGGCTCCCTTACATTTTCTCCAATCGTTTCACAACACTAACTCTCCAATCTTCAAGTTCGTCAAGCATATGCTATACTAAACACCCCATTGGATCTTTTTCAACATGGATGTTTTCTTTTTCCATTAGGCTGTGAAACATTGTGTGAACTTCTTTGTATGATTTGGTAAGTCTTGTCATTGCTTCTGTTGCAAAATATTTTGCCACATCTGTCATTCCGCATTCTTTCGCATGACCGGCATATTCAAGAAGCATTTCAGAATCTTTTACATCATCATACATAATTTTATAAAAATATTTTAGTAGTTTAGACATCGCTCGCACCCCTTATCTGATTTTTACAATAGTTACTGCAACATTGGAGTATAAAGCTTCAATGCCAGTATTTCTAATAGTTAAAGTAGAAGGAACATTCCCATCTATTGCGCAACAATTTGGCAACACTTTTACAATAGTTTCAAAGCCTATATTATCAATTTCAGTTGTTGCGGTAGTAATAGTGGTTGTTGCTTCCGCTCCTTCATAAATTTCACCATTTACATATAATTGAGCTACTACATCTCCAGCTGCCGCGGCGGATACGTCACCATGGAAATGGACCAGGTAATAACCTGGTCCATTCAAGCTAAAAGAACCGGTGCCCGCGGAGTGAGTAGAACAACGACCAGACACGACGCCATTGTCATCAAATAATATGGTGGCATTAACAGCAACTGTCTGGTCGCTTGTGGAGTAAGAATAAATCATAGCTTGCCACCTCCATTATTAGCCAAAAGCGTATCCGGGGTTAGTGCCGCAACCACAGCCAGTAGCGGGAACTACATTAGCAGTTGCGTATGGTGAGCAAGTGAGGTAAGCGGGAATGGGGCAGGGTTTGAGTGTATTAATTAGAGTTTGGTTCTGTGCTAGCTGGCTGAGTTGGAAATCACGAGCTAGAATATCACGATCACGAGCTTCTAAGCGATCGCGCAAATCCTGAACCATGTTCGCGTTGATTAAAGCGCGAGTTGCTTCGCCTTCTGCGTGGATGGCATTAGTAATCTCGCAAGTATTCTTGGAATTTTCAAATCTTACGTTGTCGATGTTGCGGTTAGTTTCGCAGCAACACTGCTGAGCAGCAAAGCGATTTTCTGCGATGTTGTTATTTACGCTATTGAAGCCAACACACAAATCACGCTGTATACCATTAAAGCCCTGTAGAGTTGCAGTATTCATAGTATAGAAACCATCGCTTAAACCATAGGTTACACCATCTAGTTTCTGTAGAATACTATTGGTGTCAAAAGCACGTTGGATGTCAGCCTGAGTAGCATATTGTCCTGCGGCAGTGGCGAGACCGGCCATTCCGGGGCCGTAGCCTTCGCCCCAACCATTACCAGTGAAAGAACGAGCCATGAACATCCATACGAGGTAGATGAAGGGGTTATTCCACATACCATTCATACCCCAAGCGTCATCATTGTTACGAGTTACAGCCGCAATGTCGGCTAAAGAGATACCATTGTCAGTCATCATAATTACGACCTCCTTTATTTAAATTGATTTATAAATTGTAAACCAGCTTGTATTTCGTTTTCTGGAATTCCTTGCTAGCGAGCCTGAAGTACAAGTTGATTTAGCATGTTCTGATTCATATTGGGCAACCAAGCCTTAAATTGTTGTGGATTAATATTAGGTGTCCCATTGTTGGTTCGTGGTTGTGGTAGATTTTGATTGAGTAGCATCTTTATTTCCTCCTAAGGCATTTAGTATAGTGGATAGTTGTTTTTCAAGATTGGCTATCCTGCTTTCAATTGTTGGTTCATTATTTTCTACCGTTGTTTTTGGACTTTCCGTATATGGAGCCAATTTATAAGCCAAGAAAACTGGCATCCCATTCTACATTGACTTCATATAAAGAAGGTTCTCTTGCAAACATAGCGCCGCGGTGATTCCAGCACCAGCGGGTATGTTAGCGACCTCAAGACTATTTTGAATTACATACACATTTCCTTGCGGTTGAGGAAACATAGGCTATTGTGGGTAATAATTCGTGGCTAAGTTATTTTGGTATTGGTAGGCCATTATTCTACCACCTCCTTTCATAGTATAAGTGGAAAAGTGGGTAGTACTTTAAATCTGCCATATGAGAATTTATGAATAGAAACTTATAAATTGTTTGACGAAAATTTTACAATTGTTACAATTTTGTTTCTAAAATAAAAATTGCACTTTTCTAAAAATTTTGTTATAATATAAAAAAAGTAAAGGAGATGAACAATTTTGGTTCACAATGCTATTCTGGTAAATCCAGAAAAAAACTTGGTTGTATATGCTAAATCTACTACTTTTGATGAAAGCGACGAAATGAATTTTACCTATGAGGCTACCAATGAAGCTTTCAATCTTGCGAAAAAGGCTGATGTAAAAGGCGGCATTATTTTCCTTGATGATGCTCCCACTCTTGATAGCGCAAAAGCTATTATTTCTGCAGGACTTAGTAAGGTAATTTATAAAATTCCTATTGAAAATGAAAATGAAGCCGCCGCTTGTCAGTTGCTTGAGCAGTATGGTATTCCCGCTATTTTTAATGATGAAATTATTGTAACAAAGCAACACGCAAAAGTATAAGGAGTGATACTTATGGAGTTTGAAAGTATCGTATTTATTATTCTTGGAACATTACTACTTGGTGGCGTAGTTGTTTGCGCTTATTTTGGCAAAGATTATCTACGCTATCATAAAGTCTTTGCTCCAGTTCTTGAAATTCTTTGTAGTTGTATTAAGGGAATTAGTGGCATGATGCCTAATAACGCTTCTCTTATGATTCTTTCTACAGTACTAAACGCCGCAGTTGAAGCCACCGAAATGGCAGAAACTTTGTGGCTAGAAGGAACAATTGATAAAGAACAGCGTAACGCCTATGCTAAGAATTATATCGCCGGCATTCTTGAAAAAGCAAAGATTCCAGCAGATAACAATATTAACTCAATTGTTGATGGTGTAATTGCTTTCGTATGTTATTTATTGCCGCATGGTAATGCTCCAGTAGTTACAGATGAGGAAGTTTAATGACTTCCTCTTATTTTTTTGAGAAAAATTATATGAAATTTTTTACTCTTTTCTCCACCTAAATACAAAGGAGGGAAGAGTATGACAACAACAAGAATTCCCATTTATGATTTGCTAATTTTTCTTGATGAAAAGAGTGAAACTTTTGAAAGGAAAAATAACATTTTAGATTTTGTTATAGATCATTATAAATGTTTAACAAATATAACTCTAAAGTTTTCAAAAGAATATGCAATGGAAACTTTATGTTTTTGTGATAACGGGCTAATTGCCAATGGAAACTTCCCAGTAAAAGAAGGAATGTTAGTAAAAAATAAGAAAGGTGAATACGGCATTACATTCCAAGGATAGCACAGTTATGAGCTAGATCCTAACCCAACACCTGTTTTATGGGTTTGGACATTAGATAGCAAAGGAATGTTGATTTCTGATTTTTTTAATGTAAATGATTGGATAAAGTGGGGGGCAATGTCTTCTTTATATTAGTATTGTGACTATAAAGAAGGAATAGATTATAATCTTGGAGAAAGAGACATATCACGCGGCATGGTAGGAAAAGATGTATTGCTTATTCAATAGCATCTTTCTCTTTATGATGCCGATGTTCCTTTAACTGGCGAGTTTGAAGAAAAAACTGAAAATTTTATAAAAGGAATACAACGTATGCACTTTAATTATGCTGATATAGATGGCGTGATAAAAAAAGAGCATCTTGATATTTATTTAAGGTGATGCGATAGTGGATATTAAAGTTAAGTTATCTCGTGAAGAAAATATTCAATATTACGGCGCCACCGAAATCACAATAGACATAGAAGATTACTTATTAGGGGTGGTCCCTTCGGAAATAGGAAATGCAAATGTTGAGGCGTGCGCGGCTTAGGCAATAGCATCGCGAACGTATGCAATGAATACAGTAAAGACTAATGGGTATATTACTGATAAAAGTAGTATTCACTAGGCTTTTAGAGTAAGCAGGCTTACTGGATTTCCAAATGCTTATGAAGGAGTAAAGAAAACAAGAGGACAATTATTATATTATAATAATAAAATTGCGAAATGTTATTATTGTGCTTCCAATGGTGGCCAAACCACTTCTTCAAAAGAACGTTGGGGCGGCGATTATGCTTATTTAATTTCCTAGCCCGACGAATATGATAAAGGGCCTAAAAATGGTCATGGAGTTGGATTGTCTCAACAAGGCGCCGCGGCTCGTGGAGTAGCCGGACATACATATGAATAGATTTTGTCTTTCTATTTTCCTGGAACAAAAATTGTAAAGGAGGTGGAAGAAATGGCAACGAACAATGAAACAAAAGTTTTATCTTGGTTAGAAGAACGTATAGGCGATGGATATATTTATGGCGCAAAAGGACAAGTCGCTACTGGTGATTTTATTTTACAACAAATGGAACAATATCCAGAATATGTAAAATATGATGTAGTTTCTAAATGGATAAATAAAAAAGTTTGGGATTGCGCGACCTTAGTACGTTTCGCAATGAAAGAAGTCGGTATTTCTATGGTTAGTGGCGCTACCAGTTAGTGGAATAAAACTAATTGGCTTCGTAAAGGTAAGATTGCAGAATTGCCCAAAAATAAAATTTGCTGTTTATATCGTCGCACAGATGCAGGCATAATGTAGCACACTGGTGTTTATCTTGGCAATGGCTACTTTATTGATGCTCGCGGTTCTTCTACTGGTGTTGTTAAAACTAAATTAGAAAAATATCCTTGGACCCATTGGGGTATTCCCAAAGGGTTGTATACAGAAAAAGAGTTGGCAGACGCTTCTACGCCTGCTATTCCACAGGAGGTTTTGAAAGTGTTGTATAAAGCAAAAGTTATTGCAGAAAGTGGTTCTACTGTTCGCATGCGTAGTGTCGCATCTGGCTCTGCTTCTACTATTAAGAAGGTACCAGTTGGTTCAGAAGTTGAAGTTGTAGCAGAACAGCCAGAATGGAAGCAAATTATATATAATGGCCAAACTGGTTTTATGATGGATGATTTCCTAGAAAAGATAGAGGAGGCGAAACCAAATGAGTACTATGTCAAAATCAAGTGCTCCTCAGCAGCGGAAGCCGAACGCCTCGCTAAACTTTTAGCAACAGCAGTAGCAAACTAATGAGGGTTTTTTGCGTAGGCTAATAACCAAAGCAAATGAACATAGCAAGAAACTTACTATTATTGATACAGTAATTTACGTATTTCTTATGATAGCGTTAATCGCAGTAATGATTATTTGGCCGCATATTGCTGATCATTGTGTAGATGCTATGGGCTATGTTACCACTGCTTTTGTAGCAGTAAGACTTGGTTATAGTGCAAAAGGCGCTGTTGAAAACTTTATGAAAATAAAATCAAATATAACTTCACAGGGAGTTTCTAGCGTAATAGTCGAAGAGACAGTAAGTGAAGAAGAAACATTAGGATAAAATTTTTTTTCTCCGATGAAAGTCGGGGGGGTTTTAGTAACATATGGCGACTAGTACGCTAAAAACAAGAATAAAACATAAAATTGATACTGCTTCCAATTGGGCAAGTTCTAGTCTTGTTCCATTGGAAGGTGAATTAATTATATATAAAGGCGATAAACCACAAATAAAAGTCGGTGATGGTTCTACTACAGTTGGAAGTTTACCATTTATCAAGGCCGGCAGTGACACAACAATTACATAGGCATTAACAAGTGGAACGGAAATTGGTAGTATTAATATTGATGGAGTGGCAACGAAGTTGTATGCTCCTTCTACTATTGCTTGGAGTAGCGTGACTAGTAAGCCAAGTTACTATGATGCAAAAGCTATAAAATCTATTACTCGTTCTGGAACGACTTTTACCTGGACTTGTATGGATGGTACAACAGGGACTTTTACATAGTAGGATAATAATACGACTTATTCGGCCGGAACTGGACTTACTCTTTCTGGAACTACATTTAGTTTAAACGCCACGGCAACAAAAACAGCATTAGGATTGGGTAGTAATGCCTATACAAGTACTGCTTATTTGCCACTCACCGGTGGTTCGATGAGTGGAGCTATTGTAGCTTAGCCAAGTGCGAAAAACACTTTTTTATTATGGGGATCTTCGACAGATAAAAATTCATCTTATGACATCCCTTGGTATGGTTTGTCTTTTTATAATGATGGAGTATAGCAGGGAAATGCACTTGCACTGGCTAACTATTGGGGAATTAATTTTATTACTGCTGGAGATAGTAATACTCATTTATATCATAATGGAAATTTGATATTAAATACATCTAATTATACCAATTACGCTCCAACCAAAACAGGTTCTGGTGCGAGCGGAACTTGGGGCATAAATATAACAGGATCTTCTGCAAGTTGTACTGGTAATGCGGCGAGAGCGGGATTTATTACTTGTGAAGATAACAGAGCTACTATGGCAACTCCAAATGAATATACAATGGGAGCAGATTTAGAGTTTAAATCTGCTGAAGCAACTGGATTATCTGGTTATTCTGCTGTATTAACAGTAAAACCTTGGACTGATAGCTCAGGAGGCGTAGTTCATTAGTTAGCTTTTAATGCGTCTGGACTCTATCATCGAATTTCCACTTCAAATTTAGCTTCTTGGGGATCTTGGTGCAAATTATGGCAAGCCGGAGATGCTGTTACTGGCGCAGTTTGGAATTAAAAATAATAAATAAAATAACACAACCGGCGCCCTGAAAAGATGGGCGCCGCCATTCTTCTGAAATGATTGGAGGTTTTAAAATGGCAAAATAGTTAAATGCAAGAATAATTACAAAGCATGATATAGAAGCCAATTGGGAAAAAGCATTGACTTTTATTCCAAAATTAGGCGAAATCATTATTTATGAGACACCAGACAAAATAATTCCTAACAAATATGACTGGACTAGCATACCTAGATTAAAAATTGGCGATGGAAAAAGTACAATTAATGAATTGTTTTTTATTACCGATGCTTTTGTTTAGAAAAAAAATGGTTGGGATTTGTCTGAAAATAATTATACTGATACTCATTGGGGTATTGTAAATAAAATAGCAAATTTAGGTTATGAACCAAAATATACTGATACAACTTACACCGCGGGAAAAGGTTTGGGCTTAAAAGTAGAAGAAGGAGAAAATGTTTTTTATAACACTGGTATCATTTCAATTTAGGGTTCAGAAAAAAACGGTTTTATTAAATATCGTTTAAATACTGGTCTTAATGATAGTGATTATAGGGACATTGAAATTGGCATTCCGGGCTTACAACAAACTGCTTTTACTCCTTTATCCAATTTCTTAACCTCAGATTCTTTAATAAAAATTAATAACTCTATTACTAAACTAGAATCAAGCACAACTCCCGGTTCATTGAAATACACTAATGCTGTTGGAGAAACGGGTTTGGTCGCAGTTCCAGGATTGGGTAAGTTGGCATTTAAAGATGGATTTGATGGGGATTTTATTGAGGTTGTAGAAGTAGCTGTTTAGAGTAATTAGCCCAATGACGCTATTCCAATTTGGATTAATCCTAGTGGAGAAGATAATTTAGGAATATTAAAATATTATAATAGTTATACATAGTCTTATGTTAATATAGATATAGGAGTAAAAAAAATAACTCCACTTACTGGGGGCTTTTCAAAATATGGTTTTATTGCTACGGATGGTGCTACAGAAGAAAGCTATCAATTTGGAGTTTTAGGTATTAATAATAAAAGTGACGAACCTGGTACTTTATTGGTCGAATTTAATGGAAGCACTTATGATCTCGTACTTAAAACAAATCTTACTTTTTCTTCTGGAACACAAAACGGTAGCTTTTCAGTTACTTAGAATGGTGAAACTAAAAATATTCCAATTTATGGTCTTGGTTCTAATGCCTTTACTTCTACCGCCTATCTTCCTCTTGCAGGTGGTACTGTTACTGGTGTAACCGCTTTTTCAAATACAACAAATTCCACCTCAACTTCTACCGGCGCCGTTAAAATTTCAGGTGGCTTAGGCGTTGCAAAAGATATATATGGAGCTAAAGTTCATGGCTCTGTATATAATGACTATGCTGAATACCGTCAATCTGAAGAACTTATTGAACCCGGATATATTGTTTATTCTGGTGACGATGGAATCTTACATAAAACTGTTGGACGTTTACAATTCTTTGAAGGTATAGTTTCCGACACTTTTGGTTTTTCAATCGGTAAAACAGATAAAGCTCAAACTCCACTAGCAGTGGCTGGACGCGTGCTTGTATATACAGATGAAGAACTCCATGCCGGCAATGTAGTTTGCGCTGGTCCGAATGGTAAAGCATGTAAAATGACAAAATAGGAAATTAAAGACCACCCAGATCGTATAGTTGGAGTTGTTTCTGAAGTTCCGAGTTATGAAACTTGGGGAGAAGAAAATATTTCTGTAAATGGAAGAGTTTGGATTAGAGTAAAATAAAAATTTGACTTTTCTAAAAATTTTGTATATAATATATACATAAAGTGAGTAAGAAATCACTAATAAATTAGAAAGGTGAAAATCAAATGAAGTTTTATTCTGAGTACACTAAGAAGTTCTATGACACTCCCGAAGCTTGCGAAACCGCCGAACATGAATATATTCTTGCTGCAGAAGCAAAGAAGAATGAACAGGCTGCTATGCTTGAAGCCCTAAATGTTGCCAAGGCAAATCATGCCGAAGCTCAGGAAGTTGCCGCCGCAGCCAATAAGGCAAGTCGCGAAGCATATAACGAACTTATGAAGCTTGTGCGCGCCTACGCTGCGAAGTATGGTACTGTTCCTAAGGAGTTTAATAATCTTCAGTTCCTGACTGAAATGACGCTTTCAAATTTTTTGGGCTAAAAAAATTTGACAACTCCGAAAATTTCGGTTATAATATAATCACAGAAAAGGAAAGGGAGGAATGATATTTATGAAAGTATTTATTATTTCTAAAAACGAGGAAACTCCACCTAACTCCTATGGGTGCCGTTAAGGCGGCACCCCACTTTTCTTTTTATATTGGGGTATAGTTTAATGGTAAAACAGCGGTCTCTAAAACCGTAATCATTCTGCGTGAGCAGTTCTGAGTTCGAATCTCAGTACCCCTGCCATTTAAGGCGCATTCAGCAATTTATAGTTTTTTGATAGTGAATGGACTTACAAAAATTGCGTCTTGAAAATTTGACAAATTTAAAAATTTATTATATAATATATCTACAATAAAGGAAGAGCTGTTACGTTCTTCATTGGTGATGCCTCCTCAATTCATTTCCCTTTGGTTACTCTTCCTTTATTGATTTTTTTAAAAGGCTATATTTATTATTCAATATAACTCGGTGAAGTCGGATGACTTTCCGGCCGAGGCTGGTCGTATAACGAGCAGGTGAAGCCACGACGGATACGTTTTGGCAACTGTTCTCTTGGTTGTATAGTGATATACACTGACGAGTGCGAACGCACAAGGTTAAGACCAGGCACTTCTACTTTCGCCATATAAGGTATGGACTTATCGCCAGAGCAATAGAAAGCACGGTGAATAGCCGCGCCGAATCCAATCGCCCCTTGGTTGGTGACCGTGGGACAGAGCTTTTGGAAACAACCACAATCTGGTTTTGTAGTGATGTTGAGAAATCAACTATAAGATAAGGCCGCAGTGCGAGTAGCCCAGATACAACGGATTACAAGAAAGATGTAATGACTTTACAAATAATTCTGAATGTCGGGTGAAAGTTGTGGGTAATCATTCCCACACGAGGATTGAGCTAATAAGGCCACTTGGTGGCCGAGGGTAGCAAGGCCATGGAAATTGGCTAGGGCAAGAAGTATGAGGTTCGCTACCACATACTCAGACTTGTCTTCTCGGTGACTGAATAATATGGAAGATTGAAACAGAAGCAACCCGAAGGGGTATATGTGAATAATAAATATAGTCTTTTATTTTTGACAAAAATGAAATTTTAATGTATAATATTAACATAAAGATAAGGAGTGGAACTTATGACTATTGTTGATATTATACTTTTTTTGTTTATTATTTTAGGTATATGTTGGATAAACCGTTATGAAATTGAAAGGTGGCTTGTTAATGTCAAAGATAGATTCCTTCACCGATAAATATGCTTTCATGAGTAATTTTTCTTATTCTCCTATGGAATTTGACGGCATTATAGTTCCCACGGCAGAACACGCTTTTCAAATGATGAAAGCAACGACACGCGAAATGATGGAGTTTGTTGCTCTTGCTCCGACTGCTTCGCAGGCTAAATCTCGCGGTCGCGGAGTAAAACTGCGTGGTGATTGGGAGCAGATTAAGTTTGATGTAATGTATCGTATTCAGCAAGAAAAATATAAGCAAAATCCTTACATCGCCGCCGCACTGATTGCTACTGGCGACGCAGAACTTGAAGAAGGTAACTGGTGGCATGATAATACATGGGGAAACTGTAAGTGTGAACGGTGCCGCGACATTGAAGGACATAACATGCTTGGCAATATTTTGATGAAAGTGAGAAAAGAACTTTATGAAGAAAAAAATTAATTTTAATAATCTAACGCTTGAAGAAGCAAAGAATTATGCTTTTGAATCTATGTTTGTATCGGCTTTCAAATTTGATTATGGTGATACTTATACCATTGATAAATTTATTAAATTGGTAAAAGATACTTCTATTATGGATTACGATGGTATTGGTTATGCAGCGTTTGAAATTGAAGGCCATCTTTATGAATTTAAAGAAATGGAAATTTATTGTGATGTAGACTGGCTTGAAAAAAAGAAAGAAATGGGTATTACTCATATTAGATGGTATAACAAATGATTACAGTAATTAAAAATGGTAAAGCAAAACGTGTATGTTGTCCTCATTGTGAAAGTCTTTTAGAATATGAAGTTGGCGACTTAATGATGGGCGGCTCGGTTGGAAAATTTTATTATTATTTGCCTTGCCCCGTATGTGACGAAGAGATTGTTGGAGATTATTTTAAGGTATTGATTGAATGCTCTTCTGGCAGAAAGAAAACTTATAAAAAATTAGGAAAAGAACAGTATACTTATGTAGATTTTGGCGAACCTCAACGGCTTGATAGACCATTATAAATAAATAAGAAAGGAAATAAAACAAAATGACTCTTGAAATTCTACAGAATGAAATGATTACTGCCATGAAGAATGGCGACAAATTTACTAAGACTACCATTAGTGGTCTTATTGCTCAGATTAAAAAGGCAGCAATTGATAAGGGCTGCCGCGATAACATTACCGAAGAGTTTGTAAATGCCGAACTTCTCAAAGCGAAGAAGCAGGCACAGGAAAGTATTGACGGCGCTGTCGCCGCTGGTCGTGAAAATTTGATTGAGGAATATTCAAAACAGTTTGATATTATCAATCTCTTTGCTCCTCAGTTGATTCAAACTATTGCTGATATTCATGAAATTATTGACGTCAAGTATGAAGGTCCCATTACTAAAAAGGACCTTATGAAGTGGCTAAATACTAATTATCGCGGCCGCATGGATATGGGCGTCGCCGCGCGTGTAGTTGATGGTTTGGTGAAAGGAGCACAGCAGAGTTCGCTATGATGGAAGGTATTGAAATTCTTTCGATTGGCTCTATTGGGATTAATCAGGTATTTAATTGGAATGCCGCAATTGCCGGCGGGCTTGTATTAGGATTTTTATGTAGTCTTTATGTTTTCTTTAGCACAGATAGCTTACTTGCTGGTATAACTGCTTTTATAATTTTGGGACTTTTCTTTGGTTTTATACTTGGTATCAGTGTAGAAAAATATGCTGATACTATGCCGACTTATAAAGTAACTGTTAATGATACAATTAGTATTAATGAATTTTATGAACGATATGAAGTCTTAGAACAAGATGGAAAAATCTTTACGATTAAGGAAAAAACAGAAAATGGCAGTAACGGCTTACCCGCGTCGTGATACGGAAGAAAATTGGATTAAAAATAATCCAATTTTAAAAAAGATGAAATTTGTGTAGTTTATACAGATTATACCGGTACCATGTATAAAAAAGGAAACGGTAATTCAAGATATACTGAGTTACCTTTCCTTCCTTTAGAAGAAGTGCTTGAACATGGTATAATGTATTCTAATGGGATTACTGTTAAAGTTAGAGGTTTCTTTAATGAAAATGCAGGAGAACAAAATGAAGAACAAGTATATTGTCCGGGAGAATTCGTCTGGTAAGACACGAGAATTATTGGAGTTTGCGAAAGAAAATAATCTTATTGTTATTTGCCGCGACGCAATAGCAATGGAGCGTAAAGCGCAAGCATATGGAATTTATGGATTGAATTTCTTTTCTTATGAAGAAATGGCTCATTTGTATGATGAAAGATTAGAACTTAATGACTGTCCTTTCGTTGTAGATGAAGTAGAAAGTTTTCTTTCTTTCTTTTTTGATAATGATTGTCGTGGTTTTACACAGACAGTGGAGTAAATATGGAACCACTTTATAAAGGCTTTAAAGATTTTTTAGATTTTTATGTAAATTATGGTTGGAAGGAAAATAGCTCACAAGAAGAAAGGGATGCTTCTGACGCTATGAGCCGAGTTCATACTCATGTATGTTGGTTAAATCCAACTGAAACAACTTTATCACGTCGCACAAGACGACTTTGTAAGAAATTTTGTAAGAAAAATAACATTCCCAAAGAACCATATTTTCCAAAAGAATATTGTTGTGACCATTGCCCAAATCTTATAACTGTTTATAAAGATGGAGATACTTTTCTTTTTGGCTTTGGTAATTCTTGGGTTGCTGAAAAACAAGGTAAAATTGAAATTTAACGCTATGACTATCCATAGCGTTTTTATTTTTGACAAATATAAAATTTTATAGTATAATATATATGAAAGTGAGGGATAATATGAAAAAAGCTTATGTTGCTGTCAACTACCTTTTTACTGTTGAACCAAGCTATGTTGGATTAAACAATAACTGTTCCGAAGAAGAACTTTATACCGCGGCAAAAGAATATATAGAAAATACTGCATCTGGAATGGATTTTCTTCTTGGAATGGAACATAATGATTTAGAAGTTAATGTTATGGAGGAAGTATGATTACAATTTTTATTATTACTGATAATGTTCGCCATTGGGCAGAAGATAAAGGTTATCCCAATGAGTGTATTAGACATACTCGCGAAAAGACTGTTGTTTGTATTGGCGACGTTTAAATTATTATTGTAAATAAACTTCCTCTTACTCTAAGAGGATATAAGATAGACAAATGGATTATTGATAAACCAATTACACGAAGAGAACTTCAAGAAATTCAATGGTCTTTCAATCCTGCTCGTGTGATTGAAACTAAAAAGTTTGAATTTATCAATCCTCATCATACTTGTCTTGAATGGGATGGTTTTGACGACCGCGGTTGGTATTGTAGTTCTTGCGATAAAGATTTTGGGCATGATAAACCTAATTATAAGTTTTGTCCTTATTGTGGAACGGAATGGGAGAATAATTAATGAGTATGGGTTCTGAGTGGTTAGCCGACCACGCATATGAATTATATAATAGGTCATCAATTGATACATCTAAATGGAAAACCAAAGATGGACGTGTGCTAAATGTTTGTGATATGACGACAGAGCATATTAAAAATTGTATGAATATGGTTGGAAAAGAAAATCCGTATTGGTGGCCATTTGCAAAAGAATTACTGAAACGAGTTGGAGTAAAAGTATGAGTAAATATATAGATTTAGAACCAATTCTTCATGTGCCAAATATTCGTAAGGTTTATGAGTATGATGAAACAGGTGAATATATTACTTATCTCGCTGTTCCGCTTGAAGTATTGGAAAACGCGGTAGAACATAAAGGTTTTTGGAGCAGTGAATGCGAACCATATTATACTTGTTCGTCTTGTAAACATACTTTTAGTTTGTTCCAGGCGACGAAGTATTGTCCTAATTGTGGTGCAAAAATGGTATTTGGAGGAATATAAAATGCCTTGTATAATGCCCGAACAGCCCTATTGTCCTGCTTGTCATTATGGACTTATTGTTCCTGATGAAAACGATGATAGTTTTTGTGAGTGGATTTGTTTGTTAGAAGAAGAGGATTGTTAAAAATTTAACAATTCATATATATTTTTGACTTTTTATAAAAAATCATATATAATATATATGTAAGTTGAAGGAAAGGTTGAAAAAAAATGTTTCGCAATAGTGTTAAGAATGTTATTCAACTTTGGAAAGAGGATAGTCATCTTCATGAATCTGTAATGTATGATATAAATTATGATACCAAGAAAATTACTATTTATACAACGCGACCGGGTTGGATGATTGGTATGGCGGGTACGCGAGTTAATGAATACACAGAAAAAATGAAGCAAGTTTGGCCTCTTTTTGAAGGTTTTCTTTTCAAAGAAGTTCAAGAGTGGGTGTATTAAATGTTGACTTATGATTATATTCTTAATAGTATAGAAGAATACGCTGTCTATGATACAGTTGGCAAGAAAATTGCCTCTTGGAAAGTTGAAGATACGGCACAATCAACTTATATCAACTGTCGTAATTGTGGCGCTCCCGTGAAAGGATATAAGTGTAAATACTGTGGTACAAAATATTGATGTTTATTGGGATTATGAACTTGATGAATTATATACTTTAATTCCAATTGAAAATCAAACACTTCGTTTGGGTATTCAACTTATGGAAGAAACCTATGAAACAGTTTATGGAAATATTTATATTTCCGTATATAATAAACGCAAGCACCGCGACTACAATGAAGATAATATCTTATGGACTGGTCGCAATCCAATTCAAACTGTTTTTTATGGCATGCGAGCTTTTAAAGAACTTGAAAAGACGGCATTAGAAAAATGGAATCAAACTTATAAAGTTATTCTTTTTTGTGATTGGTTGGATAAACGCCGGCGTGATGTTTATTATAAGTTTCTTTCAAGACGAGGATATCGCTATGATAGACTTGGAGGAAAGAAAGTAATTATGAAAGTGTGGAAGAAGGGTGAGTATAAAACTGTGGATTGATGATGTCCGTCCCGCCCCAGAGGGTTATTTCTGGGCTAGAAGCGTCAATGATGCTAAACATTACCTTGAGTGGTGGGAAAAACATTGCCGTATAAGTATTGAGCAAGAAGGCATATTTCTTGATATTGACCATGACGCCGGTGATTTCGCTCGCGATGGCGGTGACTATATCAAACTTCTTGACTGGCTTGAAGAAACTGGTCGCAACTATCCTATCCGAATTCACAGTATGAATCCCGTCGGCGTTGCCAATATGCGTCGTATTATTGAGCGGAATGGTTGGAAGGAGATTAAATAATGGAAGCGAAAATTAAATTAATTATTAGTCAAGATGAATTTGACGAATATTGTAAAGGATATCATGAACTTAATGACAATCTCCCGACTTTAAAGCAGGTAAAAGAAGTTTTTATTGATTGGTTTATGTCTAATAAAAACGATTATATCAATAGTCATTGTGGTATTGATATTGTTCTTGAAATAAATAATAAGGAAGTATTGTTATGAAAAAGAAAATTGCTTTGATTTTGGTTCTTTGCGTTATGGCTACTATGCTGTGTAGTTGTTCTTCTACTTCCTATGATGAAGCAAAGACTTCCGATACGTATGCTTTTAGTAATGGATATTTTACTGTTATTAAAGAATGGGATGGAGGAGTAAATTCTCCTCTTGAACGAATCGTTTATGCTAATGATACTGGCGTAATGTATTATACATATGCTTATGGTCATCGCGGCGGTATCACTCCTCTTTATAACGCCGATGGCACTTTACAGATTTATGAGGGTAAGTAAATGGTAGTTGGAATGTTAGTTATGGTACTTGGAGCGATTGGAATGTTTTATTCTTATTTCAATCCTTCAAATTGGCTTATTGCCATCTCCGCTTCTGCAATTGGTATAGGTTTCGGCGGTGCGATGGATAGTTATAGCCAGCTTATACAAAGAATTGAAAGATTAGAAAAGAAAGAAGGAAAATAAATTATGGCATACTCTGGTTATATTACTCGTCTTAAGAACGTACATAAGCATCCCAATGCCGACCGTCTTCTGCTTGCCGAATGCTTTGGCAACCAGGTAATCGTATCTACCGATTATACCGAAGGTCAGCTTGGTGTATATTTCCCCTCTGATGGTCAGCTGTGTCAGGAATATTGTGAAATTAATAACCTTTTGCGTAAGAAGGATGAGAATGGCAACAACATTGGTGGTTATATGGACGAACGCCGTCGTGTTACTGCCGTAAAGCTTCGTGGCGAAAAGTCCGATGGTTTGTTCATGCCCTTGACCTCTCTTGCTAATTTCACTACTGTGTCTGACCTAAAGGAAGGCGACACTATTACTGTATTGAATGGTGTAGAGATTTGTAAGAAGTATATTCCTCCCCGTAAGTCTGGTTCTTGGCATGGTACTGGCAAGTCTGGTAAGGCAAAGGCAAATTTCGCTCCTACTTTTGTAGAGCATGTTGATACTGAGCAGTTGGCTTATCACCTCAATGATTTCCGTGCCGGCAATGTGGTTGAACTTACTTTGAAGATGCATGGCACTTCGGCTCGTACTGGCTACCTGCCTCTTGTGCATGAAAAGAAGCGTACCTTGTGGCAGAAGATTATGCGTAAGCCCGCTTATACCTATATGGAATATGGCTATGTAACTGGTACTCGTCGTGTTGTACTTGACGATAAGCATGATGGTGGTTTCTATTCTGACAATCAGTTCCGTCATGAAATGGCAAAGAAGTTTGAAGGTAAGCTTCATAAGGGTGAAACCGTTTATTATGAAATTGTTGGCTTTGTAAATGAATCTACTCCTATCATGTCCTCTTGTGATAACAAGAAGATTAAGGATAAGGAGTTCGTGAAGCAGTATGGTGATACTACTGTGTTCTCTTATGGTTGCGACCCCAATGGCGGTTGGGAAGAAGAACATTATTGCTCTGTCCCTGATGTACTGGATTTTGATAAGATTATCGCGCCCAAGTGCGAAGTTTATGTATACCGCATGACTATGTCTAACGATGAAGGCGACGTTGTAGAAATGTCTCCTGAACAGATGCGTCTGCGTTGCGAACAGATGGGTGTAAAGTACGTGCCGGTGTTTGAAACCTTCATGATTCCTGAAATGGGCGTAGATGTAAATGGTGATGGCGAAGCCGATACCCATGTTATCTCTCCCGGCGAATATGTCCTGCGTAAGGTAGAGGAATACTTTGACGGTCCTGACCCGATTGGTAAGACTCATATTCGTGAAGGTGTAGTCGCTCGCGTTGTAAATCGTCCGAATATTACTGTGTATAAGCACAAGAACTTTAACTTCAAGGTGCTTGAAGGCATTATCAAGGATAGTGCTGATGCGCCCGATATGGAAGAAGCCCAGGAGGCAGAGAATTAACTCTGCCTTTTGGCAAATTTTTTGGGAATTTTTTATTGGTATTTTTAAGTGTTTGTTTACTTATTTTTAGAAAGGATATAATTAAATTATATTATGATTGAAGTTGGTAAAACTTATAATGCTTGGACTGTGATTGAAGATTTGGGAACTAAACCTACTGGAAAGAGTGGCGCAAAAAGACATTTTTATCTTTGTGAGTGTGTTTGTGGAACGCGAAAAGAAGTACGTAGCGATAATCTATCAAGTGGTCATAGTAATGGTTGCGGTTGTTTAAGAAAGAAATTAACGCCAGAAACGTGGAAACAAAAAGATGCGAGTGATAAAAGTTATAAACCTCGTCATGGAGAAAGTATTATTGGCAAAACTTTTGGTGATTTATATGTAATGGAATTTGACCATACAGATACTGGTTTAAAGCAATGGTTTAAATGTAAGTGTTCTTGCGGAAATGAAGTTCTTAAAAGAGGAGATTATCTAAGAGTTAATGGCGTTATTGCTTGTGACGAATGTATTCATTCTATTTCTTATGGAGAGTTAGCCGTAAGAAAGAAACTTCAAGATAAAAAAGTTCTTTTTAAAGAACAGGTAACATTTGACAATCTTGTTGGTTATACTGGTTCTAAATTACGTTTTGATTTTGTAATTTATAATAAAAATAATACTCCCATTGCAGCAATTGAGTTTCAGGGTAAACAGCATTATGAGCCAATTGAATTTTTTGGTGGTTTAGAACGGTTTAATAAACAACAAGAATACGACAATCGCAAAAGAAAATATTGTATTAATAATAATATAATTTTAATTGAAATTCCTTATAATTATAATAATTTAGATGAATACTTAGAGGGATTATATGGTAGATTTTGATACTGGTTCAAATTTTATTTCTATTACTGCACCTAATGGCAGAACAATTAGTTTTGCTTGCTTTGATGACGGCAATCATGAAATTTGTTTTGAAGAAGCAAGTTATCGCAATGGTGTCGCCGCGACAGCGGATGAATGGAAAAAGTTTTTTGATGAGTGCTATAAGTTATTAGAAAAGTTTGGTGATTAATAATGCCTAATTGGTTAGTATTTATTTTAGGTATAATTTTAGGAGAAGTTGCCACTCTTTTCTTCTTGGCTTTGGCTAAAGTAAGTAAGTAAATAAAAATTTGACAAATTATAAAAATTCATATATAATATATACATAATCAAAGGAAAGGTGTAAGAATTATGTGGTGTGATTTCTTATGTGATGGATGCCCTAATTACGAAGAATGTCATCGTTCTAATAATAATTATGATGTTGAAGAATTACAGCACAAAACTGTTCGCACACAAGAAGAGTATAATGAAATGTATAAAAATCTTGTAGAAGAGGAATGGAATTAAATTATGATTTTGCTTGAAAATCCACCTAAAGCAAAAGATTTACGCGAAAAGGCTAATAAGTATTGGGCAAATCAGCGTTATAATATGATAGAAAATGGTTTAAAAAGATTTCTTGGAGAGATCGCTGATTGTGCTTCTTTGGGCACTACTTCGGTAACTTGGATTTTGGATGGTTCGGTAACTACAGGCGATTCTAATTGGGATGATTATATAAAAAATCTGAAAAAAAATTCTGATGAATTAATGTGTTTTGTCGGTGTTCTTAAATATGAATTAGAACAACTTGGTTACCATGTTTGGAGAGTAGGATTTAAATCGTCGGGTAATTTTGCTGGTTTGCTTGTTTCTTGGGAAGAAAAGAAAAAATTTCCAAAGTGTAAATATACAAGATTTTTTTGACAAATTTAAAAATTTATTATATAATATATTCATAAGGTTGGAAAAAGAATGTTGAGAAACATACTTTAATCCTTACCTGAAAATAAGAACTTGAAAATTTGACAAGAATGAAAATTTCTGTTATAATATTTTTGTCTTATGAGAGCAATAAAATGTTCTCTTTATAATATTGAGCTGGGCATCTTACAATCTGCCCTCGCGACGCCGAGTAGAGAAGTGGTCATCTCGCTAGCCCCATAAGCTAGAAATCGTTGGTTCGAATCCAGCCTTGGCTACCATCTTGGGAGTAATTGACCCCAAAAGAAGGCGAGCGTAAGCCGTTCTTCCTAAGGCAGTGCACGGCCAGATATTTATGTCCGCCAAGAGGCAGAAAAGATTACTTGGTGACGAGGAATTCAATATGAAAACTGACTTTTTGGAGTTTGCAAAAGAGAAACTCTACGTTGGCGGTTCGTTAAATCCTCTACGTGAATGAGGGAGCCGGTATATGCCTGTCCGGTGAATATGGGTTCATAGTGGTAATGGTAACACTTCTGCCTTGCAAGCAGAGATTGAGAGTTCGATTCTCTCTGGATCCACCAGCCGACTGACAGACGTAATCTGTTAAAGGAAGAAACCGACTTTAGAAGATAAGTAGACGTGCAGGATGGCCACCATGGAGAGTGCGAGGTTCGAGTCCTCGGCGGTTAAGTGTACTTTATCTTTGGTTAGTCCTCAGCCAGACGTTTGCGGAAGCGTCGTGACAAACATAGATTATTATGGCAAAATGGTAAAAAGAATCCGCATTCTTAGTAGCCTATGGTGGGAAAGAGGATGCCCCACTGATGAGTTTTGTTTGATGTTCGTTTTTCTCTGAAAAATCAAATGCTTTTAGACGGAAATAGCTAGCCGTCGGAGCCGCGTGTGCAGGATTCGCGGCGAACAAAATAAATAAATCGCTGTATGCGGCGAAGGCCGTTGAAGCACCTGCTAGCTAAAGGTGGTCTTTCGAAAGTCTATCGTGAAAAGAAGTGTAGAGTGATACAAATGTTTCACGCGGTCAGAGGATAGCCGTACAAACCTCGTGCGGCCCTGTGGCTCAGTTGGTCAGAGCGTTTGACTGTTAATCAAAATGTCGTGGGTTCGAATCCCACCGGGGCCTCCAACTCACTCCTTGGATTGGGGAGTATATAAATAAGCACTACTTTTGCCTGCTCTCGGGGTCCAGCGTAGCAAGAAACAATGAGAGAATTTAAAGACGCATTCAGCAATTTATAGTATAATTATTTGGCAGAATAATGATTATTTGCGTCTTGTTTATGCACCGGTGGCGTAGCGATAGCGTACCGTCCTTCCAAGTCGGGGGTGTGGGTTTAACTCCCATCCGGTGCTCCACTAGCCTTTCAGACGTGTCAGCAATGTTGAATTAATATGCGACTTATAACCTTCAAGGTAGGCTCTTGATTGTATCCGCGTCTAGTAATATCGCGCCGTAGGCAAGCGGTCTAAGCCACCAGCCCTTCAAGCTGGCATTCGCTGAGTTCAAATCTCGCCGGCGTGAGGAGATACAAGTCAATTAACCTTCACGTGGTTATCTCTGTTTAAACAAATGGATTGACAATTATAAAGAGGAGCTGTTTAACTATGGCATACATTTATAAAATTGAAAACGATATAAATGGTAAAGTTTATATTGGAAAGACTGAATTAACTATTGAAAAACGTTTTAAATAGCATTGTATTGATTCTCAAAAAAGAAAAAATGAAAATCGTCCTTTGTATAAAGCAATGAATAAATATGGGATAGAACATTTTCATATTTCTTTAATTGAAGAAACAGATAATCCATCAGAACGAGAGCGATTTTGGATAGAATAGTTTAAAAGTTTTAAAAATGGTTATAATGCTACTTTAGGTGGAGATGGAAAATCATATTTAGATTATGATTTAGTTATAGAAACATATTTTGAAACTAAATCTATGAAAGATACTGCTCAAAAATTAAAAATTGATGAACATACAGTATCAAGAATTATTCATAATAATAAAATAATTCCGTTTAAATGTCCTCAATATAAAGGGACTTTAATAAATCAGTATGATTTAAATGATAATTATATTAAAACTTTTAATAGTATAACTGAAGCCGCGGCTTCCATTAAAGGAAAAAACCATGACCCAGGTTACCGTTCTAAAATTAGTGATGTATGTAAAGGACGACGTAAAACTGCTTTGGGATATAAATGGAAATATGCTTCTGTTAATGAAGTATAAATAATTTTAAGACACATACAGCAATTTTTTAAAACTCGCCAAGTTTATTTAGAAGATTGGGTTACTTCAGTGTGTCTTGTTTTTCGGGGTGTAGCGCAGTTTGGTAGCGCATCTGCTTTGGGAGCAGAGGGCCTTCGGTTCAAATCCGAACTCCCCGACCAATTGGAAGAAAGACCTAAGGAACATATGATACTTTAGTCTGGAATCCGAAGGGTGTGTTTGATAATGAGAAAGGGTTCTTCCCCTTAAGTAAGGAGCCAGAGATATCTCCTATCGGTTTGTGAGAGGTAAACCAAACCAGTGTGGCTAGCTAAGTAGCTCAATTGTCCGCGGATTGGCCACCGTTGGACTTTTGTTTTTGGGCGGGTATCCCGTAGAAGGTAGCGGTCCTGACTGTAAATCAGGTGCCACGTGCTCGGTTGGTTCGATCCCAACCCCGCCCACCATTTTTGCGAGGTTAGCTCAGTTGGGAGAGCATCTGCCTTACAAGCAGAGGGTCGGCGGTTCGAGCCCGTCACTTCGCACCAAGGAGACTGGTGTAACGGCAGCACAAACGGCTCCAACCCGTTTAGTTAGAGTTCAAATCTTTAGTCTCCTGCCATATGGAGCAGTACTCAAGTCTGGCTTAAGAGAACGGTCTTGAAAACCGTGAGGCGGTTAATTACCGTGCGTGGGTTCAAATCCTACCTGTTCCGCCAATTAATGTCTCGGGATTTCCGAGACTTTATTTTTTATAAAAATTTGACAAAAGAAGAATTTTAATATATAATAAATAAAAAGTAAAGGAGTTAATATGAAAATAGGAATAATTATTCCAGTTTGGAACGTACCAATTGAGCTTTTAAAAAGGAATCTTTCTATGATTGAAAATTAGATTTATGATAAAGAAGAAAATGAAATTTAGATAATTTTGGTTATAGATGATTAGAAAGATTATAGCGGTTTAATAGAGCAAAAAGAAAATATAACCCTTCTTATTAATGAAGTAAATATTGGGGAGTCTAAATCACGTAATAAAGGAATGTATTATGCTAAAGAAATAAAATGTGATTATATTACTTTTATTGATAGCGATGACTGTTTTTATTCTACAACTTCATTACATTCATTAATTTTAACTGCCAAAGAAACTAAAGCGGATGTTATCGCCGGAAAAATTTTTCATGAATATGAATATCTTAAATTTAGACTTTTAATACATGATGATTTATGGGAACACGGATGTTTGTATTCAACTATTTTTTTAGATACAAACAAAATATTTTTTCCCAATAATGGTCATAATAATGATATTGCTTTTAATTTTTGGTGTAATTCTATTAAAGGAGTTAAAAAAATATTAATTGAAGATATTGTTTATTCTTATAATTATTATTCTAAAAGTGATAATCATATAAATAATAATGAATTTAAAGGAAATAATGCTCGTCAATTAATGGAAAATTATGCACAAATTTTTCCCCTTATGAAACAAGGGGAAAATTATAATCAAGAACAAGCAAAATATCATATTCGCAAATGGTTTTTAAAATATTATCTTATTCTTTCTACAGAAAAAATAACAATTGAACAATGGGATTTATGGAGAGCTCTTCCTGATTTTATAAAAATTTTTGAAGAATTGCTTTAGTTAGATAATTTTTCTTGGAATGAATATAAATATATATACAATGAAATTTCATGGGAATATCATAAATTTCAATTACATTTTTTTTCTATAGAAGAATTTATAAAATTAATTAAAGCAAAATATTTACCGGAAATTTTTGAATAAGGAAAAAATCTTATAAAAATTAAATTATAAAAATACTTATTTATAGAGAATTTTCTCTAAAATAAGGTAGGTGATTTATATGGCAATAACTTCAGGTAGTAAATTATTGGCTTCTGATATAAATTCTATAAAAACAAATGTATCTAATGCCTATAAAACTACCAAAGGGTCTGCTTATTCTTGGGCTAATACAATTTCCAGTGGAACTTTAGCGACCTATTCTCATTTAAGTGAAATTCGTACGGCAATAGTTAATGCTAATAGTTCATTAGTTCTACAATATGATTGCACAAATTACAGTCCTTATAAAAGTTGTAAATCGTATTGTTCTAATAAAAGTAATAATACGAATCATTCACAAGATAATACTGGATTTTTTAATAATAAATGTGGAGGAGAGTGGAAACAATGGCTTGGAATGATAGCGTCCCTTCCGCAAAAGGCTCACTAATTAAATAGTCAGATGTTGGCGCATGGTTAAATGAAGTAACTACATAGGCTACAACTATAATTAATTCACATTGCCCATCACACTATAGTACTTATAAGAGTAGTCATTATTCTTCTAATAATAGTAATAACTCTGTTAGTAGTTCTAATGGGAATGAAAGTCGTTTTAATAGTTTTAATAGTTCTTTTAAAAGTGGAGGTCTTTCTTCTTCTTCTGCTTGTGCAGGTAATAGTAATTCTATTAAATGCGGCGGCGAATTAATTGTCCGTGGTAAATGGAAAGATTATAAACTTTGAGGTAAAAATAATATATGATGGTTGATACTGATTTACGGAATGTAAATTCTGTAGAAATGGTTTTTGCAGGAAGTTGTAATTTAAAATGTTCTTATTGCGTTATTCATAAAGAACCTAAAAGAATGCATGAATATAATAATAATATTCGTAAGAGTGTTTTAGATGGTACTTTTTAGAAAAATTTATTCAATTTATTTAAAGAAACCAAAGATAATGTATATGCTTTATCTATTTGGAGCGGTGAACCGACTTTAAATGCTGATATTGCAGATAAATTATTAATTCCCGTTTTTGATTTCTTTAAAAATGCTGATGAATTTATGTTTTCAACAAATACCTTAATTGGATTTGATAGAGGCATTAAACCTTATATGGAATGTTTACAAAAAATTTGCGACGAACAAGATAGAAAAATTTTATTCATATTACAATTTTCTATTGATGGTCCAGAAGAAATTACTGATGTTTCACGTAATTGTCCTGGCATAACAAAAAACATTCTTAAAACTATAGAAGATGCCGCGCATTGGTGTGCGGAAAATGTTCATGGGAAGTTTAGAGTTGGTTTTACTACTAAACCTACTGTTTCACCAGCTAATTGGGAATATATGTTAGATAATGATAAAGTTTATGATTGGTTTAAGTTTTTTTATGATTTGTCAGTTAAAACTGGAGAAATTATTAAAGTAAATCCTAATTTAGAAGAAAATTTGGCACAAGGGCCTACAATTTGTAATCCTTATGAATATAGTAAACGTGACGGATTGCTTTATCGAGATTTTATTCGCGCAATTAAAAAAATGGATTTATCTTCTATGGAAAGTCGTTATAATCCTTATAATTTATTTGTAAGATATACAACTTCTTGGAGAGATTGTATAGGAGCAATAAAATTTGTTCCTGGCGCATTATTATGTAGTGCAGGACTAGGTTCCGTAACTGTTGATTATGAAGGAAATTTAATGACTTGTCATAGACTTTATGATGATTGGAAAATGGGCACGGAAAATTTCCCCGCACAAGCTAAACTCACACAAATGATGTTTAATGAGGATGATATTGCGAGAGTAAGTTATGTTTCTAAAACTTTTTTTATGAATCATGAACTTAAGCAATCTTTATTTGATGCCTTAATTGTTTCTATGGTTTCTTCTGGTGAAATAGATGAAAAATATTTAAAACCAGAGTGGAGACATATGGCTTTTATTCTATGTGGAAGCCAAACTTGTTATGCAGGTGAATGTGGTTTACAATCAAAAGGAATTTATATACCACCCATGAGTTTAATTAGATTATTATGTAATGGCGCTTTGGAGGAAATTGTTGATTACTATGAACACTTACAATGAAAAATATGCAGAATGTACTACTAAAGAATTAAATAATATAACTTTTAGAAATACTCTTCAAAAAGTGTTTTATGATAATTGGAAAAAAAGAGAAAATTTTTATTCTTTAGAAGTTATTTTTTCTCCAAAGTGTAACCAAGGTTGTACTTATTGTTACTTAAACAAAGACAACCAACACATTTATTCCAATCAAGATTTCAAAGAAGAAGAGAGCCTTAAAAATGTTCGTTTAATTTTAGAATGGTTAAAAGAAATGGACGTCGCTCCTCCTCAATTTGATATTTTTTCTGGAGAATTATTTGCACAAAAAGTAGGCTATGATTTGCTAGAAGTTATATTAAATTTCTACGATGAAAATCCTGATGTAAAAAAACCTGAATTATTTGTGATTCCAACTAATGGCACTTTTGTTGTAAATGAAGAACTAGCAGAAAAAGTAAAAAATTATATTCGTCGTTTTAAAGAAAAAGGAACTAGATTAGCTTTAAGTTTTAGTATTGATGGTTTATATGCGAGTAAAATTACTCGTAAATATAAACGCAATTTAGATTATGATTTAAGTTCTAGTTATACAGATGAAAATTTTTATGATAAAGCTTTTCAATTTATGGCCGAAATGGATTGTTTACCACATCCTATGATTTCTCCAGAAAATATTTCTGTATGGAAAGAAAATTTTTTGTGGTATGAACAAATTATGGAAAAATATGGAATTAAATTTGAAGAACTTTTTTTGTTAGAAGTTAGAAATCATAATTGGACGTCAGAAAAAATAGAACAATATCAAGAGTTTGTAATTTTTGTTCTTGAGCATATGAGAAAAAAATATAATGATGACGAACATTTTATTAATTGGCTAACAGAATTTACAGAGGATAATCCTTGTTTAGGTTTTAATTTTCTATCAAGTATGCTTTATAATCAAAAACGTGCGCCTAGTTGTACTTTAGGTAGGCAATTAATGATTAGAGCAAGTGATTTAAAAGTTTTTCCTTGTCATAGATTAGTTTATCCAGAATTTGAAATTGGTCATTATTATCCTGATGAAGAAAAAGTATTGGAATTTGATACTGTCGCGCCTGAATTGGGTATTGCTATTTTAGGCTATAATCCTAAAGCGCAAAATATTTGTAGCAGATGTATTTTAAATTATATGTGTATGGGTCAATGTCAAGGTGCCTGTTATGAAACTACTGGCGAAGTATTTACTCCCATTCCATCTGTGTGTAATTTAATTTATGCTCGCACTAAAACAGTTTTAAAAACTATTGAAAAAATGGGACTATTAAATAAATATTTAGAACACATTCATAATGATGTTCTAATGAAAAATATGATTTATTTCATTAATAATGAACTAGGAGAATAAAAAAATGACTTTTGAGCAGGTAAAAGAAAATATCCGTTTTATGGAAGCCCATCCTTATATTATTTTAAGAAAAATGCAAACTAGTTGCCACATTTGGTGGATGAGTTTTGGGAAAGTTTTAGCTTTTGTTGAAGATCATATTAATGATGAATCTTTTGATGGAGTTGAGCCTCCACTAGATGAAGAAATGCGTAATGCTCTTCAAACTGGTCTAATGTTCCTTCCTGCCATTATGTTAGGCGAAACTGATGAAAAGAGTTGGGAGATTTATTCTTCTATCATTTTATTAACTCAGAATTATGCCAGCATGATTGGTGATACTGATTTACTTGAGATTATTGAAACTCTTGGTAATTTAGTTAATGCTAAAGAAAGTTGGAAAGCGCTTATGATTCAGTGTGAAAGTTTAATTTTACAAAGTCAGAGTATGGTTAATGCTAGTTATGTACCTTACAATCTTTCTAGAAAATTCCTAACTTCTCTTCTTAAAACCGAGGAGTGAGTTTTGTGTTAAATGTTAAATTTTATAATCAAAAGGGAGATAATCTCCCTTTTGAATTTGATTGTTACGCTCGCACAGAATATTTAAAAGAAAATAGAGTTTTTATTTGTCTTGAAAAATATTCTAATGAGAAAATCAATAATATAGATTATAATGAATATAATCAAATTGAAATTAATTTTAATGGAGAGGTTAAAACTTATAAGGTTATTAACGAACCAGCATATATTTGGAATGGTTTTTCTCCTATGGGTCTTTATACGCTATCAATTACTGTAGAGGGTGATTTATAATGGATATTATGAAAGCAACAATTTTATTTTCTGATGGTGAAAGTTATGAATTTGATGCATTTAACTTTTCCATTGACATGAATACTGAAAATCCAATTCTTATGACATTAGATTCTGTTTATAATAAAGAGTCTTTAAGTACCCTAGAAACTTTAACACAGAAAAAAGTTACCAAAGTTATTATGGCAGATGAAGAAGGCGCTGAATTATATATTGGAGAGGAATGGACTAAAATTGAAAGAATTTCTATTCATTATCAACGTTTTTATAAGTCCATGGTAATTAATTTCACTATTGGAGTAGAATAATGTATAATTATTTTTTAAATGATACAGAATTCTTTTTTGATAAAATGTCTATTTTATTAAAAGATGGACATACTCAAATTACTTTTTCTTATTATAAAAATAATAATATGAATATCATAAATTCTTTTTCTAACTTAAAAGTAACCAATTCTGACAATAAAGAATTATTTTATTTAGAAAATAATACTTTTAATTTAATTCAGAAAACCTATGTCTATAATAAAACAATAGAAGAGCAAGAAGAATTTATTGTGATTTACGAGGATTAAAATGATTAAATATTCTTTAGCTGGTTACTATTCTCATTATCATAGCAATATGGCATTATTGGTAACATATCGTGCCCATCCAGAATGGTTTTATGACAATATTAAAATTGACTCTGTTTATGGATGTTTACCTGCTATGCCTTGGAGTGGTTGTAGAATTATACCAATTAAACCATGGTGCAATCCAGTCACTTCAGCTATTTATGACTTAAGAGATAGTTATTATGATATGGGTATTAAATTACGGCACACTTATACAAATTCTCAATTAACAGAAAATATTTTTCAAGATTATAGAAGTTTACAATGGACTGAAGCATGTCATAAAGAAGGGAACTCAATTATTTTGGTTGACCCAAAATTAAAAGATTTTTTGCATGAAAAGTTTCCTTTGTACAATTTTGTATGGAGCACTTCTTTATGCTGTAAAAATATTGATTTAATTAATGAACGCAGCAAGAATGATATGGTTGTATTAGACTATACATTAAATCATAGCGATATTTTTGATAAATTAGAGCATCCAGAAAATATTGAAATTATGTTAAGTGAGGCTTGCCCCGACGAATGCCCATATAGATATTCTCATTATCAAGTTGAAAGTCGTTTTATTCTAAATGAAGAAAAAGATAGAGATTTAATTTTAACTTGCGAACATCCAAAATTAAGACATCCTACTTTTTATGACTATTTAGAAAAAAATAAAGCAACTTTAACTGTAGAACAAATTAATGAATTACATAATAAATATGGTTTAATAAATTTTAAAATCGCCGGCAGAGATTATGATGAAGTAACTTATATTGAATCTCTTATGTATTATTTAGTCAAACCAGAATATAGAGATTATCTTCGTCAATTATTATTATTAGAAATTTTTAATTTGTGGATACAATAAAGGAGAATAAATTCTCCTTTATTGTATAAAAATTTGACTTTTTATAAAAAAACGTATATAATATGTATGTAAGTTAAGGAAAGGAAGTAATTTAAATGGATGATTTCGTAACTACTATCACTTACGAAGAGTTTTATGATGATGAGGAATGTTGGGAATGCCCATTTTATGATGATTGTAGAGAAATTTTCTACGAATAAAGTTTGACTTTTCTAAAAAATTACTATATAATATATACATAAGGTAAGGAAACGCCTGTGTTTTACACAAAGTCCCGATGGGTCAGCAGTTGTGAATGAGCTGTCTACGCTAAGACAACCGTAGCGTTTCAAAATTAGGGAGGTTGTCGCTGGAAACTCATAAATGGTGCGTAAAGCCATAAGCAAATTGATGATGGAAGCGAAGGGCACATAGTCTCGAGAAAAGTCATACCGTCGGTAACGCGGACAGGAGGCGAAGCGTAGAGGAACGATGATGCTTGAAGAACGCTGACCTTTTTGCTTAGCCCTGTACTGAAACTGATGACGGAAATGTAAGACACGGTTGTTCTTCGGTAAGCATGTCGGGCGGCGACACTAAGCCTATAAAAAGATGTGCGGTTGATGGCGTTAAACATCTTTTATGCCAAGGTAGCTCAGTTGGTAGAGCAGGTAAAAACACTTATTTTTATCTGTATTGAAAAATACAGCGTCTGCAAATACAAACAAGAAAAAAGTTATGGAATTGTTAATCCCCGTGTCGTAGGTTCGAGTCCTACCCTTGGCGCCGTGGTCTGCACGACCATGTTAATAGTGCAACCCTTAACACGGATTTTGGGAGTTTCAACTACCACCGGCAAAACAATGAGCGTCTTAGACAATCAGCGTTAGATATGTGGCTTAGCGGAAAAGGGTATATAAAGAAGCGAAGCAAAACTCTCACAATATTATATCCGACACTAGTTCAGTTGGTTAGAGCGGCTGTCTTATATACAGCTTGTCCTGGGTTCGAGTCCTAGGTGTCGGACCATTTAATAAGGAGAATATTATGTTTATCGCCGGACCGTGCGCTATTCAATCTTATGATCAGGCAATGCGAGATGCAGAAGAATGTGTAAAACTTGGAATTGAATATTTTCGTGCCGGCGTATTCAAGCCTCGTACAGATGCCGGAAGTTTTCAGGGGCTTGGAGAAAAAGGAATGAAAATTTTGATGAAAGTAAAAGAACAAACTGGTTTAAAAGTTGTTACTGAACTTACAGCAGAAAAATATATTCCTTTGTATGAAAATGTAGATATTATCCAAATTGGTTGTCGTAATTGTCAAAATTTTGAACTTCTTAGAGAAGTAGCAAAGCTTGGTAAAACTGTTTTACTAAAACGTGGTTTTGGTGTTACATTGGAAGAGTTACTCGGTGCCGCGACTTATTTGTTTGAAGGCGGTTTAACTCGTAAAAATATTATTTTTTGCGAACGAGGAATTAAAACTTTTGAAACTGCTACTCGTAATACATTGGATATTTCAGCTATTGCTCTTTTAAAACAAGGTGGTTATAATGTTATTGCTGACCCTAGTCATGCAACCGGTTGGAGTAATATTGTTGTTCCTTGTGGTAAAGCAGCGATTGTGGCTGGTGCTAATGGTGTTATGGTTGAAATTGCTAGCAATCCCGATAATCTTCTTAGTGATAAAGACCAAGCAATTAATTATAAGCAATTAACAGAATTAAAAAAGTTTTACGATTTTTGGAAAACTAATCCTCTTTAATAGAGGATATGCCGTGGTGATGGAATTGGCAGACTTGGCGGACTCAAAATCCGCTGATAGGGATATCGTGCGGGTTCAAATCCCGCCCACGGCACCAAGGCTTTTTTCATAAAAAGGCCCTCCTTAATATTTTGAGTGGCATAATTGCCACTCGTGCCACCGTGGCTCAATTGGCAGAGCAGCTGATTTGTAATCAGCTGGTTGTAGGTTCAAGTCCTATCGGTGGCTCCATATGGAAAGGTCGCATAGTAGGTCTAGTGCAGCAGGTTGCTAACCTGCCGTGCCTTCGGGTACCGAGAGTTCGAATCTCTCCCTTTTCGCCAAGGCTCCATAAAGAGCCCTCCTTAATAGTCGTGGTCAGACGGGAACCACGCCAAAATCCCGTCGTTCGCTTCCATAACTCAGTTGGTAGAGTACTTCCATGGTAAGGAAGAAGCCGTCAGTTCAAGTCTGACTGGAAGCTCCAAGCCAATACTGTATTGTTTAAACGTGCGGGAATGAATACAGTGGCTCCCACCGGCGGACGCGTGATGGTGGCGACGCGTTTAGTAACAGAAACCACCCAATGAAAACCAATAGTGGCATGCCGTCGCGAAGGTTAGTGTCCAGAGTTTGTGAATGGTTGGATCCATTGCAATGCTATATAACATCGGCCAAGTTATGATATCAAAACGAGAGGATAAAACAAATTCTTGGCACTCTCTAAAACACAAACTCGTTGGTGATAGTTTGGAGCTGGCTGAAAAGTCTAGGTTCCACCAAAGATGGAGTATTCTTCATCACAAGCTGCCTGCACCTCTACAAGTAAGTGTCCCAAGGAGCAAATATGGCTGAGATTGCCAAAAAGGAAATTTTGACCGGTTTCCTATAAATCTCTAGGCTTTCACTGGTTTTCTACCTAGGTAATTGTGTAAAAACACAACAGTAAATCCAAAGAAATCCTTTTAAATGAAAAACCGTCTGAGAAAATAATTAGTGAAGAAAAAGACTTGTGGATAAAACGGTAAGGGAAATTCACACCCTAGTTGAAAGGCGAGTAGAGGGAGTTTTGGCATGGCGGTGTCTCCTATCTTTTCTTGTTATTCTACGGAGCAAAAAAGATTATCCCATAGCGGTTAGTGCTTATCCGTGCGTAGAAATCGGCCGATAAAAGCACACTTTAGTGCCGTGGTGCAAGTAGACACAAGCCAATAAAAATGGCTAAAAGTGAAGGTATCAAATCCTTCCGGCACGCACAAATATGGGGCTGTGGTGGAATGGCAGACACGCTAGACTTAGGATCTAGTGCCGCAAGGTGTGAGAGTTCAAATCTCTCCAGCCCCACCATTTTTGTTATAAGGAATATTATAATGAACAAAGAAGAATTAGATAATTTAGTTAAAGACTTTGTAGAACATATTAATTCTGTGACGTACGAAGAACATTTCAATGAGTATTATAATAAAAATTCTCATATTCCTCAAATTACTCACGCCGCGGTAAAGATTTATGATAAACGACAAGAAAAAGAAATTATTATTCCTTGTCATAGACATTATGATGCTTTCCGTATTTTAAAAGAATTTGGCTATCAGAAAAATATAGATTATAAAGAATTGGAACAAGGATTCTTTGATTCTAAAGGAGATTTTCTTGATCGCAGACATGCCTATCGTAGAGCATGCATTACTGGGCAAATAGAAGATTTTTCTATTAATGACAGAGACTTATATAGCGAGGATTTGTGGTAATGAATATAAATGATATGTTTGGTGCTAATAGAATTATAGATGAAATAGTAGAAAGTTTGGTTAAACTACATAATAATTATGGTTTTATTCAGCCTAATGACGCCGCGAAAATTCTTAAAATTATAACAGATAATTTTAGCGAATGGCTTACAAAAAATTATTCAAAAGAAGAAATAGAAATGTTTGAAGCCATAATTGATATGGCTAAATTTAAACAATAATATGCACCTATAACTCAGTTGGATAGAGTAACCGCCTTCTAAGCGGTAAGTCGTGAGTCCGAGTCTCACTGGGTGTACCAAATAAATTTGACAAATTTAAAAATTTAAGTTATAATAACTTATAAACTTAAGAAAGAAGGTAACAAATTTGGAAACTTATTCTTTTACTCACTCTGATGAAAATGGTATTATGACTTCTCTTTCCTTCACTGTTCCTGCGACTGGTACTCTTATTATGTCTTTCCATGAAATGAGCCGGCGTGCTGCTTTGGCTTTTGGTTGGGTAGAACAGAACGTTGATAATACTTTCGGCGAAAGTTTTGATAACGCTATGATGGAATTTGAAGGGATGAAGTAAAATGGTTTTTGCTATTCATGCTTATGAAACCGATTACTGCGGTCTTCATGGTATTGAAGATTGGGCTTTTGATGAAGGCGAAACTGAAAATGATGAGCATCTTCATGATTATGGTAGACAGTTGTCTATGGAAGTAATTGAATCCTATGGTTTTCTTGAAGAAGAATACACTGGTGGTGAAGAATTAGATGAAGATGAATATGATGGCATTCTTAATGAACATCTTGCTTGGGATATAATTCCTCTTCCTAGTGCTCCTTCAATAGATGCTTGTTGGGAATATTTGAGGGAGCATAACGACCCTGAAGGGTTGGTTGAAATGTATAGTAAAATTTCTGAAGATATTACTTGGTAATAATGCGACGGACAAGGCTTTGGCAGGTGAGATTTAAATCAACATGAAAACAAAGTATATTAATGAGTTTGGTGAAAATTGGTTAATTTTCATAGCTGGAGATGGAGAAGAATTTAATTCTCCTGAAGAATGTGGTGCTTATGAAGATGCTTTATTATTTTATGAAGATGAATAATCAACAGACTGGTGGGACGCGAGTGGTCGCAAACGCCCTTTTCGTTACTCCATAAGGAGCAGATGTATGGACTGCCGGGAGGGCAGACAGTTGGAAAGACAACCGACGGTTCCGGTGTATAGTGGTTAGAAGCATCGACATAGCTATGGCAGTAAGCTATTACAACAATAACTGCCTGTATAGTGCCGTAGTGTAGTGGTTATCACGCCAGTCTGTCACACTGGAGATCGCGGGTTCAAGTCCCGTCGGCACTGCCAATAGCAAGACGTCGGTTCAAACCCGGCATCCTGGGAAACTGGGATTAGTTTAAAAGGTAAGAATAGGCTATACCAACCTGGCAAGGTGGCACGCTTTCACCGAGTGAAAGTAAGAAGTCGGTATGGAGACTTAAAAACCCATATAACTGGTAGAGTAAATTCTCTACCTATAACGGGCATTAGTTCAGCAGGTTAGAACGCAGTCCTGATAAGACTGAGGTCCCTAGTTCGAGTCTAGGATGCCCGACCAACGATATGGAGTCGGAAATCCACCTAGGATATACAATTCAACAAATTTAGTGCTATAGTGACGGCTTTAGCAGTTTCGGGTTCCCTCTATCGTTCCATTTTAGGCACATACAGCAAACCTTTAAAATGCTTTTGTCAAGTGGTTAAGACGTTTTCCTTTTAAGAAAATTACGCTGGTTCGAATCCGGCAAGCGAATAATGTGTCTAGTATTTTAAAAAGGATGATTCAATAATGTTTGGTTTGAAGAAAAAGAAAGTAAAAAAGATTACTTGTAATCATAAGTGGAAAGATTTTAGTTGGTATATTACAATCGAAGATAAAATTACTAAAAGTTGCGTAAGAGTCTATGAGCCTTATGTATGTATTCATTGTAAAGAACGTAAAGATGAAGTTATCTTTGAACGTTGGTATACTTGGGATAATGAACGAGATGCTTCTATTAGAGCACTTCAAAATAAATACCCTCAAATCAAACCTATTATTGAAGTTAATGATGAAATCGCCGACTTCCAATTTGTAGATAGACAATATCTTGCAATCGCCGGCGTGTTACAGAATAAAGATTATTCTGTGCCAACATTAGAATCATAAGCACTATTAGTTCAATGGAAAGAACGCACGACTACGAATCGTGTGATGTAGGTTCGAGTCCTATGTAGTGTGCCAGCTACCTTAAATTATAATTTGACGTTGAAAGGCGACCGTTATTGCCTTGGGTAGATTTCCCAACATACTGTCATGCGTGGGTGGAATAAGACGAGACAGGTGTTTTTTGGTGTCAGCATAAACCATAAATTATTTTGGCGAGCTTGGAACAAATTGGCCATTTGTGGATAACGTGATCTCAAACTCAGTAGGTGAAAGACTATTGGGCCAAAATAATGAAAAATTATTAGATATTCGCAAGAATATCGGGCGACGGTTTGTGCTTGCGTTAGTAATTGACGCTCTGAAGCCCGTGGTAAGAGTACCTGAACGTGAGGTAAAAGCACCATGAGTTAAAATCTCTTACACTTCCTAGAAAGTAAAGCAAGACATATGGGCTTGCAGTTGGCAAGTAACGATAAAACTTGTAAGGTTATCGCTGCTAGGAGCATAAGAATAGCCATGCCTATCTACTAGTGTAGAAAAGGTTTCTGGTTGCGGTTCGCCGCAACCTGCATGGGACAGTAGCTTACGAGGTCGGAGTGTCGGTCTGAAAAACCGAAGGATGGTGGATCGTTACCACTCTGTCCCACCAGAGAAGTCTGCAACGCTTGTTAGTTAGTATCACGTGCTACGGCTATAAAAGTTAAACAGGATTTTTAATGACGCAGATAAGCCACTTCTCACCGTTTGCCTGTGTAGCTCAATTGGCTGGAGCCACCGGTTCATACCCGGTAGGTTGTTGGTTCGAACCCAACCGCAGGCACCACTATTTTTAGAAAAGGAGAAACAAAATGAGTCATATTAGAGCAGAAATTATTTTAGACAAAACTACTGATGTAGCAGAATTTGTTCGTTTAGTGAATAAAGAAGCAGACCACTTTATTATTGAGAATGAAGATTGCTCTTTGAGCGTAGATGCTAAATCTTATCTTGGCGTATTTTACGCATCTGCTGATTTTAAGAGTCCTCTTTATTTGGTAAATAAGGATAATGATGGACAGTTTCCTATGTTTGTTGATGCTTATCGTTGCATGAACAATAATCTATAATTGCTATAAGAAGAAAGAGTTTTTAGTGACGAGCAGTCGTCGCACGAAAAGACCTAACTTCTTTCATTGGGGATTCGCCAAGTGGTAAGGCACGGGACTTCGTAGAATAGTTTAAAAGTAAAACGTCTCTCCCTAGAGGAGTGCCTTTACTGGATAAAAAGATATCAGTGCAAGACTGGTTTCTACGACCATGACTCCCGCATTCGCAGGTTCAAGTCCTGCATCCCCAGCCATTTTTAAGACACATACAGCAAATCTTACGCATGCTAAGTGCGAGTAGCTCAATTGGATAGAGCGTCAGACTTATAATCTGAAGGTCGTTGGTTCGAGTCCAACCTTAAAAAATGTGTCTAGTATTTTTGTTTTTAATAAGGAGAAGAATATGGAGAAAATTAGAGTTCGAATTCCTGAAAATGCTTCTAAAGAAGTAGAATTTTTATTTCACAAATATAATTCTTTAATGTCTATTATTTCTTATTTACAAGAAAATGGGAAAATTACTGAAGAACAATTTGATAAAAAACTTGATGAATTGACTTATCTTTGTATTGATTTGGAAAGGAAAAAGCATCAATATGGCTCTCAGTATAAACCTGAAAATATTAAAGATGCTTATAATTACACCTTTGATTTCGATGAAAGTCAAATTGTATATGAGGAAGTAAATGATTAAATTTAATCGCTCTTATAATGAATTTATTAGTTCTTTTTATAAAGAAGGAATTCATTCTTGCCGCAATATTACTTTTCAAATTACAGACGATTGTTGTTTAAATTGTTCTTATTGTTATCAAATTCATAAAGGTCACAAAAGAATGACAAAAGAAACAGCTAAAAAAGCAGTTGATTTGTTATTTAAAATGTATGAAGATGATAAACCTGATGCATTTATTAATAAATCTACACACGGTTTAGTTTTAGATTTCATTGGCGGCGAACCTTTAATGAATGTTCCTATTATGGATTTTGTTATTGAATATTTTATTGATAAATGCATGGAAACAAATCATGAATGGCTTTTAAATTTTAGGGCAAGTATAGCTACTAATGGTATTTTATATTTTGAAAAAGAAGTTCAAGATTTTCTTAAAAAATATAAAAATTTTATTAGTTTAACAGTTAGTATTGATGGCCCAAAAGAAATTCATGATGCTTGTCGAGTTGACTATGATGGTAATGGTAGTTTTGAACGAGCCAATGCCGCTCTTCAACATTACAAAACAAATTATGACCCAAATATGAGTCAAAATACAAAAGTTACTATTGCTCCAGAAAATTTAGAAAATTTTAATGTTATTGTAGATTATTTTTCTGAAAGTAATATTGATGTAATTTTTGCCAATCCAATTTATGAAGCGAATTGGACTGTTGAACATGCTAAAATTTATTATAAAGAACTAAAAAAATTAGCAGATAAAATGTTAAACAATAGCAATATTTATTGCTCAAGATTTAGTGAATTAGCATATCGACCTCATTATACTACTGAAAATAGTAATTGGTGCGGTGGTACTGGACATATGTTGGCTTTTGATCCAGATGGTAATGCTTATCCTTGTCTTCGTTATATGGAAAGCTCTTTAGGAGGCTCTCAACCCCCTCTTATTGTTGGTAATGTAGATGAAGGTATTTATAATACCGACGAATCTTTAAAACTTCAAAAAGAATTAACCAATATAACTCGCCGTTCTCAATCTACAGATGAATGTTTTCATTGCCCAATCGCAGCTGGATGTGCATGGTGTTCTGCTTGGAATTATCAAGAAAATGGCTCAGTAAATAAACGTAGCACAAATATTTGTTGGATGCATCGTGCAGAAGCTATAGTTAACGTTTATTATTGGAATATGAAATATATAAAAGAAGGAAGAGAAAAAAGATTTCCTTTTTATTTAGAGCAAAAATATGCTTTAGAAATTATAGATGAAGATGAATATAATCATTTATTAGCTTTATCTTTTTGTATGGAGTGATATAAATGGCTTTATCGACTGGAGAAAAAATTACTGCCTCTGATTATATTAATTTAAAAAATAGAGTCAAAGAGGAAATGAAAAGAAGAAAATATATTGGAAGTTTAACTGCTTATGCTGGAAGCTCTTATGATTATACTATCGTTCCTGCTTCAGGAGTTTCTATCGCAGCCGAGCATCAAGCCAAAATTGTTACTCCAATGCGAGCAGTTAATGGAACTACAGTAGGAACTACAGCGGCGAGCAGAGGCAACGCCGCTGTTTCTATATCTAATTTAGATACAATACTTACTAAATTTGAATCCAAAGCCTTAACTCCTGGTTCTACTGATTGTGCTTCTTCTTGTAGTGGTTTATGCCATACTGAATGTGGTAATACTTGTAAAGGATGCTCTGGAACTTGCGAAGGCTCTTGTAAAGATACGTGTACTGGTTCTTGTACAGGTGATTGTACAGGTGATTGCTCTGGTACTTGCACTGGTTGCAGTGGTTCTTGTAGTGGTGGTTGTACCAGTTGTAGTGGAACTTGCAGTGGTGGATGTTCAGGTAGTTGTTCTGGCGGTTGTTCTAGCTGCAGCGGCTCTTGTAGTGGTGGTTGTACAAATGATTGTACTTCTTGTAAAGGTTGCAGCGGAACTTGTAGTGGAGGATGTAAAGGCGGATGTGATGGATGTACTGGCTGTTCTAATGCCTGTTTTACAAATTGTTATTCCACTTGCTATGGAAAAGCAATTACTACTTAATAAATAATTAAGGAGGTTTGTTTATATGGATATTTCTCATGTCTAGATACAAAATTCTATTTTTTTAAGAAAAGATTTAAATAAAGAGGATATAGAAAAATATTTAAAATCTGAAAGGGCAAAAGGTTCAGTAGAAAAATATCCTTTTAAAATCTTTTTTAACTTATTTCGTTCTGATGAAGCAGATAAGATTGAAGATAATTATAATTACGCTTTAAAAAATATTAAAGTTTTTTTAGATTGTTGCGATAACGCGGAAGAATATAGCGAAGAAGATATTAATCTTTTTTCCTTATATTTTAGTATAAAAAATAATTAGATAAGTCTTGAAAATTCTAAAAAATATTTAAAATTTATAGATGATAAATTAATTAAATATAAAACTGATAAAGAAATTTCTTTGTGGTTTCAAGAAGAAATAGAGCTTAATAGAATAAATTTATATTCCATTGATATAGAAAAGTATTTAGATGGCACTATTACACGGCTTTTAGAAG